GAGATAATATGCAATTTCAATTCACACCACAAGCAGACAATTTGATGACGTCAAATATCACTTATGCTTTAAGCAGAGCAGGTATAGAACTTTTACATGGAAGACAAGATATATTCAACCCCGATGTTTTAGAAGAGGTGTTTGGAGACGGTGATATGCACTGCTTTGAACCAGAACGAGGTTATTACGATCCTGAGTTTTATTTCAAAGGACCGGGTGGAACTCTCTTAGGCATCTCATGGAGGTTCGGTCATGTTAGACTTAGAGGTAGCATGCGATCACTTGACGATCAGTTTATACCGGCATCAGATATCTGTGATTCTTTTGTAAGAGAACTAGTAGAACACATCAACAACTTTCAATCAATCAAGGAGTAAATCATGATGAAACTATACACACAACAAGAAGTAAAAGCAAGAGCAGCAAGAATATTGTCAATGCCAGCAGGTATTCGTTTAGGAACAATCAATGAGTTTAGAGACATGGCAACAGGCGATACAGCATATGGGATACGTGAAGAATATTACCCAGACAAGCCTAATCAATTCTTCAAAGATGTATTAAGCATCATTGATAAAAGTAACGGAGGTGAGTAATGATCGATCCAAATCTATGTTTCTCAGCGACTAATGAAATAATGAATATTGCCAAGTCAATAGTCATGACTTTCAAGCCGGGTTCAGACTATGTAACTGAATCAGATCTTTATAAATATATTGCTGATGAAATGAGTAAGATTGAAAATAGTTGTAGTTCTGACGTAAGAGAAGGCTACACACGACATATTCTAGGCAAGTTTCCAATCTGGATATCAGATGAAGCTTATAAGCGGATACGTCTGACAGAAGTTAAGTCAACACTTTCGAAGCTTAGAGGTGCTGCCAAGTCACACGTGCAAAATATCACATAACCTATTATAATATAAACACATACCAACCAACTAATAAGGAGTTTATTATGTTAAAATATTTCAAGACACTTAAACAGGCACAAAAATATGCAGACAATAATTGCGGATCTAAAGAATTGATGGTCATCATTGATAGAGAAGCAAAAGAATATGGCGACGACTGTTATTGCGTCGTTGACCAAGCAGGCATCAATCACCTAGACCAAATGAATTGGGACTATAGGGTGTTTGAAGTCTGGAATTAAAACTCCGTGGTTGGTGTTTACAGACGGCTAGAAGGTCGTCGGAGAGAGAGCTGGTTACTCTCGGGTATGGGTGGGCAAAAAACATCAACACGTGCAAAAACTGCGGAAGCATATTATAATATAACTATATTCAACCAATAAGGAGTTAACATGAAGTTTCCAACAGGAACACCAAAAGAAGTAATTGAAGGATGTGCTAAGGTCAGTGCAGAAAACGTTCGCAAACTTAAAGAAAAGCTAAAGTTTCCAGATGTCAGATCATGCGAAGTATGGCTAGAATATGAGGACGGTTCTGAATATACAGTTGATACATTTCTTAATATGGACCTGGATATCGAGGAACAAATACGTGAAACATTTGAAGCACCAAATCTAGAAGTAGAAGAAGGTTCAAAGTTAGTCAACTTCAAGTGGAAAGAACTTGGAATATAAACCCGTGCAAAAAACAAACCAACCTATTATAATATAACTATACCAACCAAATCAAGGAGTTATTATGTACCCAAAAGCTAAATACATTAACATTTTCGAATCTAAGTTTGTGAGACCAAATGCCACCGGACATGCTGGCGCGACATATGTAACAAACAGTGATAAGATGGTCACCATTCGTCTCGATGCAATTATATCCATACACACAGAGAGGATCGAATATTCACATCATCGTTATTGCACAGTCACAATGTCAAACGGTTTTAGATATAAAATCACAGAGGAAACAGCAGAAGAGATTCGCCTCTGCTTGAATATCGATTCTATCCATGAAAAAAGAGGAGAAGAATAATGAAAAACTTTATAATAGTCATTACATACAAAGACGGCACCGTCAGAAGACAGCCGTTATTCGGAACCATTCAACAAGCATCAGCAGCAATTCAAGCCTATGCACTAGTATCCACAATTGACAACGTTTTCTTGCAATTCAAATAGGAGAAATCATGTTAATCAAAGTAGTTACATTAGCAAGACATAGACATAACCAACGAGGTGGTAAATGGGAAAGTATACAGTAGACGACAATAGGTCAATGCAGCTTAACGACAACAACGACCGTTACTGGTCATCCAGAGGTATAGACATAGATGATTTCATCTATGACGACGACACAAATAATCTTTCAAAAGGAAATAAAATCATGTTCATCGAAATAAATAACAAGCTTATCAATCTAGCACATGTTCACTCAATTAGTACAGAGGTGAATAAAGTCGACGTCAAAAGACACGCAATTGAATGGGATCGCAACTGGCCTAGACGCACTCAACATCTAGCCGAGATAATTCCGGAATTTACTATCACATTTACTTCCGAACGTTGGGAAGAAAAAGTAATGATTAGTGCTAAAGTCCACGATCCGGATCGTATAGGTGATACTTACTATCCAAATAGGGGCAACAGCTATTGTAATGTCAATTATAGCTGCTATATTCCAGATGTGGATCTGCGTTCAGAGACTAAACTCTCCTATGCAACGATTGTATGCGGAGGCGAGGACTTCGATCAGCAAGCAATTAAAAAAGAGATTGAAGCGTCAAGTCATGGGCTGACACACGCGTATATCAGATCACTTTGTAGACAACACAATCCAGAATCACAATAAAGGAGAAATCATGAAACCAACTAATCAACCACAAGTTAAGTTAAAAGGAATAGAGTATCTATTGCTAGCCATTCAATCAGATCCGGGTAAGTCTCAACGACATTATCTGCGTAGGCTTTATCAATATAATCATGGTGTGCCATCATACAATAATGGAGGCACTAATAACGGATACTTTACCAGTCAAAGTTATCGTGGCGTTTTATGGTACGACGACTCAAACGATCCAGTATCTGCTAAGTATGAGTGTTACAAATCTGTTAATAGTGTTTTTATGTGCTGGGGTCCTGCGTCTAACTATGCGTATCGATCAAAGTGTTCAGCTATGAAACTGACGCTATCTGGTCATGAACGTGCTAATAAAGTCAGAGAAAAGCTAGGTCTTGATCCTATCGATTTATTGAATGGAGCTCCAGCGCATGCAAATTGGGTTTAACTACTGTATAATATAAGTGTATATAACCAAGGAACTAACATGACCATATTCGAAAATCCAGACTTTTATTATAATGACTTAACACATTTAATAACTAATGAAATCATTACGTCTATTGAAAAGGGAATATCAGGCGTAGAAGGATATGCGCGATGGAAATATCCTGTCTTCATTGATGCTGAGGACGATCTTATAGATTGGAGCTTTGATGTTCAATACGTTGACGACGTTCCTGGTAGAACGTTCGATGTTTGGGCATCTGCAGGTTTCAATGAGGACTACATTCCTGGGGTCACGTTTACAATTGTACTACCAAGAGGAACAGCACTAAAAGATGCTGACATAGATTATCCTGAACTATTCGGTTCAGTTGCACATGAGTTGCATCACATTGCTCAGAAGAATGAAGGCATATGTGAATATGAAGGGGAGGCATATAACGATCAAGTGAGGTACTACCTCAACCCGACAGAGATACCAGCATTTCATATTGGATTTAGAGCGCAGTGTGCTCTGTCGGGTGCGGACATGGAAACAGAAATGAGATCTTACTTATCTCTTCAGAATATCAACAAAGAAGAAACTAAACTTATCATTGAGTCTTGGATGAATCCGAGTTTCGAAATAGCTGAGTTGAACTTACTAGTTTGAACTCGTGTAAATAATAAAACCGAACTGTATAATAAAAGTGTAACCAATAAGGAGAATGATAATGATATATCGAAAACTATTCAACTGGATCGACGGTGATGATGCTTGTGAAGTTACATCAATTACGCTCTATTCAGCACATGATACCGGTCATGACGAAGAAAAAGACTTTATAATCCGTCGACTCAAGAGTCTTCTGGAAACTGGTGTGACAATCCAGAATATTGTACTTTATCTATGTCCCAAAGATGATCGTCCAAGATATTATCAGCAATTACCCGACAACTATTTGAATGATATCGATTCGCTCTCTAAAGCTATTGACAATCTTTACAGCGATGGACTAGAACTAGCTGAGGCTATCGAAACGATGACCATCAATGTTAGCATAAAAGAAAATGGACACTAACACGTGCAAATAATAAAACCAATCTGTATAATATAAGTGTAACCAACCAAGGAGCAATCATGATACCACTAACACAAATAACATGGGCGTATATCTCAAGACATGGCGATGAAAGACGTGGACGAAAGACAAAGACCATTTATCTTAATGCTAGTCACATCTTTAAACTAGAAGAGGAAGAACACGGTACTCGTATATGCTACTCGACAAATGGCAATTGTACAGTAGAAGAGTCACCAGCACAAATATCATCATTAATGTTACGAGTACATCAGACTCGTAGTGCAGCAACAAACTATTAGGACTTAGTCATGAAAAAGAATGAAGAAATCATAACAACAATTAAAGCAGCCAGAGGAATAGAGCGAGAAGAACACTTCAAGAACGGAGGATCATTAGTCTCTTGGAGAGGTGGAACTCGAACAGTCCAGCGGAACAAAAAAACCTACAGCCGAAAAGGGAAATCAAAATGGAAACAGTAAAAACAATCATCGAAGCATACGGCATATGCCAGATATGTGAACATAAATATGACGGGTATACTATACACTACACTGTAGAGATATCAGGTGTACAGATATATCTTTGTTCTAGTCTTGAAAATTGTTATACATGTGCTAACAGTATCAATAGTAGTAATCCCATATCAAGAACAGTAGATGCATTTCGATATCAACAACAAGAAGGAGTAGCATAGTGTATTATCAAATATGGAACAAGAAAACAGAAGAGGTCGAGTGCACATGTCCTGACTACAATTCAGCATTGCGGTTTATCGAAATGATTGGAGATTCAGATCTAACAATCAAAATGATTCCGAAAGAAGATCACCCACTCAGGAGAGGACGATGACATTCCAAGTAGGTGATCTGGTCGAGCAGAAATCGAATGGAACAAAGTGGCTAGTTACAAAAACACAACTCAGTGCATACTCCCCTCAGGGCTATTGTATCACGATTCAAAGATCGACTTTTCTTAAGACCGGTCATGGTGGATCAAGGACTGACTATCCAATATATTATGACCTGTTTTCTCGTGCAAGTGCGTGCAAATAATAAAACCAAACTGTATAATATAAACACACACCAACTAAAAGGAAATAACATGACACAATCACAATTTAGAGAAATCCTTAGAAGAGTTCAGAGCCTTCACACCGATTTTGAAGAAGGTATATCAGACGAAGCAGCATATGATATGGCACTCTTTATTCTCGATGATAACCCGGGTCTGAAAGAATATATCAATAACAATTGCGGTGCCTCCGATGCAGTCGGCTGGCTCATGTGTGAAATGTAGGAAGATAACATGACTAGACTATATAAAAACTGGACAGTACACAACCTAGTATCACACCCACTATCAGAGATCGCGTATCTGCTAGGTTTCTCAGAAGAAACATACAACTGGATACATGACGTCTCAATACCCAAACATAAACCCGGAACAGGGAGAGGATAAAACTATGAATACAGAATCATTATATAATTTCATCATGCTTTGTCTTAAAGATGATGATGGAATATCAGAGGAAGCTTATAGTGCTATAATAGAATATCTCTTATCACAAAATGAACAAGCAATTGTAATCGAAATAAATAGTAAGTGCAAGTCAGCAAATGGGCGGAGGTATATACCTGATGATACTCCAACTGATTTATTTGAAGATACTCGAGCACGACTAAACAAATTAAACATTAGATAGACATGTACGTGCAAAACACAAAACCACTTTGTATAATATAAATGTATCTAACCAATAAGGAGTTATTATGTTAAACATCCAACCAGAAAAAATACTATACACAGGACCAGAAGGCTGCAGCTATCATGCATGGAACTACGAAATAAAGCCTAATCTTGTAGGGTCAATCGACGAACACTCTGATACTCTAGATATTACAAGGAAGCTCGACGAACATTTGTTGTATAGAAGAGATGACGTAGAATCTTTAAAACAATACATCCATGTCATAGTTGAACTATCAAAAATACATGGATTTACTCACATTGTTGACGAGGAAATGGGAATACTAATCGATGAACCTAAGCCACTCATCGAAGTAGTCAACGAGAGCTTAAAAGGTTGGCCGACAGGAGCTCAACTAAGAGTGCTCCAAGGTTTAGATATATCACATTTAGCGTAACACGTGCAAATAATAAAACCAACTTGTATAATATAAACATACCAACCAAAGGAAAATACTATGCAACAAATACCACCCAGACTTAAAAGAACACTAGACGCAGACTACGGCACTGACGGATGGACTTTTCTAGGTTATGATGAAAACTTATACATCGAAATAAGGTTTCATTTATCAGGAGCTGTCATATCATTCAACCGAGACCACTGGTTATAAGGAGCACATAACGTGTAAATAATAAAACCAAACTGTATAATATAAACACACCACAACTTACGGAGATAACATGGAAAATATAATCAAACTATTAAAACAACTAGACGACGGTGGAATCAAAGACGGATTCAAATCAGGACACTATGATTTAGAAGGATGTGTCATTGAACTACTCGATCAATTGTATATGCGCGGATGTGATGATGAAAGTTGTCTACAAAAAGATGCAATCATGACTTACCTTCACACTTAGGGAGAAAACATGGAAAAAACATTCTTATTTACAGTCACTTTACAAGGATCAGGTGACACACCCGAGGAGGCTTGGGCTGATGCAGTCGAAGCATTCATCGAAGATCCAGGTGAACCACATGTAATCGAAGAAGTCGAAGAGGAGTAACATGCTAAAGAAGTCAGACATTCCTAACCTGCCCGGGAAGACAGTTATTATAACACACACTAACAAGACATATGAAATAATCTCAGCAAGTGTAGTTAGATGGGCAGGTCTCGTCGCAGTCCTAAGAGACGCGGAAGGAGAAGAACGAAAAATAGCAATACACACCTCAGTCTGGGACCCACAACGCAATGCGTATATACTATAGTCTCAAAAATCAAAAGCGTGTAAATTGCTAAAACAACTCGTATAATATAAACACCTAATAAATAAAAGGAAAACCACTATGACAGAATCATATACACAACAAGAAGTAGAAGAACGAGCTAAACGCATCTTAAGCCAGTCAGGAGGACTAAGACGAGGAACTATCAATGAGTTTCGTAATATGGCAAGCGGTGGAACTGAATACGGTATACGTGAGACTTATTACCCTGGAAAACCAAATCAGTTCTTTAGCGATGTCTTAGCTATTATTGAAGAATCAGAAGAAGGATAAACACATGAAAACAAAACATACAAAACGAGACGTCGAACAACTCGGCCTTCAGATACTCGGCATGCCCGCATATGAACGTATGAATATTCTAACAGAAATGGCTGAGTACGCATCAACGCAAGATCATCCACTTAGAGACGAGTTCTATCCCCATAAGACACCCAAGTATTTCAGAGCTGTGATCTCTTATGTCTTTCAGAACGGTGCCTTGAGTTAATCCCTATACTCCCAGAAGAGTAGGGCACGAGACGTCTTGCGCCCCGTGCACGCGATGTAGATTTCTCTTCGTTCGGCAGTGGCCAAAGAGCCACTGCCCTGGGCTCATGGAGCAGCCCTAGTACTCTGTCGTGTATAGCCTAAAAAACCTTTACAGTTCATTCCGGAAAAGATAGCTCGCGCCCCGCGCGTGTAGAATGGACTTAGGGCGCGAGATAACTTGCGCTCGAGAACATGTTTTTTTGAAGACAACACAGCTTTTTCATTGACAGACAGTACTTGACTGTACTCCCGCCGGACCCAGAGTCAATCCCAGACACCCCGTCATCACCCGGCAGCCCTTTTGGACAAGACGGCTCGCGCCCCGAGCGAGCGCGCGCACGTGGACACATCCCCACGCGTCACAGACAGCAACAAAGTGAACAAAGTGCGCGCCCTGGAGTCAACTTTTCGTGTAAATCCCATCACTACACTGTATAATAAGATCATAACAAAAAACCCAAGGAAACATCATGTCACTCGATCATCTTATCCCACAAGACGTATTCATAGACGGACTAGTCAATGGAGTCGCAATCCCGGCTCAGTCGTCCACTGAGCTCTACACTTTCGGCACGCGTCTTATTGACTTCGTAAATAATGCAAACAACGAGTACTGGGCAGGTTGGCACCCTTCGAAGACCGATCAGCTGATCATTGATCGCAACAACATACACATGATCGACATCGCCTTGGAAGCAGGCAAACTCATTTTCCTTATGCCCAGTAACGGCGCGGCACAGGATTTGCCAAAAGAGTTTGGACATGGCGCAGTCGGTGTTATTCTCTTCTGCATGCTTGAGAACGAGCAGATCAAAGAGACAACAGCTCCAAAGGCAGTCGAAGAGCCAAAGCCGAAGCGGCCGGCTCCCAATTTTGATATGCTGTAATGCACTCCCCTCTCCACAATTGTCACAAAAAACCGAGGCATGCGCAAAACACGTGCATAACCTCTTGGGCTCCTGTATAATATAGGGGCAACCAACCAAGGAGTTATTATGAGTGTTTTACGTAAAGTCAAAGGTCAAGAGCTGAAGCTGGGAATATATTGGGAGCATGAAATATATTTCGCTCCTATCAAGGATAAGAACACCGGTAAGACTATTATGATACCGATGAAAAAGAAGATAGGTCCGTTTTATAACCATGTGTTTGTATGGACTGGCAGCTTCTGGTGTCCCAAGACCCGTTTTGAAAGATGGAGTGGAACACCAAAACTACAACAAATCAATCAACGTTATGCTGATAGACCTACTCATTTTGTGGACCACATATTCGGTACCGATGAGGACGGCAACTCTAAGTTTGCTTAGAATTCATGCATATTTCAAAACCACTTATTATAATATAAACACCACCAACCAATGGAGAATATTATGTCACAACATAAAACAAAATCAAATCAAGAGTTTTCAATCGAAAGACCTATCAAAAAATCTCGTAAGGCACACAAATGCTGTTCATGTCAAAAAACAATACCCGCTAAGTCAAGCTATGTTCGAACAGTCGGTGTATCTGAATCCTATCGACATTATGGTAACGACTTTTTTAGCAACGCATGGCATCAAGAATGTCTAGAAGACCATCAAGGATATATCCGCGATCGTTTAAGACGACAAGGATAGCAATATCCCGTGCAAATTTACAGATGCATCCGTATAATATAAACACCTACCAACCAATAAGGAAATATAACATGTTCAAAGTTTACGTTACATTTAAGACTGGAGATCGTCACCTCGACACCGATTGGTGCGATGAGAAGAAGCTGATGCAATCCTTATATCGTCTTATTCATGGACCGGTCGCTCGGTTAAACATTATCAAGGAAATACGCGTTGTCGATCAAGATGACTATACTATATTCCTCAGTCAGGAAGGCAAACAAATCTTTCCTGCTATATTAACGCAACCGCAGGATAACAATCACATCATTCAAAACTAAAATCCTTCGTATCATTCAGTTCTCACTTAGAGCGTTCGGTCAAGAGAATAGCAGAATAGTTATCAAGGTTCTAGAAGCACTAGAACGCGAACACATCAAAGAGGAAGAGAAGTGGTTGCGTATCAATGGCCACAACTGGAAAATCAGCAGGTGACAACTCACGTGCAAAACATAAAACCAATCTGTATAATATAAACACACCAACCAAAGGAGAATACATGCGATCATCAATCATCATTACAGTTCTAGTTAAGAATATAGTTTGGGACACAGATAGTCAAGAGGATATTATTGAAAATAACCTCCCAGAAGAAGTACCTGTCCAAGTCGATCTAGCTTCAATACATAGTTTTGATTGTATCAATAAACAAATATGCAATCACCTTTCAGACGAATATGGATGGTTGATCTCTGACTATGATTTAGAAGGTTATTCAAAATAAATCAAAACACGTGCAAAATCAATTAGAGTTCTGTATAATATAAACACATACCAACCAATAAGGAAACATTATGAAAAACCAATCACCAACACAACCTTTTTTCGATCTCATTGAAAAAGAGTTAAAAGAATATGAACAAAAAATCGCACAAAAAAATGGACATCAATCTAAAACGCGTGCAAAATCAAAATAACCACTGTATAATATAAACACCTAACCAATAATAAACAACCAATAAGGAGTCAATATGACTATTTCAAATAAAACAACCCTTCAAGAGCTTATCAAACTCGGTCTATTTTCAGAAGCTGATATCGAAAAGTTCAATAAAAAACTTCAAAGAGCAGCTGATAGCCAAGCTCGTAAAGCCTTAGTAGATGGCACCATGTCAGCTATCAAAGCTCTAGTTCAATCAGAAGTCCATAATGGAAATAAGTATTGGTCTGTTAAAACAGCAGCTCATAGCCTTGGTTTCATGAGTTATATCCAAGCTGATAGAGGGATCGTTCTCAAAGCTCTTACAAAGTTAACTGAGGAAGGGTATTTAACTAAGATTGGTCTTAAAACCGTCGAAGGTAAGCTAACAGAGTTAACGCCTAAACAAGTTAACGCATTCCAAATCCGTTATGTAGTTACCCCCGTTGAAGCTGAAGGCGCTATCGTTCCAGTGGCCAAGTAAGGCCCTGGAGGTGGGAGGACTTTAACCGGTCCCCCACTGCCCTCACTTTTATTTTCGTGCAAAATCAATATCATAGTTGTATAATATAAACACATCAACCAAAGGATATATTATGAAATACTTTTCAATCGACTATCGTTCACCCCCTTCTGGAATGGGACAAATCATTGACACCAAAAAACCTGAGAAGGTTGGAGATCAATATAACTTCATTCTTATTGACTACGGTACTGATCCTCATGAAGATCCCAGCTATGTCATGACAAAATACTTCTATTCAGAACAAGCAGCAGAAGAAGGATGGGCAGGAGCAGTTCTTCCCCAAATATTTCAATTCCTTCGAGACTCCAAAGTTACACATGTCCATGACAGTGAGCTATCATATGAAGAGGAAGGGGCAGACGAGGATGGGTATTTCCTATTAGATCGCTGGATCGAAATTATGAATTCATATTTATAGGAGACAAAAATGGATGTCAGTGCACTTACGCTCAAAGAGTTGGTAGACCTAGGTCTGATATCTCAGGAGATGATCATACGAATTCAAACCCGTGCTGATCGTCAACTTGAGAGGATGGCACAAAACCATAAGTTGAGCAATTACATAAAACGAAAAAAATAAACTTTTTTTGAAGTTGGTCATTTTTTGACCGGTTTCCAATACGGAGCTCAAAATAATATGGTATAATATATCTATACCAACCAACAAGGAGTTTATTTATGAATATCAACATTAATGAATATATCAAACTAGTTCACCATATCGCTCACAAATACCGATGGGCAGGAGCCGCTCATGAGGACTTGGTCAGTGCTGGGATAGAGGGACTAGTTGAGGCTAAGGAGAGATTTGACCCTGAAATGGGGAACAAATACATTACTTATGCACATTGGTGGGTCCGAGCTTATATCCAAAAAGCTGTCAATTCTCACATCAAAAATAATCATAAATCATTGAATCAAGAGGATAGCCTAGGGCGTCAGGGAATAGATAAGGTTGCTGCTGAATATGAAGCTGATACCGAATCATTGATGGCACCTTATATTGAAAGACTCTTAGCTGTATTAGCTCTATCTGAGCGTGTTATTATTTCAAAAAGATTTGATTTAAAAGGTCCGATACCCACCAAAAGAGAAGAGGTCCTTGAGGAAGCCCGATCTGAGCTATCAGCATTGAAGGTATAAAACCCCGATGGTTAGCTAAAAAAAGATAAATAAATACGTGTAAAACTCAATATTTAGAAGTATAATATAACCATATAATAAAACAACCCAACAAATCCAAATCAACATACCAAGGAAACAAATATGACAAATTTTTTAGAAGGAAGCAAGACTGTTAGACCCGAGACACCTATCATTGACAGTGTAGCAGAATTTACGCCTGATGCACTTAATCAAGACGGTATTTGGGCACATGCTTTCGATGAGTCAAACGACATTGAGATACCAGCGTACTTAGACAATCCTATCAAAACAGGACTAAGTTATATGGACTACATTCTTGGTGACGCAGGGTTCTATCCAACACAGTGTACCATCTTAACAGGTGACCCTGGATGTGGAAAGACTACTATGGCTCTCGAGATGGCATCTGCTATGCGTGGGCTCGGCTCTAATGTCGCATTTGCTTCCTGTGAGATGCGAAGAGAGATGGTCGCTAAATTTCAAAAGCGGCTCAAAGCAGAACATCCGATCAAAGTCATTACAGACAAGATCGTGCGAACTGCTAGAGGTTCTACCCGTGTTCCCTTTGCATCTCACGTTCCAACTCTCATTGAGACATGCGAGCGAATCCGTGCGCAAGATCCTGATAAGCCGTTCGTCCTCATTATTGATTCCCTTCAGGAGTTAGATGATGGACACTTCGGGACCGGGCGCAAGACATCGAAGACAGCATATCGTGCGCTGGACCGACTCAACAGTTACTGCAAGCAGACAGAATGTACTTTGATAGTCATTGGTCAGGTAACAAAGTCGGGTCAAATGGCCGGTAGCAATGATATCAAGCATCTCATCGATGCACATCTTCATCTATCAGTAGAACAAAAGGATGAAGAGATGCGAGGTGCTAGAATACTCCAAGCAACAAAGAATAGGTTTGCTGGATGCGGTCAGCTGGTGTTCCTCCAGATGAAGTCCGAAGGATTGCAGGAAATCGCACGTCTCAAGGAGAGCTCTTTATAAGTTATTAGATGTGTGTCGTTCATTGGTTGGTTACCTTTATGGGCGGTAGGTAAGAACGACACAAACTCCGATGGTTGGACCTACCGCCCACTTTTTTAGCACCAATAGCTCAAATGGAAAGAGCATCCGCCTTCTAAGCGGACGGTTGCAGGTTCGAGTCCTGCTTGGTGTACAGACTTAAACATACGAATCGATTCTGGGTTCGGGTGCTATGGTAGGATCGGTTCGTTCCTTGGTTGACCATAGCACCCTTTTTTTTGCGTGTAACTCTCGTGATAACAAAGTATAATAACAACACATCCAACGGAGGCTCTATGAAAAGAGGTACACATGTAACAATCACACAACACGAAACTGAAAGTGTGGTGGGTCAACAAGGTATTATAACAGCTGCACATTGTGTGACAGGATCTGTGAGATATCATGTCAAAACTGAAACAGCTACATATTATTGTTCAGTCACTCAGCTCAAATTAAGTAACGCAATTGCGTGCAAATAAACATTAAACCACGTATAATAGATACACACCCAAACAATCAAGGAAATATTATGACCCATACAAAACAACAAGTTCTTGACCTTCTTCAAGACCCTGACTATGTCGGAGCAGCAATCATTCTTATCGGACAAAATCAGACTCAGGATGAATTGAGAACCAAGCATACCCATAATCTTAATGGAGAAGGATTCTCAGCCGCATATGCAAAGGTTGGTACAAGGTTTTATGAGTTTGTTACAGGTATTCAAACCTCAACTGGTAAGAAGAAGTGGCAATCCCGATCCCTCGCTCACCCAAAAGCTGATCAGATATTTCGTCGTTATATCAACAATCGTGGCTGTAACAATGCTATTGACTATGCTCGTGATATTGCAGCTCTCCATTGGAAACAACTAGGTGCTATGTTTGAAGTTGGTTTTACTGTTCCATCATATGACGTTCAAGTTGGAGAACCTGAAGCTGCACCAGCTAAACAAGAACCAGCACGTATATTGTTGGCTTGCCAGTTTATCAAAGTCAGTGGTAAGGCCGTCCAAGTCAAGATGAATGGGAATGGCAAAAAGATTTGGTTACCAAAGTCTCAAGTCCAATCAACAGAAGATGGATTGAGTATACCAACATGGTTGGCTTCCAACAAAGGACTCCTGTAAGGGGTCCAACTTCATCTTTCATTTTCGTGCAAAACTCTAATCTAACCCGTATAATATAAACACATAATCCAATAACAACAACCAAGGAGAATATTATGTCATTCAATCAAAAAACCCTTCAAGAGCTTGTAGATTCAGGCGTCATTACAGCAGCTGATGTTGCTAAGTTTGAAAAACGTCTAGCTCGTTTAGATAAGAAAGCAGCTAAGGAAGCTAGAGCAGCTGAAGTCCTTACCAAAGTTGGAGATGCTTTTCATGAGCTGACCAAGGAAGGTAATCCAACAAAGCATCGTGCAATTTGGGAAAAAGTTGGTCGTGAAGCTCATAGCCGTGACGAAGTCCTAGATGCTCTTAGAACTCTACGAGATAACGGAGAAGCCCGTACCTATAAGCTTAGTAACAATAACTTTCAAATCTTTTGGGCTCAACCTCTACCTGTTGTAGAAGAAGCTGATGAAGATGCAGATGCAGAAGCTCTTGCTGTTATCCCTGGTGTTGATGAGGTTTAGGCCTCATCACCTAGCGTGTAAACATCGAAGTTCAGTTGTATAATATAAACATCAAGGAGATAACATGACAATAACACTTAAATCACTTTTCACTGCCTTCATCTCTCTGGTTATGCCAGGAGTGGGCCAACTCTTCTATGGAGAACTAGGTTGGGCACTATTTTGGTTTGTAACAGCAATCATCACAGGTGGACTTACAATATGGCCATCAGCAATTCACTGTCTTTTTTTAGCAAACAAATAGGAGTATCACATGAAACTAACAGATCTATCCGCAGCATTAGCTAATCTAACACCGCTAGAACGTACACAAATCGAAGCAGCAAAGAGTAGCTATATGTTGCATGTTGCTATAGTAACATCTGAATATATTAAGCAAAAGGAAGAGCTGGAAAATTTTGAATTGTTCACCGATCCAGAAGATGCCATATCTCAGCAAACACTAGTACTAATCCGTAAGCAGGTCGCAGAGATGGAGATGAAGGTATCACAACTAGCATGTGAGCTGGAGAATCATTTCAATATATCAGCGTAATACGTGTAAAACGATCGATTGACTAGTATAATATAAACACACCAACCAAAGGAAACAACATGATCACACTACTTATTCTTACAGCATGCGGAAACGAAAACCAAATCATTGACACATCCCCACCCTCAGCTAGTGTCGAAGAAGTGACAGAAGAATGTGCACCGGCAGAACAACCTGTCATCAACCTCACATGTCCGGAAGTGCAGCTAACATGCCCTGAACCGGTTATCAATGTCCAAGTTTCAGCTCCGGATGTACAGGTTGATGTTGCAGCTCCAGATGTCGATGTCACTGTGGAAGGCCCTGATATGTCAGGTATAGAAGCAGCAATTGATGAAATGATTGATGCGTTGAGCAGCAATTCTGGCGGCACTTCAGGAGACAAGGAATGGATATTCTTTGCTAGTGATATAACAGTCGCATCAGGAGATGTTATAACTGCTACAAACACTAGAACCACCGATCTGATCATAACAGAGATAAGACTATCCAATACCATTGAATGCTGGATAGAAGGATCTGCAGGTATTATTGCTTACGTTGGGCACAACACCGGTGCACCAACAAATAGTCAACAAGGCTCAAATCAACTAAGTCTCCCTATACATCAAGGTGAAACACTATATTGCAGCACCCATGAAAGTGGTGCAGGATACGTATTTGTCAACGGTTACTATCAATAACATGCAAATTCTAGATAGGTATAGTATAATAACAATGCATACCAACTAGGAGTTAAACTATGACAACCATCACCTGGAAGAACCGACAAGGTACACACACTGTAACATTCACCCATTCAATCGCACGAGTATTCATAATGAAACTACGAACACTTGGCCTCACCTTTACTCTAACCAAGGAGCTCTAACCATGGGCGCAATCATCTTCTTAATCATCTGCTTTATCATGGTCTGTGACATTGCAAATACCCTAGACAAACAATACAACCCCAACAACAAAAGGAAATAAACATGACTATAAAACAGTTATCTGAATACATTAATAAATATAAGAACAATCCACTTGGTGTCTGTGTCGACGCACTTGAGGATATGATACACCGCTTTGATCATCCTGAAGCTGACGGCTATGTCTCAGCTATAGTTGGTGACGCTGATGTTCTGCTTATGCGTGCCTATGAAGCTCACAATGCAGCAATTGACTCAGAAGTAGCTACTGAGGTTCATCTTGGCAACCCTATTTTGCTAGAAGTTGCAAGGCAATGCCCATGTTGTTAGCATTATACAACATCTTTGTTTTAGTTGTGGGATCAGCAGCAATCATATGTGCTTCACTATGTGCTGTTGCTCTCGTCAACATCTTTGCAGCATCTGCAATCACCTACCGCGATGATAAGCTACTACTTGCATGGTCACTACCATGCACAATGCTTTTTGTTGGGTTACTTATGATAATGTTAGGTTATATATAGAAGACGTTGATCACGGTTGAACTCCGTCCAACTAAATAGGTTAACCTAGGTATAATGAAAGAAGAAGCAACCAACAGCAAAGCTATTGAGGACGCACCACTTCGCGCTGGCGACTTGGTGCTTTGCAAGCTTCGCAATGGATATCAGCGACATGTACTAGTGCTGAGTGTAATACCCTATCAGTTATGGAAGGGAGACACCACTGGCTATAGGTACCGCTACAGAGTACTTTATAGACGAGGCACTATCGGTAAGATGGGATTGCGAAGTCATTGGCTGGTACAGAGAGCTGATGTATGAGTGGAGCTGAAAGCACTTTTTTCGTGGGAGATGTGGTTGAATTACTCTTTGAATACCGCATGCGGAACGACAATGAATATGATCACAGGTCCCTGCAGCGTGGAATCGTCTTATACGTGGACGAAGTATGGGAAGCTTATACAGTAATGTGGACAGACGGAACTGTGAGCCGGAACATGTTCTTGGACGAATGCACAACTCGGTGCATCATTCCAGCGAAAGGAACTTCGCGCTCGAACACAGCACTTCGAACTTTGCGCCCGGGAATGCTGCATAGCGGATCTTTGGGGTGGTGAATTGAGGTACCTCTTACTTAAGTAAGGCAGCAAGCTCCTCACGTGCCTCAGCAAGGTGAGCTTCTCGTTTAGGTTCTACTTCAAAATCAAAATCAAATCTTCTTGCAATAATAACTCTTTCCTTTACGGAGAGAACTGCCAACATACGGTCCACATATGGGCCCATGATATCTTGCATGCTAGGGCCTGAAGTATCGGGGACCTCAGCTAACTTTTCATGCATAGATTTGCCACAACTGTCTTGCGATTCAATGGAGACTAAACCACTTTGCGCGCGAATATGACGGTCAGCTGCTTGTTGTACTTTACCCCGTATCCACCACCAAGCGAAGGTAATAAACTTGTTCCCGGTATCCGGATCGAAACGTTCCTTAGCGATTTGTAAACCCATATATCCCTCTGCGACGAGGTCGTCGTACTCTGCGCCACACCACGCGTATCGCTTCGCCATTTGGTGGATAAGAGGGACTAGATTTGGATATTCTACATTTGACATATTATACTCCTTGGTTGTTTGTATAGATATATTATACCATATTATTTTTAAGTCTGTATCCGGAACCGGTCAAAAAATGACCAACTTAAAAAAAAGTTTAAAAAAGTTTTTTGTACTTGGAGCTCGAATGTGCGAAGCCGATATGCATCTCGCGCTAAGGGCTAGGGCGCCTAGGCCCTGCCCGGGGGCGCTGCGTCGGGGCCCGCGTCTAGCCCACCGGCGCGGCCTGCGCCAGCCCCTGGCCCGCCTAAGGACGTTCACTCTGCTCGAGAATTTTTCAAAAACTTTTAGTACAGCCAGACAACGAAGAGAACGATATATCACGATTATCACACGAAACACACGAAGTAACTCATTTTCTGCACGGAAGAGCAGTGGCTATAGACCAAAATCAAAAAAAATTCTTCGGGAAAATTTCAAAACTTTTTCCTATTTATATTCATGAAGATTACAAGAAGACAACTTAGACAAATCATTGAATCAAGTGTTATCAAGCGAGGCGACGATTACGTCGCTCCCGTTGAAGCCCCACTCACAGATCCGCGAGATTATGATTTTGACCTATCAGATGAAAACAAAGAAAAACTCCATGCATTAGCAGGATCAGATCCGAATTCAGGCGGACCGGCTCAGGCAGACAGCTTAGCTGACACCTTAGATTTCCCTAGTTCAGGTCGTTTCGGTGCAGATACGCTAAGCATGCAAACAAAAATGTATGACATGGGCTTGGATTTAATTAATGATCCGGAAGTCGATCAACTACTAGATCGTGCAATTGAACTCTCTGTTAAAGATAATTATTCAGAACACATAACTGATGATCTCATTTACGTTCTAAATGCAGGTTATAAGTATCCAGAAGGGCCGGGTGGTTTTCAGTTATTTTTAAATGGTGATCCGGATTTTAATGATGAAAATCTGGATACTGAATGGGGAGGGCTAAATACTACAGTTTTTCATCCAGGTCGGCCGGCGATTACCTCTGATCTGATTACCTTTGTCATGAGAAAAATGTACTTCCTAATTGGGATAAAACTCACCGGTATTCAAGATTCAATGCGCAGGGATGGTACCTCAGCTTTAGAATTGGTCGATGACTTCAGCTCCGATAGAAATGTAGAAGAACTTGCTCCGGAATACTTGAAGCAACGTTTTGAAAAGTTTGAGAAAGTCAAAGAATTATTTAAAAAAAGAACATCGAAGGCAAGATATCCTGCGGTTGCTCAGCATGTATACGACAAGTTGATGAAGCCAATGTACGAGATATTCACCTCAGCTCATAAAGCTTATAAGCATGTTGACCCAGAGATAGACATGAGCCAAATCAAAGAGAGTAAGTTAGGAGACAACATGAAGCTAAACAGAAAATCACTGCGCCGACTCATTATGGAAGAAATCGAAATTCTTGCAGAAGCGCCAGAAAACTCGCCCTTTCCTTATCGCGCAAAGGTCATGCTCGGTCTAGTACCTGGTGTGGACGTTTTACCAACTAGTGCAGTTGAAGAGCCATGGAATTCAGATGATGATGAACATCGAGCACTCTATGTCGCGCTACAAGATCTAGGTGACATTGTCATGCCCGGATCACAAAACAGCACAGGTCAAGTTCAACTCAGGCAGGAAAAACTACGAGGTGGTGAGCGCTTACCCTTTCTTATGGATAAGCTTAACATTGCAAAGAGTATCATCATGGATTCTGTCGATCCTTCTACAGAAAGAAAATGGTTTGTTAGAGAGGAAGACGCTCTAGTCCACTTTATTACAGAACTAGGGCGTGTACTAACTAGAGAATCAGGCGGTCCGGACTTTAGCGTACTACAGTAGGTTAATAATGAAACTTACAAGAGTACAATTGCGAAGTCTGATAGACGAGCTCATGAGCTTAGACTACCAATTAACACCCGTTGTAATTGCAAATCGATAATAGTCCTTCACATCGGGTATATAAGCCACATGAACAGGTACACTAAACTTACCTGCCTGCTGTGTCCATCCTACAGCAGTTACTAAATGAAAATAATGTTCCTGATTAGATGGGTCATATATAGTACCATTCACGCCCACACCTAGCTGTAGAGCCTCGTTGATCTCGAAGCCTACCAATACATTAGCACTAGGTGCTAGTACACTCTGGTCAATACCAGAGACCATGATGTTTTGTATATAGAGGATATCTAGCCAGTCACCCCCATGCATTGTCTGCTGCATCTCGAATCCGAGTGAAACCATATGTGGACTTTCTAGTCTGTCGCTTGTGTCAGCTTTATTTGCGTAAGTGTAGCCAAAACGCATACCTTTTCTCGTCGTCCATTCTTCACCCGTCAGGTCATACACTTCATCGTTTTTTGCATATGATATAGTGGGTATCATTGTGAAGATAATTGTTATCAGTACTATGATTAATCCTATGAAATTCTTTAACATAGTGTCTCCTTTATAATAGATTGATTCAATTATAACCGGTCAATACAAGAAGTACTAACTAATTTATAACTTTTGCAAATTATTTCATATTTATCGATAGAGGGGTATCTTATGAAAATAACAAGACGACAATTAAGAAAACTTATTATGGAGCAACTCAATACAGATCAGCTTCAAAAACTAAGTGGTTATCTATATAGCGATAATGAAGAAGACCTCAGGCAAGGCTTAGCACTAGTGCAATCTTTTATTGATGAAGAGGGCATGTATCCAGGAGTGACGCAATTATATAATGAAGTGGCTGCTGCTAAAAATGCAAAAATTGAACAGGTAAGAGGTGAGCTCACCAGTTTAGAACAGCAAAATACTGATATCCGCAATAAAACACGTAGTGTCTTAAAACAAATTGATGTACATCGTGATAGTTTTATAACAGGTGAGGAACCGAGTACTGGGCATAGCATGCTTAAACAAATAGCTGGTGTCGACATGCCGCAAGATAAGCTTAATGTGATGAAAAGAGAATTTACCCACCTCATACACAGAGGTTTTAAAGCCGAAAAAGCATTGGAAGCAAAGCATGCAGAACTCCAAAAACTTTTAAATAATTACAGAATATTTGAAGAATTCCCTATTGAATTAGACTATGGTAACAGGGGAAGTGTTGTCATACAAGACCCACTGATGGAATCTAAGTGGAAATAAGTCGAGAAGGACCCGTGGTCCTACTCGGCGCTCGTAGAGTAAAAGTCGCGCCGGCGGACGGCGGGAATTCTTTTTTAATGTTTTTTAGGTTGATTAAGAATAATTATGTATAGGTTAATGGGATGAGGTTGGTTGTGTGTCCCATTTATTAAATGAATTGTTTAAACATAAGGTGAGTTAAATGAAGTTAAACAGAATTAAACTGCGACAATTAATTATTGAAGTTCTGGTTGAGGGAAGTCACAAGTATGTTGCTAAGTCTGGAATTGGTGGAGAAGATGATGAAGTTTATACGATGGATCAAACCCATGTAGCTAAATTAACTGGAAGAACACTTGACGCGATGTCAAAAGGCAAGCACCCAAATCTTGGTGCGTTAAAGGTGAGTGACCCAGACTATGCAAGTAAATTAGCATCAGATGCAGGATATCAACCAGAAACAACTACTATCGAGCGCGGTGCGCAAAATATTCCAGACAGCGAATTTACTAAACCAGACTCACCACTCCAAGATTATTCACAAGGTAAGTCAATAGAATTTACGAAGTATTTGAAAAAAGAATGCAGGAAAAGAGGATATACTTGTACTGTTAAAGACGAGAGAAACTTTGACCCTGAGGATCCTTTTCTTGCTGTGAGTGTTATGGATGATAATGCAATTGAAAGGAAAAAACTTTACGGTGAAAGTGAGTATGGTATTGATGCTAGTATTCATTTGAGTGACGATGGAGAAGGTATCTTTATTGAAATTTTTGACAACAGAGTCGATGCATCACCATTCAGCTTTAATGATGCTAGTATTGGTTTTGGTGAAGCAGAGACTGCACCATATTTTAAACAGTCTGGTGGTTTAGATGAACTAGCAAAAAGAATTTTAGATAGTACTGCATATTGAATGAAGGAGTATGTGTGAGTGAAAAAAATAACTTATTAGATATTGATGGTTTTGTTGACTTAGTTAAAATGTTGGATGAAGAATTGCTATCAGAAAACCCTAGCGTAAATGTTAAAAAACATTCTCTACAAGAGCAATTCATAGAAGTAATTAGAGATGCTGATGCTTTTGAAGAGTGGCAAGAATTATCGAATCAAAGAAAAATTGAGATGCAGGAAAGCTTTTCAGAATTTGGTAAAAAAACTAGAGGTCGAAGACGTAGATTGTTTGTACCTATAATAAATTCTGGTCCCGGTGCTATTGTTCAGGGAAATGCACAACAAATAAATTTCACAGGACAAAATTTTGGTAATAGTGAAATACAAATTCAATATGTCTTTGGAGGATCCTCAGCAACATCAACTGCTACACCAGAAAATCAAGGAACTTCTGCAAATACATTTGTTCCAGCGGCTGTTTATGGACAAACGTTAGGTACCAGCATTACTATGTCTATAGTTGCAAATAACTTTACATCAAATGAATTTACAACAAATGTTTTAGGCATTGTTATAGCACAACCTAACATTTTAAGCATTACAGGAGATATAAAGAATGGAGCTGTAACTACATTAACAATTGCCGGATCTAACTTTGGATCCGGAGCACCGGGACATCCTGCAATAGTTCAATTTAATGTAGGTGGTTCAATTACAAATCAAAATGCTGTGTCTACTAGTCAAACTTTAGTTACAGTTGAGGTACCGCCTGCTATTTATAGTCAGCCTGTTGGAACTACAGTTAATATTAAAGTTTTACGGAATGATGGTGGATCACCAGTTCCATCAGGCAACAGTATTAATAAAACAATTATATCTTAAAATTAGCTTATTCCTTAATAATTATACTTGTATTACGGAGTATATATGGATTCAATGTTAGATATACTGTTAAATCATGGCTCTCTCGGTGTATTTGCTGCTTTTTTAATTTGGTTATATACCAATATGCAGCAACGCATGGATGAGTTAGTCAATAAATTTCAAACTCAAATAGATGAGATGCGCAAAGATCAAAAAGATGAACAAGAATTACTACGTGTTCGTTATGATGATGTAATTGCAAAGTATGATTCTGAACGTAAACAAATGCGACTTCAAATCAAAGATAGATTAGAAAAGGTTGGATTGCGAACACAAAAAATCGATCAAAGAACATCTAACATTCTGATTAGACAAGAAAGCGGCAATGATGATATTGGTTCTCTTGATAAGAAAATAGAAATAATGGCAGATCTGCTCAAACAAATGGAACAAGAGCAAAGAGTTAGAAATTTAGTTAAAATGGCTCATGGTGATAATACTATTCCCCCAAAATAGAAGTGATTAAATGAAAATATCAGAAAACAAAATAAGAAGATTGATAAGAGAATCTTTGTTTGGTAAAAGAATAAAGACTATTAATGAAAGTATCATTGATAATTTTGTTGCAAAAGCAAAAGAAATAGGTGGTGACATTGCTAACAAAGCTGCTGAGTTTGGGGAAAATTTTCTTAAATTTTATTCGGCAACACCTGCAGGATTAATATTTAGTTCATTAACTGGATGTTCATCATCAGGATGTAGTAAAGCAGGTTGTCATTGGGTTTGGTGGTTTAACAACGGTATAATGAGTACTTGCAAATATAATCTATATGCTGTATCTGCTCAAGATGGTTCTATTCAGAAAAATTTTCACATTATTCACTGGCCTAAAGAATCTTTTGATGAATTAATATCTGAAGATAGTATTTTTTGTGAAAAAGACTTTTCTAAAGCTTTTGGAAAATCTGAATGGGGAGATATTTTTGAAATGTTGCAAAATAGAAAAAAAGATGAAGAGCTTCTAGAATACACACTCAGTGAAGAAACTAATCGCGACTTAGATAACGGAGGTGTGTGCTGGGCCATTGACATGTCTCCTGGCACTATTTCAGATGCAAGGATTCCTCAAACACCAGGAATACTCATTGGAATAGATTTAGACGGGTACATTGATGTGCTTAATGAACCTAATAATTTTCAAATCATAGGGGATCCTGTTTTAGTTGAAAGTGGTGGTGGCGCTAGCGGGTAATAATTTTTAATATATTAAAAATATTTTGTAAACCCACCCCTTTATGTGTATAATATTATTAATTGGTTCAACAAATACCAGTTAAAAATCATAAAAAATTAAAGGGAGATATAATTTATGAGATACAATAAATCAAAAGCTACTACAAGATTCAATTTCAACATTAACCGTGATACAATCTCACACAAGAAAGGCGTTAATCGACTAGTAATTGGAACACGTGACAGTGGAACATATGGTACTACTTCATCACAGTTTACATTGACTGTTAAAGAAGCAAAAGCACTTCGAAGCTTTTTGAATGAACATCTAGGTTAATTAGTTAAAGCTTTAGATTATAAAAAAAAGAAAACCTCCCTTATGGGAGGTTTTCTATTATCTTCTTCGATCCCAAATTCTTGCGTTATTTCTTTTCTTTTGTTTTTTTGCTGCGTAATATAATCTTTTAAATGCATTTCGTACATTTTCATTTCCAGATCCTAAGTTTGACATATATTGTAGATTTTCCTCTAATTCTCTGTCATACTGGTTATCAAATCCGCTTTTTCTAACATTTTTATACCACGTATTTAAAAGCCATATAAAATTCTCTTTTAGCGCTTTCTTTTCTGACATACTATAGTCAGTGTAATTTTTAAGCTCTTCTAAGTATGTATTAAAGAAATCTTTCATATTGTTAATGGCATCAAATTTATCGCCCATATTATCTTCATCTTCATAGTATCCTATCTTGTAACCTAATTCAATAACAAGATTGTAAAAATGATCCATCATATCAACACCTGTATCTAAACTTGATATGAGATTATAAGACATTCTACCGGATCCTGGTGCCGCATTTGTATCAAAAAATCCGGCATCCAACATTTGTTGAAACCATGTTTCTTTTGTCCTAGAGTCTATCGGTGCCATTAACCAATCTACTGTTTTTAAAAATTCCGCAGCTGCTGACTGTGCTGAGGATATCCTCCTATCAGCATTTCTTATTGGGGGGCTCACGTTGCGTGCCATGTTACATAGTGAAATATAAGCCTTAAGAAATTCTTTGGCGTTCTGTATTTTTACAATATTTTGTGCGCCGGCAGCTAATTCTTGCATGGAATGTTGTTGTTGCTCTTGTTGTTGCTCTTCCTGCGCTAAAATAATTTCTTCAGCTTGAGAAAAGCTCATCAAACCATCATCAACTTTTCCAAGAATATTAAAAATATTTCCCAAATCTTGGAAAGATTTACTTGCTGTAGGGTCAGGATTCTTATCCGGATGATAAGTTCTAGCAAATTCCCTATACTTGCTTTTAAAATCATTTTTTTCATATGCATCAAGCAAATCTTGTTTTTGTTTCTGGCTTAATTGTTCACTAATTAATATTTTGATAATTAATTTATCTACGAGCACTATTCACCTCTTGTTTATAGTTAATTATGTGGTGATATTGTAATTTTCTATGTAAAGTAATGAGCAGCAGAATAAAATATAATGAAGAGAGCGCAACTCAAAGTATTGAGGGATATTGGTGCATAAGGGACTTAAGGGTTGGAGATGTTATCAAGATCAAACCTGCTTTAGAAAAAAAGCAACCTACTCTCTTTCCTCAGTCTGGATACTGCATTGTAATAAAAGTTATAAAACATATATACAAAGATTACCCAGATGAGCATCTTCTTCACGTCCTTAGTAAAAAAAGAGGAATATTTAAAATTCAACCAGAGTGTTGCATGTTAGTAGTAGGCGTTTCATGAAAGACAAATTTAAAATAGAAAAAGGTGATTTACTGAAGATCGGGTTAGAAACCTTAGGAACATTCTGGTGTGACTCAGGGGAAAGCTTTGACTACATAGTACCTAGAGGAACAGTAACTGTGGCTATGTCAAATATTAATCAGATTCCTGGTTGGGAAATATTAGAACTAGATATACTATTAGACAATAGAATTGTTACCTTAATTTTAAATACTGATTTAGCTGAGATAGATATAATTTAATGGAATCAATAAGAAACAGTTATTGGGTAATTCACATCAATCAGGAAATGATTACTGATCATGAAGGGAAGTACTTAATTTTTGAATCTTTATCAACATTAATACTATATCTTGGTTACGAACTGGATGAAGATTTAAGAAAAATTGCAAACTACGATCAGATTGCAATAGATACAGAAGATTTAGATATGGGAATAAATATAATAAACTAGATATTTATTTTTATGTTAATAAGCGAAACAATACTGAGATTGTCTATTGCTAGGCTGATTATTGAGAGTGACAATGTGGACAGCAAAAAGGCTGTTGAGTATGTGAAAAAGTATCTTGGCCCGGAGTACTTATATCTTTTAGCGCAACCTGCATTAATACAAGTGCTAGGCTCAACTTTTCAACCGATAACTGTACCTTCACATGTAAGAGACGTAAGAATAGAAGATCATGAAAAAGATGCAAAAGAGTCAGAAAAACTTAGCAAAGGATCATTAAAAATAGGTAAAGCAGGTGAATTTGATATTTATGATGTCAATATCGATTCAATTGAAGACATAACAGATGAATTAAAATTTCGTGATGAAACTAGTTTCTTAGATAAGAAAAAGAAGTAGCAATCGATATATGTCTTCAAAAAAGAAATGTTGCAAAATAAAGACTTATGATCTAGTCTCATCGCAGGTATTTTCTGCAGGCTATTCGGCGCCGGGTCCTAATCAGACTTTTATAGAAGCTAGTAGGCAAAGAATGTTTACTGGTTACGCAATAGTCCTAGAACCTGTGGATGAAGATGTAACAGACCCCACTTGCAAAATTATGTTGTCAAATGGTAGTACACTTAGAGTTCGTTCAGGATATTTATTAATATTGTCTAACTATGAAGAATCATAAAATGAAATTATCTAGAAAAATCATAAGAAAAATAATAATTGAGTCACTTTCAGAAGATCGTCATGATCCCAACAAGCTAAATCTTCACGATGCAAAAATTGGTGATATACCAATTAAAATTCAAATATGCGATGAAATTGAAGATAGAAAGAAAGGACTCATGTTTCGTCACAGCATGCCAAAAAATGAAGGAATGTTGTTTATTCATGATGCACCGATAGAAGCTAGTTATTATATGAAAAATACCTACATTCCTTTAACAATTGCTTTTGCGGATGAAGAAGGTGTTATATTTCAAATGGAAGACATGTCACCTGAAGATTTAACAAGTAAAGTATCAATTCAACCTGCTTTATATGCTTTAGAAATGAATCAGGGATGGTTTGATCGGAACGGAATAGTTATAGGTGACAATATAGATTTTAAGGAGAGATTGTGCAAAGACTTAATAAATATGAACTCAGATATCTGATTAATGAAGAATCTAAATCAACTCAATATAGTCAACAAAAGCTAGATGAAGGTGCATTAGACTACGTAGAAAATCTTGCTGTTACTGCACTAGGACATGCAGGATTTGGTGATGCTGCTGCTGCTATTAAAGCTGTAGGACCTGATGCTTATAGAGTTGGAAAAAGTGCTATGGAACTTAATACTGAATTAGAGAAAGCAACAAATGGAATGTTAAATTTAGTAGACTTTTTTCGTGAAGATATTGACGATAACCCAGAAATGCAAGAAGCTTTAATGATTATATCAAGTCCGGAGTTAAGTCAGCCAGATAGAGATTTAATCAAGCAAAAGTTGGTCCGGTTAGGTGAAAATACGAAAAAGTTATTAGTATCTATAGTTTCAATATTTCCTGATGTTGTAATATCAGGAAGCATTGCCTTAGCCATAACAAATATGCCTATTGAAAAGTTTTTAATAGAAGCAGCTGGAGTTTTCGCTGATATGATGGATAAAGCTGAAGAATCTATGTTTGGCGGTGTAATGAAAGGATTTTTAGAGTTCATGGCTAAACTAGCTAATGGGCCGGCAGGATTACTATTTAACAGTCCGCTAATTACATTTAAGAATATGGGTGCTTTAGCTAATGCAACACTAAACCCGGGTGTTACCCCTTTTAAACAGTTTAGTTCTTCTCTTTCTGATGCAGGCGTTACAGATATGGCAAAAGGTATTGCTAAAGACAAAGCTTTAGGTTATTTAGACAACTTTAGTGCTATTGATGATTTTGACTTAGATGCGCCTGATTTGCAAATGGTAGCTGAATCTAGAAAAAGAACAGCAGTAAATCAAGGACCTTCATTCAATGAAGCGAGAATGCTAAAACTAGCAGGAATCAAATGAGACTAACAAGAAGACAATTAAGACAGTTAATCTTAGAGCAAGCAGATGTAGTTATTGTTGATCCAAAAACAGAAGATGAAGCTGAAGCGAATAATAGAGATCAAGATAAATTAAAAAAACAAATAGCAGATGATAATCCAGATGCATCTCCTGAGGATGTTGACAGTGCATATGAAAAGATAAAATCCGAACAAAATGAATCAATTACTCTTATGAAAAAACCCATGCATAATCATGACAGTGTATCAATAGTTGACTTTATGGGTAGGCCAGATCACGAAGGTAAGATGGCTTATAAACAACTTAAGAGAACTAGTTCGATGTCTCAATCACTCTGTCACAGACTGGAAGATAAAGAAAACATACAACTTCCTGCCTGGGTACAGTCAAAAATAACAAAAGCAGCTGACTATATACAAACTGTATACAACTACTTGGATGAAGATCTAGACTAATAAACTGTACTTTTCTTTCTAAACGTATATGTAGTTTATATAGGTTTAGATTAGTTTAGTGAGTTATTTGTGCCAGAATTTCAGTCGCTTGTATTATTTTTAATTACTGTCATTGTTTCATCAGTATACATTTTAGGTAGATTTGTTGATCATCATGATCCTAATTCAAAACAAAATTATTACGATTATAATTCGAACAATAAGGCAAACAACAGAGAAAATCATACTGCGATGATTAAAAAACAATCTATAAAAATGATAGAGCAAGAACTTCGTGATCGAAAGTTAGTTAATCAAACTGTTCATAAGATTATGTCTTTACAGAATAAAAACAATCTTGAAGAGATGGAAGTCTACGATATAAAGACAGGAAAGAAAATCAAATACTATAAAGAAAATAGTTGATATTTTCATATCTTTAGAATAAACGTGGTGCAGTAGATATTTATAAGTATAATTTTGGGGGTTGCCGTGAAAAATATTAACAGAAAACTACTAAGGGAATTAATAGTTGAGGAAATTCTTAATGAGTGCGGTTGTAAAGCTGCAGCTCCAGATCCAAGAGAATTAATTCCTCAATTTGAAATTGTAGGACTTGAGAATCATCCGCATTTTGATATGATATCAGATTATGAATTAGATCGAGAAGGTCATGCGCTAGATGCAAAATGCCCGGGATCTTATGCAAAAACTGCAGATCAACTTGTAATTAATCCAGAATTTGTTGCTAGTATAATAAAGATTTTAATGGATAAGTCCGGATCAACATGTCCACAAAGTTCTGCAAAAGCTTTAAATGACATTGCTACGCTGTATAATTTTTAAGGAGAATTAGAATAAAATGAAAAAATCTAAAAGAACACTTTTAAAAAGTAATAAAATTGCTCAATTAGTCTTGATGGAAGCCAAACTATTAACAGAAGAAAAAAGAATTCTTGATGGCTTGATACTTGAAGGTCGAAAAATGGAAATGGCTGGATATGATCAGATTGCAATCAATGAAGGCATTATGGATATGCTCAAAAAATTCGGTGGTGATGCTCTAAGCGGAGGTATTGAAAAGATGAAAGAATATTTTGTTGAAGGCATGCTTAAATTTTTCGGCTTGGACCCTAAAGCTAATACTGCAATGGGTTTAGTAGGATGCGCAATAAAAAATAGTTTAGGTAATCTTTCAATTGAGAAATTTCAAGAACTAATCACCGGAACAAGAGAAGGATTTTCTGGATTCAATGCAGAAAGTATGAAAACTGTCTGGGGAAATGTTTGCAATGATGTTGCTGATTTAATAATTCAAGGTATTACAGAGTGTGGTGTAGAAAAAGCACAGAATTCTAAATTTGTTGAAAACTTTTATGGTGCAATTGTTGGTCAGACAACTGCAGCTGCTGCTAAAGATAATCCTCTTTGGCAAATAAGTGATGAAATGTTCCAGAACTTTATTAACAATACAGAAGTAATGGGATCTATAAGAGGTGCAATTACTGAATTTGTTTGTAATTTAAATATTGTAGAAATGCTAGACTATGCTACAAAACAATTAGGTAATATGGCTGGCGGGTTTTTGGATATGTTTGGACTAGGAAATATGTTTGGTGGTACACCTGCTAAAGCTTAATTAGGAATCGTTAATGAATAAAAAAAATAAAAGAAAAATCAGATTAACAGAATCGCAGCTTCAAAAACTAATCTTAAAAGAATTTAGACCTAAAAAGACTATGCCCGGTGGGGATGTCATTACTTCAAGTGGTAAAAAGTATCGAGTACCTGGAAGTCCTAAAAAGACTAGAAATAGACAAGCAGTTGAGGATATTGGTGATGGTGCAGGTGATAGAGAAATAGCTTTTTTTGATTCAACACAAAAACTCATATTAAATTTTGAATCTACACCTAGCTTGCTGGAAGCAACTTATGCAAGTGTACAATCCTTTGTATCTAATAATTGGGATGATTTAACTAACGGCTTGATTGAAGGTCTTTACTTTGGAGATCCTAATAATCCCGGTAATATAGTATCTGATCCTATAGATACAATCTGGAATTGGACAGCATCATTTCTTATACAACGAGGTCAGTCAATATCTGATGTTGCTTCAAATTTTGAACTTGCACAAGTGAGTGAGAGATTAAGCAAGCTTCGAGCTTTTGAAGGTGTAGACGTCGTTGGTTCTTTCGCGGGTCAGCTTTTAATATCAATAGAAAGTTTAGAACAACTTTGTGATTTTGGAATTACACTCCTCTCAGAGCCTATATCTACGGAAAACATTGATGATCTTTTTCAAATAGTTTCTCTACTTGCAGGCAACAAAAGATCAATAAAGGATGCACTTGGAAGATCAGGAGAATTAAACTCTGTGTGGTCTGATTTTAAACAAAAATACATGAAAGGTGCTATAGAAATATTTAACGCAACAACAAACGCGAAAATACAGACAGGTGAGGCAGACTTTGCAAATCCTGGCCCAGTTATGGCCACAGATAAGCAAATTGTTGTTAACGCATTGGAATATTTCAAACACGCACTCTGGGAACAAGGTGGATTGAATCAGTGGGTAATGTTTGAAGGTGATGTACAAATAGCAACAAAGACTGTAAGTAGAAATGAGGCCGGCCCTCTTGATAAACTGCTTACATTCATTGGATATGGAGATGCTAATCAAGAGATTGAAGTTCCTGATCCTGAAAATAGTACGTTTAATTTTACTAGGACATCACCTGGTAATCAGACTATTATTGAACGATTGGACTTTCTTGATGACTACTACGGAAGACAACGACAGGAAGCTCAAAATACTTTAAATAGTTTAGGTAATACAATACAGAATAGTTTAGGTGATCAAGCTAAACAACAACTAGAAGCATTTAAATCTTTACAAGCCATAATGGCTTCAACTATGAAAATATCTAGAGCTATTAGAAGAAATTTACAGGTTGCGCAAGCTTTAAGACTTCCAGGTCAAGGTAGTGACACTAGTGTACAATTAGCCCTCCAGTTCGATGAATCAATTAGAGATAGAAGAAAAAATAAGAAGCTTCTACTAGAGCAGGCCAGTGCTGTAAACTATGCTGGTAATTTTGGTGACTACGTAGATCAGTTAGCAAATTCACAAGGAGGACCGTTTACAGGAAGTGAGCTTCAAAATTATACTCTAACTGATGAAGACGAAGCAGCTCTCTGGTTAGGTCCTGATCAAAATGCTGACCCTTTTAAAATGGATAATTTAATGGGTAATGACACTTGGCCAGGCCCTGATTATGCAGGTCTAGCCAGTGCAGTAGTAGCATTTATGTTTACTGAAGAAGGTATGGCGCGAACAGGTGCTTACATTAATGATGATGAAAGTGAAGTTGGCTTACCTAATGAAGACACAGTAGCATTTTACATACTAGATATGAAGTCAGAAGACGAAGACAATCCAAAGTGGATAAATATTTTATATCAACCTGACTTTGCTGTTGCTTTTGAGGAGGCATTAGAAAGACAATTTGGGCAGTACCAACGTGTTATAAAATTACCCCCCAATCCAGAAGAAGATCCAGAAAAACCTGAAGAAGAAGATAAAAAAGGTAAAAATTGTCCTAAGGATAAGTTAAGCGTTGAGATTGAAGCACTCCCTGATAACAAAGCTAGAACTTTAAAATTCCAGAAAATTATAAACAAATATATAACTCATCACGATTTAATGGGCGGTTCAATTGGTGAAGATGGAAAATGGGGACCTAGGACTGATGAAGGTTTTGAAAGGGTGCTTATTCATGGTTTGTCAGATACACTAAATCATCCTGTTTACGGTGACTTAAATTTAAATAATAATGCTATATCATCTATGGCTTCTAAATGGAAACAAAACGCTAGAAGGCTAAATAGGACAGGTTACATCAACAGTAATGATAATGGAGATATAACAGGAGCACTTGCTTTAGTTTATGACCTCTATAATTGTAATGATGAGTACGGAAAGAAAACAATTAAAAGAAGTGGAGTGCCAAAAAAATCTACACCTGAAAAATCTGGTAAACCTAGGAAAGTAGGGGCAAAGAATGATGATGATGGTGTAGAATCTAAAGGTAAGTGCGCTGATGGTTCTGCTATGAAGAAGGCAACTTGGCGCGATATACAAATTCAATTTAATCAAAAATCAAAAAAGTTTGCTCTAGATCCGAAATCTGTTGATCAGTTAAAGGTTGATTTGGCAAAACAAACAGCTGCATTTATTGTTAACCCACCGCATAATATGAATCCAGTCGATCGTGAGCATGTAGGGACATTTACAGTTGGTATGGGCGGAAGAATTAAAAATAGAAAATCTCATGACTGGAATGTTCCAGATGCTTATGAGAAGATCATTGATAAGGCTATGAAGAATCTAATTCAAAAAGCAAAAAAAGACTCTAAAGGTTTAGACGTTGTTAGAAATTCTAACATTATTATTACAATTCCTTGTGGAAACTATACTACACTTGCTGAGTCAATTAGGCAGAAAAGAGAAAAAGATTTTGAGAATCTTTTGCGTGAATTGATTAAAAAGGTATAGAGTATGATTATTAACGAATTAATGCTTAGAAAAATCATAAAAGATCAGCTAGTCAAAGAGCAGGTTTCTGCTAGAGGTTCTATAGTTCCAGGAGCAGAAACCGGTTCATCTGATTCTTCTGATGAAAGCGAAGACGTAAATATTGATGCTGTCACTAAAAAAGGAGGTAAGTTTTATTTAGGTAATATCTCCACCGGTCTATCAGGAGATAAGTTTAAAAAATTAATGGCTGATATGCAAAACTTTATTAATAAAGAGTACCCAGAAGTTGGCATACAGATAGAGTCCCTAGGTATTATGAGAGACTTAGAGTCTGCAGCTGATACTTCAAATCCTAATAGGATCCCAGGATCTAAACACGGAGCAGGATTAGCTTTGGATGTTAAATATCATACAAAAAAACACGGAAGATATACAAATTATGAAAAAAATAATGCAAAATTAGCTAAGGATCCTAAGTTTTTAAAAACACTGCAAAAGTTTAATGAAACTCAAAGTGATATCGGGTGGGGTGGTACTTGGGGTAAATCAAATCCGGCAGAGGGTATGGCTCAAGGTAAAGGAATTACTGAATTACACCACTGGGAAATTAGAGACGCCAGCGTGCCGGAATATTTTGAAAAATTTCCAAAAGTTAAAAAAGCTATAGAAGATTTAGGAATGACTTCTAAGGATATGATCAAAAAAGATAACAGGTCTAAGCTTTATAAAGCACTGGTAAGTAGTGCAAAAAAGTCTTCTTAAAACACTGTTTTAATGATATATCATCTTTCTATGTGGTTTGCTTTTAGCAAACCTTTTTATTATCTCACCAGCTCGAGCATTTGCTTGATCTTCGTGAAAACCACCTGCGTCTCTAATGTTTCCACCTTCTAAGAGGCCTAACTCATCTTGCATCATATGTGTCATTTCATGTGCTATTGATCTTAACACATCGACAAAAGCTCTATCTTTTGCATAAATAATACACTTGTTTTCACCAATATGATAAGCAGCTGTTGTTGCGATACCATATGGCTTTCTTTTACTTACAATTTGGATGTCATAGTTACCAGTAATCGGTAGGAAATCAGCACAGAAGTTACAAAATTCGCCCACTAAATGTACTTTATTCCTATCTTCACACATTGGAAGATCTTTACTTATTTTTAATTTACTCATGTTAGTAAATATATTCTAATAAAGTATTATGCCTGTTTCTTTGTCAAAGTCAAGTAAAAACTTTCTTATTTCATCAACATGAGGTCCTGCTGATATGTTTTGGAATGGTATGATTGATATAGATACTACACTGATTAGTTGTCCTTTCTTATTAAGAACTAAACTACCCGAACTACCGTAAGTTGCAGGTATTGTATACATACAACCGTATCTAGAGTCACAACCACCGTAATTACCGTTAAAATGTAATCTAAAAGATTTTCCGTATATAGAGAGTGGAGAACTTACTGTAAATATATTTTCACCAATATCAGGCATTTTTTTAGCTAATTTAATGTTATCAAAATCAAATTTTCTTGTTTCTAACTCATTAATTCTAAAAGACAATAAACACAAATCAGACTTAGGATCGATTTTTTCTATATAGGCACTAGTTGCAGTATTTAAAAAATGAACAATGATTAACTTTTTATATTCAATATATTTTCCATCCTCACCGGTAGCTAATAAATCTTCTTCAGTGTCAAAACAAAAGTGTGCTGCTGTTAGTGCAAACAGTATATCATCTTCTATACCAATGACTCCGCCAGAAGCTGAAGAGAGACTAGCAGTTTCTACTTTATCATTATCACATTCTTCACCGACAACACAAAATTCTAGATACTTGTTTATTAGAACATGTTTTTCAAAGTATACAAAATAATCATTATTGTAAGGTGTATCTTTTGACGTCTCGAGAGAAACTAAATTAGTTCCATTTTGAATATCTCCTTTCATAACTCTTATGCAAGAAAATACAAAAACAACAAAAATTAATGCTAACATCACTTCCCCCAATATCAAATATGTGTATCTTTTAAACATATTTGCCTCCATAATATTACTTAACTTTCTGTGGAGAAAATGACACTTTTTTTTATTAATTTAACTTTAGCAAACCCTACATGATAATTAATATCAGGAGTGAAATTATGTCTGAGCTTAACATGCGATCATTTTTACCTCATGATAAACTTTCTAAAAAAATTTGGGAAGATGATGAAAATATGCGCCCTGATGTACTGAGAGCATTAGAAAATATTGCAAATGAATTTTTAAATTACTTAAAGATTGATGTTGATGTTGATGATGTAACTTTTACAGGATCTTATGCAAATTACAATTATACTCCTTACAGTGATATAGATTTGCATATAGTGATTGATTTCAATAAAGTTTCTAGTGATGAAGATCTAGTAGAAGGTTTTATGAATGCTAAAAAAAGTTACTGGAATGATAGATATGATATAAAAGTTAATGATATTGAAGTTGAAATTTATCCACAAGATTCTTCTGAAGATCATATATCTTCAGGTATTTATAGTATTGATAAAGAAAAATGGTTAATAAGACCCGAGAAATTTCAAAAAGAACCTAATTTAAAGTCAGCTAATAAAAAGTTTCAAATGTTAAAAAGAGAAATTTCTTCTGCTATAGAATCTGAAGATCTGAAAAGTATAGAGAGGCTTTTAAAGAAAATAAGAGATATGAGAAAATCAGCTTTAAGTAAGTCAGGAGAAATGTCTGTTGAAAATATAGCTTATAAGATGTTAAGATCTGAAGATTTGATACAGAAAATGTATGATTTAAAATTTAATTTATATGGAGATTCTATTTCATTATGAATAATATTATTAATAAGATAATACAGAACTATAATCTACTTTTACAAATTAAATTTAAATTAATTTATTTTTGTAAATTCAGTATTTATGATTTAAATTAATTCTAAGAGGTTTATATAATGTCAATATTTAAAGAACATAAAACTATAGCAGATAGATCAGCTACAGATAGAAGAAGACATAAAAAGAAAATAGAAAAAGCTATCAAGGAAGGTATTCATGATATTATTGCTGAAGAGAATATTATTGGAAAAGATGGCAAGAAGAAAATAAAAATTCCTGTAAGAGGTATTAAAGAATTCAGGTTTATATACAATGATGAGCCGGGAAATGGCCAAAAAAAGGTAGGATCAGCACAAGGTAAAAATATATCAAAAGGACAAAAAATATCTAGTGGTAAACAAAAGAAGGGTAAAGGTAAAAAAACAGATAAACCGGGTAATGAATCAGGTGATGAATACTATGAGGTAGAAATTTCTTTAGAAGAATTAGCAAATTATCTTTTTGATGATTTAGACTTGCCTGAATTGGAAAAGAAGAATTTCACTAATATTGTTAGTGAAAAGTATAAAAGAAAAGGTTACAGACCTCAAGGTATAAGGCCTAGATTATCAAAAAAAGAGACAATTAAAAATAAAATTCGTAGAAAGAAAAAAGCAATAAAGACAGGCACATATGATCCTGAGTCTGAAGAAAGATTCACATTTCACGAAAGTGATCTAAAATACAAACACATTGCAGTTACACAAAAAGAAGTTACAAATGCTGTGATATTTTTTATCATGGATGTCTCAGGATCAATGGGGAAAACTAAGAAATTTCTTGCAAGAAGCTTTTTCTTCTTATTGTATCAATTCTTAAGACATAGATATCAAAAAGTAGAAATTGTTTTTATATCACACACAACAGAAGCATGGGAAGTTGATGAGGAACAATTCTTTTCTAGGGGCTCATCAGGAGGTACATTCATAAGTTCAGGAATAGAAAGATGCTTAGAGATAATAACACAGCGATACTCGCCTGAAAATTGGAACATATATAGTTTTCACTGCAGTGATGGTGATAACTGGTCAGAAGATAATAAAAAAGCATTAGATTTAACTGATCAACTAAAAGAAATGTGTCAATTATGTGCATATATCCAAATACTGGGTAGGAATAGTTTCGGTGCCGGAGACGGTAATAAGATGGCAGATGTATATGATCAAATGCAGGATAAGAAATTTAAAGTTTCTAAAATAAACAATAAGAAAGATGTTTGGCCTGAATTTGCTAAGTTATTTGGAGGTAAATTATGACATGGAAGATAAATGATCTTACTAGTTGGGATGATAAAATCATAGAAATTGCTAAAAAATACAATTTAGACTGGTATGATATCAACTATGAGATATGTGATTATTACGAAATGATGGGTCATATGTCATATCACGGCATGCCAAGTCATTACAATCACTGGAGTTATGGAAAGTCATTCGAACAAACACGACAACTTTACAATTTAGGAGCACAAGGTCTACCATACGAATTAATTATAAATTCAGACCCATCTATAGCTTATCTCATGAGACAAAATGATTTATATCTTCAGATATTAATTATGGCACACTGTATTGGTCATAGTGATTTTTTTAAAAATAATCGCTGTTTTCAGCATACAGATGCAAAAAATATTGTAGCTAAATTTAGAAATGCAAGAAATAGAATTCAAAAATATTCCGAAGATCCCAGTATAGGAATTGATGTTGTTGAAGAATTTATTGATTGTTTACATAGTATAAGATTCCAAACATGCAGACATAATATTCCACGTAAATCAAAAAATCAAATCAAACGTGATCTGATTAAAAAATACAACAAGGATAAAAACAACCAATTGATTAAGAAAGTATCCTTGAATAGATTAGAATCATCACAACTATTAGAAGATGATCATGATTTGCTTTCATTTTTACTAGAATACGGAACACATTTTGAAGATTGGCAACTAGATATAATTAATATAGTTAGAGAAGACAGCATGTATTTTATTCCTCAAATAAAGACAAAGATACTTAATGAGGGATGGGCTTCTTTTTGGCATTATAAAATTCTTCATGAGTTGGAATTGCCACAAGAATATCATATTCCTTTTTTGAAAATGCATAATGCAGTAGTCAGACCTCATATAGGTGGAATCAATCCTTATCATGTAGGCTTTTATCTTTTTCAAAAAATTGAAAAAGAAATGGGATTAGATGAATGTTTTCTAATACGAGAAGTGCACGACGATGAATCAGCGATAAGAATGTATTTAGATGAAGATGATTTTAGAAAATTAAACTTGTTTACATATTCAAAAGATAAAAATAATGATACTTTTATCGATGAAGTATCAGATCATGATGACTGGAAAGTTGTTAGAAATACACTGCTGCAGAACACCGGTGTTAATTCAATCCCAAGAATATATGCACATGATATAAAGAAAGATAAGTCATTGGTTCTTAAGCACGATCATGACGGAAGAGATCTAGACTTAGAATATGCTGATAAAGTTATTGAAAACGTTCGACATCTCTGGCCAGAAGGCGCAGTTCTTTTTACTGTAATAGAAGATGAGATATGGGAAATATAGGGTAAACTTTTTTTAATATATAGTTATAATAGTATATGACAGCAATTAATTTCATAGGAAAATAAAAATGGCCAACAAAGATTTTTTAAAAATTATCAAAAAGCAGAGATCAAAAAGCAAGAAAAAGAAATTTCAAGGTACTCTTTTAGAGTATTTAGATATCATACAGGAAGATCCTAGCGCAGTTCAATTAGCTCATAGAAGACTTTATGATGTAATTAATAATAAAGGTTGCAAAACAGTTGATATTGATGACGATGGTTACAGAGGCATCTTTAATGGTGATAAGATTAGAACATATGATTATTTTAAAGAAGAATTCTTTGGAATGGAACTCATCATCAATAAGCTTATGAGGTATATGAAATCAGCTGCACTTAAAGGTGAAGAATCTAGACAAGTACTTTTACTTATGGGGCCGGTAGGTGCAGGTAAATCAGCACTAACAGAGCATGTTAAAAGAGCACTTGAACTAGCAGAACCTGCATATCATTTAGATGGTTGTCCAATTCGTGAAGAACCTCTTCATTTAATTCCTAGAAGTTTAAGACCTGAATTTGAAAAAATACTTGGTGTTAAAATTGAAGGTGATCTATGCCCTATTTGTCGTCATAGGCTTATCAATGATTTTAATGGAGAGTATGAAAAATTTCCAGTTAAACAATCATCATTTTCACAAAGAGGACGAAGAGGTATTGCAACAGTGCCGCCTATGGATGCAAATTCACAGGATGTATCTGTTTTAATCGGAACTGAAGATATTAGTAAACTAGATCTTTATCCAGAAGATGATCCTAGAGTATTATCGCTGAATGGTGCATTCAATGTGGGTAATAGAGGAATAGTAGAATTTGTTGAGGTATTTAAAAATGAAATTGAGTTTTTGCATACTATGTTAACAGCAACTCAAGAAAAGCGTGTACCTTCGCCAGGTAAAAACGATATGATCTATTTTGATGGAGTCATATTATCCCATTGTAATGAAGCAGAGTGGAACAGATTTAAAGGTGAACACACGAATGAGGCTATTTTAGACAGGGTCATGAGAATAGAAGTACCTTACGTGCTAGAACTAGATCAAGAAATGAAAATTTATGAAAAGATGATAAATAGATCTGATTTCAAAGGTGCACATATTGCACCGCATACTATTAAAATTGCATCGATGTTCTCAATAATGTCACGACTTAAAACGTCAAACAAGTGTGATATCCTTACTAAAATGAAAATATATAATGGTGAAGATATTATAGAAAAAGGAAAAGTAAGAAAAGTAGACATTAGAGACTTAAAAGATGAAGCAAGAAAAGAAGGGATGACGGGTATATCTACAAGATTTATTATGAAAGCCCTAGATGCAGCATTATCTGATTCTGACAGGAATATGATCACTCCAATAAGTGTAATGGAAAGTCTAAGTAAACAAGTCAAAGAACAAATAATTGCTGAAGATGTTAAGGAAACTTACTTAGAAATAATCCAAAAGATAATAAGGGAAGAATACCTTCGAATTCTAGAAACTGAAATAGCTAAAGCATTTATCACTGCTTACGAAGAACAAGCACAATCATTGTTTGAATCTTATCTTGATAATGCAGAGTGTTACACAACAGGTGCTAACGTCAAGGATAAGATAACAAGAGAAGAACGTGAACCTGATGAAAAATTCATGAAGTCTATAGAAGAAATGATAGGTGTTGTAGGTTCTGCACGTGACGGGTTCAGATCAGATGTTACTTCATATATGTTTTCTAAGATGAGAAGAGGAGAAACTATTGATTTTAAATCGTATGGACCACTCAGAGAAGCAATCGAAGAATATATGATAATGTCAGTTAAAGATATATCTAGAATTGTAACTAGATCTAGATCAAGAGATGATGATCAAAAGAAAAAGTATAGTGAAATGGTCAGTACGTTGATTGAAGAGTATGGGTATGATGAATGGTCAGCTGAAGAAATACTGACTTATGCTTCAAATAACCTCTGGAGAGACTCATAAAGTCATGGACTTTATTGAACTTAAAGACAAGGAATTCCTAGAAAAATTACTTAGAGAGGAATACAAATCTTTTAAAAATTCTAGTGAAGATGATACAGTTTATGAAAAAGGCTTTTTAGTAAAAGGAAAGTCTTTCAATTACTTAAATTCAAAAAGTGGAAATGAATCACAAAGTATATTTAGACCCCTGATAACAAATATATTTTCTGATTTAGAGTCGATTTATCCAGGACTAGGAGAACAATTTATTGATATTACTATGTCAGAAATTTCCAAACCCGGGTTTAAAGATGAGAAATTATCTGATATTGAAAACAGTATTAGTGAAATGATCAATGTAGTAAAGTCCAAGTCGATCAATATGTGTAAAAATGACTTTAGATATTTTGTTACAAATGAAATTTCTAAATGTAACAGAAAAATAATAAGAACAATTGTAGATAATATGAGAGTTTCTACAAGACTTTTTATTGAAGAAAGTCATATTGATAAAAATATTATTCTTAAAACAAATAGTATAACATTTAATTTAGACTTTGATGGTGATTTTTTATTAAATAAACAAAAATGGGAAGCTAAAGACTATAATTTTGTTATTATAGATGGTTTTATAGATACAGTAGGTGAAATATATCATCTGTTGCAAAATGCAAGTGAAAATAAAGAACCTTATGTAATATTTTGCAAAGGAATGAGCCCAGAGGTCAAAGATGTATTTTTGCAAAATTTAAAAAGAAGAACAATAAATGTTTTTCCTGTTTCGCTAGATATCAATGAATTGAATGTTAATATTCTTATTGATTTTGCAATGCTTCATGGATCAGATGTTGTTAGTTCATTAAAAGGTGAAACAATATCAATAGCAATAAGGCGAAAACTTAAGAAAGGACAAAAAATAAGCATAGATAAAAACGGAATTAATTTTAAACCATTAATATCCGACAACATTATTGCAAGGCATGTAGAATACTTAGAAAAAAGAAAAGCAGCGTCTAGTATAGAAGTAAATACAGAAATATTAGAAAAAAGAATAAAGATGTTATCAGCTGATAAAATTATATTAAAAATAGATAAAAGTGACAGTATTTTGGCAAGAGATGTAAAAAAGACTTTGTTCTTTCTTAAAACAGGATCTTCGGGAGTGTTTTACGGTAAGAAAAATCATATTACAGAATTAAAGATAATTCCAACATACTCAATAATTCATCTACTTAAGAAAACTTTGTCATTCTTAAAAACAATTTACACTATTGATTGCGCAGTTATAATTAGAAAGAAAACTGGTCAATAGGAGAAATAATGGCTTTAAAAGAATCTGATGTTACGAGATCATTTATAACAGTAGTTAGTCACGTAAAAAATCAAACAAAAAACAATGTTGTATTGGCACATCAAAAAGGTATGTTTGGAGAGCTTAATAAGAGTCAAATTGAAAGAATATGCAATATTATTGAAAGCTCAATTGAACAAGCAGCAACTGCTGCTATAGCTTCAGAAGCAAGAGGATTAGCAAAAGCTTCAGAATAGTCTATGACCAAGTACAAAGGAATTAAGCATCTTATTGAATGTCATTGTATTTTACCTCAATACAAGCGGCGAGATCCGCCTTTTTATCATAAATTTACTGTGTACTCTAAAATAATAGATGGTTTAGTTTATGAAAAATATGCACAATGTAATAATTGTGACATTGTGCATAAAGTTTTTGATATATGCAAATCTGAAATAGTTGTAGGTAAAGAAGAGTTTAATACAGGTTTGACAATATCTGACATGTCTCTACAGTTGTCAGATAAATTAAGTATGCTACTTTCTAATAGTAACTGTGACTATGCAACATGGGAACATGTACTTGATATCATAGATGAAGAAAGGTGGGAAGAACCTGTTGTAATTAAAAGAGAAATAGTAGATGATAAGACAGTTGTAAAAATTTTAAAAATACAATCAGGTGAAAGAATTAAGATACAGACAAAAACTATAGAGGATCAATTAGTAGGAGAGTACTATGAAAATAGGTAAAACAGAAAGTGAGAAAGATATCAAAAATATCCAAGAGTCTAGAGAAATTGTTAAAACTATAATAGATTACGGTGTCAATGAAGAGCATAAGGTGAACATACTTTATTTTTTATCTCTTGAATTAGAAAATAGATCTGCGCTTGAGGATATAACTAAAATTTTAAAAAAATATAGGTCTGGTATTAAACCTGATGAAGAATCACAGTATGATGATAAAGAACCTGATGGCGATAATAGAAAGCTATTAGGGGTTTGACAAATTTAAGGAGTGAAAAATGTCTGAATCAAACTTACTTTTAGGACAGTGGGAAGAGTTGAAAACTTTAGTTGAGTCCCTAGAGAGCGATATACAAAAAAACGCTGTCAAAGGAAATAAATCAGCAGGAGTTAGAGTTAGAAAAGGTCTAAGGCTAGTAAAAAAGCAAGCTACAGAACTGGTCAAAGCAACACTAAATAATGACAAAGCAGAAGAAGCTTAGTATTTATATTTTCCATAATTTGTTTAAAAGCTCACTTTATGTGAGCTTTTTTTTATAAATTAATTTTCTTTTTAATCTTTTTAAGAACTTGTTTTTCTATTTGACAAATTCTCATTCTTGTTACATTAAAAAGATTCCCTATATCTTGAAGGGTCCATTCTTTTCTTTTTGTTCCTACAATTACACAATTACCAGATGATTTATCTTTGATCCAATATCTGCACGCTTTTAATTTACAGCCTGTGCAATTTTGTTCTTGAAACTTATAACATTTCATTCTCACTCCTTATACTAGAAATAGTTTAAGCATATTATACACAGATGAGATAATTAAGAACAATAAGGAGTTAATTTTGTCTAAACTAAAAAACCGAAAACTATTTGTAATTGATACTAGTGTTCTACTTTATGATAAATCATCAATACACTCATTCCCAGGAAATGACTTAATCATACCATTAGTTGTTCTAGACGAATTAGACAGATTCAAAGACAAGAAAGGAATTGTTGGTGAAAATGCAAGATATATAAATCGCTATCTTGACAACCTTAGAAGTACAGGAAAGCTTTATCAAGGAATAGAGATACAAAATAAACAAACAATTAGAGTTGAATTAGGTGGAATGAGAGATGTTCCTGTTGGATTGGATCCTAATCTTGCAGATAATAAAATCATTTCTGTTGCCATGAATTTGCAAGGAAAAACAAAGCAAAAGGTTGTAGTTGTCACTAAAGATATAAATTTCAGAGTTAAATGTGATGCATTAAGTATACTTGCAGAAGACTACTATAAAGACAAAATCATTGAAAGTTCAGAAGAAATATATCAAGGGCACATTGAAATAGACGTTGAAAGTAGTTTCATTGATGATGTCTACAGCGAAAAAATTAAAAACATATCAGACATTGAAGAATTATGTCAAAAAAGAATTTATGAAAATCATTTTTTCTGTCTAAAGAATGGTAGTCAGTCTTTCATAGGAATGAACAACGGAGGACAAGTAAAAAAAGCTCCTGAAAATTCTCAACTTTTAGAAGATTTCATGGGTATCAAGCCAAGAAATAGAGAACAGGTATATGCCTTAAATCTACTATGTGATGAAAATATTCCTCTTGTTTCACTTGCCGGTCTTGCTGGGTCAGGAAAAACTTTCTTAACACTTATGGCTGCGATTGATTCACTTAATAAGAAAAAGTATGAGAGGATTGTAATAACAAGAAATATACAACCTGTAGGTAGAGACATTGGTTTTTTACCTGGAGACGTTAACGATAAGATGATGCCTTGGATGGCACCAATTATGGATAACTTTAGACATGGGCTAAAAGATAAGAACTTAATGTATTTTCATGCAATGAAAGATAAAGGACATATAGAAATAGCACCACTTTCATTCATCAGAGGTAGAACATTTTCAAATACATTTCTCATACTTGACGAAGCTCAAAATGCATCCATTCATGAACTTAAGACAGTAATTACAAGAATGGGAGAAAATAGCAAAATTGTGTTACTTGGAGACATTGATCAAATTGATACGCCTTATTTAGATTCGCTTTCAAACGGTCTAACAATTGTTGCAGAAAAGTTTAAAGAGAGTAATTTAGCAGGTCATGTCTTACTTAAAAAAGGTGAGAGATCTTCACTGGCAACAATAGCTTCGAAGATAATTTAGATAAATTTAATATTGTCGGATATTTATACCATGAGGAACAATCATGGCAAAGCGAGATAAAAATAGATTTAGAAAAACATATCCTTATTTGAGAAGAAAACCGGTTTTTGAAACTGTGTTAGGCGGCGGGTCTAGTATTGGAGAAATTGAAGTAGGCATCATAAGTTACAATAAGACAGATGTCGGTACACATACCTTTACTACGTCTTTCAGTTCAGTACCCACAATAACAGCAGTTGCGGCAGAAACATCAGGTGGTACTCCTGCAAATGTAAATGTTTATGTTGAAGCTGTCGACTTAGGGTCAGTTCAAATAAGAGTTAGCGATGCAAACTTTGTAGGAAACGTTCATTTTCACGCAATAACTCCGAGTTAGATCATGTCATCATTTACAATAGAAGTTCATAGCGTAACGTTTACAGGAAGCAGTCAGCAATCTATTTCTTTTTCTAATTCTTACATATCAGTACCATCTGTGGCGGTAGTTGCTGACTCTGATAATGTCAACGCTTACATAGAAAATATTACGACTACTGGCGCAACAATAAGAGTTAGTGACGATATATTTAATGGAACTGTTCAAGTACAAGTAATTGGAATTTAGGAGACACAATGCCATCAAAAGATTTTACATCAAATCAAATTAGAGTAACAAAATTAATAGCTTCAGGAGGCCTTTCAGGTGGAGGAGCTCAGGCAGGAAACAATATAGGCATAGCTATTTATTCTGCATCTGATGCATCAGATGTTGCTGGAGGAATAGCTGACTCATCTATGCTTGATAAAGTTGGAAAAGATGTTTTTATGTTTATATCGGGTAGCACCACACCAAAAGGTAAGGATCACATAGAAGGATCAATAACTTTAATAGGGGGTGACCTTCATGTCTCTGGTGCATTGACAACAACAGGAATTCTGTCAGGTGCTATACCTCCAGCAAGTATACTCGGCAGTGCTAATAGAATTCCTTTTTACAATAATGCTGCACCCCATAGTTTGACTAGTGATTCACAGTTTAAATATTTTCATACAACAACAAATAAAGGGTTTTTGATGGGAGGCCCATCAAGTATTGTAGCTTCAAATGCTGCTAAATTATCTGTTGCCGCAGAACTTGGTGTCGATTGCCAAGGACAGAATGATCCATCAAAATACGCACTAATGGTAAACGGGTTTAAAGACGATGGTGGTGGTGGTGTGAGCCTTGTTGATACAGAAGGTGGTGTAGGACTTGGGTTCTCTAGAAACTATACAGATGTAGGTGCCAGTATTGTTCATGATTCTTATGCCTCCTCAACAGGTGATTACTCAAGAGGAAGTCTTAAGTTCTTCAACAAAAATAACAACACCGACGGAGGAGTTCAGGCACAATGTTTTGAAATCGTAGGATCACACAATGGTTTAGTTAGAGCTACAGCAGGTCTTTCCATTGATGGTGGACTTATGGGTGGAATGTTTAATGTTGGTGACCCTACTATGGCTTCTGTAGGCTCAGGCACACGTCATCTTGAATTTGACAAAAGAACAATGCAAGCTAAGGGTGATGAATGGGTACCTATGGTAGAAACGCATACAGGGGTTAAAACACTAAATACACTTTATATACATCCTTACGGTGGTCATGTTTCAATAGGATATGACGGGATTACTAGACGTCCTTTACCTAATAGCATGCTAAGAGTAGCATCAGCTTCAATTTATGAAACTTCAGTAAATACTAATAGATATGTAGCTGACTTTAGGCATACAACTTGGAATGGAGACTCATCAGGTTCACCTAATCCAGGTGATGCTCAACATGGTGGTATAAGAATTCAATGTGGTCAATATGCTGCCAGCGCAGATGACTCTGCATTGTGGATTAATTTCTTTGATGGAGATGGAACAGGTGGTTCACTAGGTAGAATTGCTATGAAGAATGGAGTTGGCGCATTCTTGTGGAATAGTTCAGATGAGAGGATTAAGGCAGATATAAAACCTACATCTGTTAATGCGCTCAGTTTATTAAATAAGATAAATCTAAAATCCTTTAAAAAAGTACATAAGTCAGGAATTACTGGTTCTGCAAACCCAATTGGATTCGTTGCGCAAGATGTTGAAAGTTCAATTCCAGAATTAGTATCTGATTATAATGACGAAGCTTATGATTTCAAAGTCAAAAGTCTTGGATATTCTGGATTTGTTCCATATCTTGTAAAGGCTGTTCAAGAATTAAGTGCAGAAAACGATGCTTTAAAAGCTAGGATTGAAGCTTTAGAAAATTAAGAATCTATGTAATAATTAAAAAATAGTTTTATCTCTTGGTCAATAAGCTGTATTATTGGCACAAAAGGAGATAAAATATGTTAACTAGTCCATTTGACACAGGAAGTGTTAGTAGGTTTGATTCAAACAAATTTAATCAAGCACAAGTTATTTTTGTTGCAGATATGTTTGTCGATGAATATGTTGGAGGTGCTGAACTTACAACTCAAGCACTTATAGATTCTGCTACAACTCCAACTTACTGGGTAAAAGCTAATCAGATTACACCTGAATTAATCCAAGCAGGTGTAGGTAAACATTGGGTATTCTGCAATTACACATCAATGCAACAACAACTTATTCCTGTGGTTATTGCCAATCTAAGTTATTCAATCATAGAATACGATTATAAATTTTGCAAGTATCGATCAATTGAGAAGCATGAAGTTGCCGAAGGAAAACCTTGTGACTGTCATGATGAAATGCAAGGAAAATTAACGTCAGCATTCTTTCACGGTGCTGACAATGTTTTCTGGATGTCACAGAAGCAGTCAGATTTGTACGTGGAACGTTTTCCTTTTCTTTCCGGTGGTAATAATCATATTTTATCTTCTGTGTTCTCTATTAACACTCTAGATAAGCTAAAAGAACTAAGAAGTAAATATCGCGGCAAGAAAAACGACAAGTGGTTAATAATTGGCTCTACAAGCTGGATTAAGGGTGCAAGTGAGTCAGAAGAGACTTGCAAAATAAATAATTTAGAATACGAAACAGTCTGGGGTTTACCTTATGAGGAAATGCTAGAAAAATTGGCACAATCAAAAGGACATGTTTACTCTCCTCCTGGTGGAGATACATGCCCAAGAGTCGTTATAGAGGCTAAACTTTTAGGCTGTGATCTTTTAATTAACGATAATGTCCAGCACAAATATGAAGACTGGTTCAATAGCAGGGTTGAGGTAATTGATGAGTATCTAAGAGAGTCACCAGATAGATTCTGGAAAGTTATTGAAAGTCAAATCAATCATGTACCTACTATTAGTGGCTATACAACAACACGTAATTGTATTTCTCAAAAATATCCCTTTAAGCAATGTATTGAGTCACTTTTAGGATTTTGTGATCAGGTTGTTGTTGTAGATGGCGGTTCCACAGATGGGACGTGGGAGGCTCTGGAGGAACTTTCTGTCGCAAATGATAGAATTATCATTGCACAAAACAAAAGGGACTGGGACCACCCTCGCTTCGCTGTATTTGATGGTTTACAAAAGGCTTACGCTAGAAGTTTATGTACTGGAGAATGGTGTTGGCAAATGGACTCAGATGAGGTTGTTCATGAGAAAGATTATGGCAAAGTAAAGGAAGTTATTAAAAGATTACCTAAAGCAACAGATCTCATTGCATTACCTGTTATTGAATACTGGGGAGGCCCAGAGAAAGTTCGCATAGATGTTAATCCTTGGAAATGGAGGCTGAGTAGAAATAGAAAATATATTACACATGGAATACCTAAACAACTTAGAGTCATTGATGAAGAAGATCAATTATATGCTAGGCCAGGAACTGACGGATGTGATTATATTGATACAGAGACACATGAAATAATACCTTGCACAACATTTTACACAAAAGAAGTGCACCAGCTTAGAGAAAATGCATTTAAAAATGGTAATCAAGGTGTAAATGGTTACGAAAATTGGTATAATCAAATAGTAAACGTTCTGCCTAGTGTTTATCATTATTCTTGGTTTGACATAGAGAGGAAAATCAAGACTTATCGTGGATACTGGACAAAGCATTGGCAAAGTCTATATAATATTAAACAAGAAGATACTCCTGAAAACAACATGTTTTTTAAAAAGAAATGGTCTGATGTAGCAGATGAAGAAATAGAACAGTTATCAAAAGAGCTAGGAGAGAAAATGGGTGGTTGGATATTTCATGAGCCCATTAACTTTAATAAACCTACACCTTGGGTAAAAATAAATAGAGGTCAACCTGAGTTGATGAAAAGTTGGAATGATAAGAAATAATGACACCTAATAAAGTAATTTTCATAACGCCAATGTACAACTCAGAAGAGTACTTACCAGAATTAGTGTCGTCAATTATATCTCAAAAAAATCAAAATTGGGAACATATAATAGTTGATGACATGTCATCTGATGAGAGTTATGAAAAAGCTTTAGAATTAACCAAAGAATATTCTAGATTTAAAGTAATAAAAAGTAATGAAAAGAAATATCCGATTAGAATTACTATTGAAGAAAGTAAAAAATATCAAGATGAAAATGTAATAATAGCGATGATTGATTCTGACGACGCACTAATGAATAATAATACAGTAGATATTATATTAAATCATTATAGTGATGAAGAATTAGATACAGCTTGGACTGCACATTACTGGGATGTTCACGGCATGAATATATCAGGAGATTTATATCCTGATGAAGATCCTTACGAAGTAGATTGGACAACATCACACCTTAAAACTTTTAGATCATCCATTGTCAAAAATTTAAGTAATAAAAACTTTAAAGATGATCAAGGTAAATGGTTTAAATCTGCTTCTGACCAGGTAGTGTACTTACCGCTTTTGTACATTAGTAGGAAGCGAAAATTCATAAGCGATATCTGTTACCTGTATAGGGTTAATTTAAAAGGTGAGACTAATACAAATACGCATAATCAACAATCTACTGTTGATTTTATTAGAAAGCGAGGTTTTATAAAATGAAAGATAATGTAAAGCATATAAGTGAGTGTAAAAAAACTGACAAACCTTGGGGTTATGAAGTACTATGGGCTCAGACAGATGAATATGTTGCAAAATTAATGCAAATTAGAGCCGGTCATAGAATGAGTCTACAATATCACGAAAAGAAAGAAGAGACTTTATACGTAATGTCTGGATTGTTAATTGTTTGGCAAAGTGAAGATGATGAAAAATGGATTGCACTCCGCCCCGGTGACATATATCACGTCAAACCCGGTCAAATTCATAGGTTTGGTGCAGACGCTACTGGTGATACAATGCTAATGGAAGTCAGTACAAATTTTTTAGATGATGTTTTTAGAATAAAGGATGATTATGAAAGATAAAAATGAAAGATATTTTAAGGTAGGCAAGGTAAATATTGATTTAGATAATTTCTTTAAGACTGACTGGGATCAGGTTAAAGTTAATGCATTGATTGACTTATTATACTTTCCTTTAAGAATATTAAATTCTTTGGAAGGAGTTGAGATAGACAAAGAGTCTAATCAAAAAATATATCAAATATTTGAAAGAGAGATTAATCATAAATCATATTATGAACTTTCACAAAGCTGGAAAGCTTTGTTTGGAGAGGGTTCTTTTTTACCTTATCATTTAGACGGCTGTATTTTAGATGGTGATGAAGAATCTTTTGACATTCCTGTTTTTGAGCATATTTTAAAAAATAACGATATCAAATCTATTATTGATGTAGGCTGTGGCTCCGGACATGTAACAAATTATTTCAAAGAAAAAGGTAAAATATGCACTGGCGTTGATGGCTCACCAAGAGCAATAAAATATGCCAGGAATAAATTTAAAAACATAGAATTTATAGAACATGACTTTGCAAAAGGTAAAAACAATATTGTAATTAGTCATGATATAGCAATATCAATAGAATTTTTAGAGCATGTCGAAGAAAAGTACCAAGAAAATTATATGAATATATTCGAAAAATCAAAAAAGTGTTATGTTACTTTTGCTCCGGAAGGACAACCCGGTTATCATCATGTCAATTGCAGAAATCAAGAATACTGGATTAATGTATTTGACAAATATAATTTTGATTTTTGCGAAGAAGAAACTGACTTAGTTAGATCTATTGCTAGCGGCTACTATTTTAAGAATAATGGTTTAGTTTTTAAAAAAAGAGAATAACAAATGAAAATTGTTACTAATGATTATCGCTGCGGAACTAGTTCTTCTATACTGGACTATAATATAGTAGATGTAGTAATTGTTTCTGAAGAAAATTACGATCATGTATATGATATAGAAGATGATCTTTTTTTTGTAGGGCATGATTTTTTATTCTACTTGTGGGACACAGAAGAAAAGGTGCAAAAATGGATATCACACAAGCACAGAAAAGCAGTTTGGTGCTTTGAAAGAATTGATGCAATAGTACCACAGTGGAAAGCAAAATCTGAATACAGTATATCCCTTCTTAAGCGGTTTGTAGACCAAATATACGTTTGTGACGAAGATGATGCAAATACTTATGGAGACTGGTTTCCACAGTGGGCCAGTAGAAAGTTTTTTGATAACAGAGATAAAAAGATAAACAATGATAAAATACTATTTTCCGGACAAGCAGGTAAACCTGAGTATGCATCAAGGAATAAACTTTTAAACGATATCATTGCAGACCGAGATCTCAAAAACAAAATTAATATTACTAATTTTTCTAGAGACTATTCTTGGGATGATTATTGCAATAATTTACTTTCTTATGAAAAAATATTAAATCCCGTAGGGATTCTAAGAGGTTTTAATACTAGAACTTACGAAGTATTATATTCAGGAAGACTTTTACTACAACAAACCTATGGTAATTACGCTAAGCATTCTAGCATAGTTGAATCATGTCCAAATGTTGTTTTGTTCCAAACTTTACCTGAATTAAAATCAAAAATTAAATTATTAAAAACTGAAGATAGTACAAAATTTTTTGAAAATAACAACATATATGCACGCTTCAAGTCTATAGGGTGTGAAATAAAATAAGAGAAAATAATGCAAATTACAGAGCAACAACTCAAAGATCAGTGGAAAAATTTATGTACAAACTTTCCACTAGTTTGTGGAATAAACACATACAATAATGAGCTAACTATATATGCTTGTTTACAGCAAGCAGTTAAAAACTTTCACAAAGTAATAGTATTTGATGACGGTAGTACAGATAGAACTTTTACGTTTATAAATAAATTTATTGAAGATTTTGAGCCTAAAAATTTAATAGTAATGTCTGTTGATCATATAGATCCCTGGCCTGATCAAAAAATTGAAAAAGATCATGGTCCTGATGAGGGTGTTCTTATGAAGAAGACTCATGCAAAATCAAAGGCAAAAGCTCATAGCATAATAAAACAAAATTTTCCTAATGCTTTGTATATTTCTTTAGAGTCAGATGTTATTTGTAATGACAACATAACAAGTAGAATCTATGATAGAATATCTAAGTGGGACGATCCCTTAAGGGATGTTGAATTTTTTAATGTTATGATGGCAATTGATAGAGAGTATTTTAGAGCAATATCATCATCAGAAGAAAAATGGATACCGTTAAAAGGTATAAAGCAAAGAGGCCCTTGTGACCATCCAGGAGACTGGACACTCGCTTGTTTTTGGAATGGAGGTATAACTAGCATACAACCTGATCCAAGTTTTCCTTACGGTGCATGTACATTTCCGTGGTCAGCAAAAAATCAAACACAGAAAAAAGGACAGGACACAGATAATCCTTATGGTTTCCACATGTACAATTATAATAACAAATGTCTAGATGCAGATGTATCTAAGTCTTTAAAATTTACTTATAAAGAACTTAATGATCCTTTTATAGATATAAATACTTTAAAAAATGTTTGGTTTCCTAAAGAGTTGAAAATAAATAAAGAAGGAAAAAGATATGTGGAGGTTTTGCAATGAGGTATGTTGTAACAGGAGGAAGGGGTTTTATAGGATCACATTTTGTTGAAAAATTGCTCAAATTAGGACACAGTGTAGTTGATATAGATAAAATGACTTATGCTGCTTCTAAAGAATTACCTTGGGACGATCATTCAAATTATACACATCTTAAAGAAGATATATGTAGTATTAATCACATACCTCCATGTGATTATTTAGTTAATTTTGCTGCAGAGTCTCACGTTGATAATTCAATACATGAATCAAAAACATTTTTAAAAAGTAATACAGAAGGTGTACACAATATACTGGAGTTACTAAGAGGAAAAGTATATGAAAGACCTCTTTTCATTCATATAAGCACAGACGAAGTCTATGGTGATACAATCAGTGGAACTTTTAAAGAAAGTGATGTTTTAAACCCGAGCAATCCTTACGCTGCCTCAAAGGCAGCTGCAGAAATGTTTGTTCTTTCTCATGGTAGAACTTATGGAATAGATTATATTATCACTAGATCTGGCAACAATTATGGTGAGAGGCAATATATTGAAAAATTAATAGCAAATACAATCGACTGTATGAAACTAGGCAGAAAAATACCTATTCATGGTGATGGTATGTATATTAGAGATTGGATATACGTCAAGGATAATGTAGATGCTATACTAAAAATAATAGAGTCTGGCCAAAAAAATCAAACATTTAATATTGCTTCTCACAATGAAATGACCAATTTAGAAGTTGTAAGAACAGTTGTTTCTTGGTTTACTGATAAAGACTACAAAGAGTTTATCAACTTTGTCCCAAATAGATTAGGTCAAGATGTTAGATATTCAATATGCAATAAAAAAGTTAAAAAATTAGGTTGGATACCGAAGCACACAAAAGGAATAAAGAGGTTTATAAAATGAGAAATTTAGTAACAATATCAGATAAAAAGTATCTAGAAAAAGGAATAACATTATTTGAGTCGTTAATGAATACACAGTCAGAAAAAAGTTTTACTTTATTTTATATTTGCTTAGATGATCAAACATTTAAAAAGATTGAAGAAATTTCTAAAAATAATAGTCATGTCAAACCAATTCACATTAATAGTGTAGAAAATGATAATTTTGAATTGAAAGCACATAGAAAGTGTACTCCTTCTAATGAGGCAATTTCTAATGGAAACGCACAGGGAAGAGACCCAAGTTATATACAGTTTTGCTGGTCCCTATCTGCATATATGTGTCATTATTTTTTAAATAGAGTAGGATTGGATAACATTTACTACCTAGATGCTGATTTGTTTTTCTATGAAGACTTGAAAATTTTTGATGATGAGTTAGATAATAGAAGCATCGGTATTGTACGACACAGAATAGATTATCTACCGGGAAGTGGCGAATATAATGTCGGCATAGTATATTTTAAAAATGATTATCAAGGTAAGCAATGTTCGCTATGGTGGAAAAAACAACTTTTCAAAGATCCTAATAGCAATCCATATTATGCTTGGTATGGGCAATGTGGCGATCAAAAATACTTAGAACTTTTTCCAAAGATCTTTGGAGATTCTGTTGCAATTATTGACAAAGATATTGGGCATTTAGCGCCTTGGAATGCTACTTTTCATGAATACAAAGATGGTAAAGTGATTTGGGAAGGCAGAAAACAGACTTTACTATACTTTCATTTTGCACATTTTAAAAGAGATCAAAAGACAAATAATTACAAAACCTCTTATAATAATGAGTGGATATGGGGTGCACCAGAACTTTATCATAGTTTTGTAAAAGACAAATATGATGATTATTATTTAAAGACAAAAGATGCAATCGAAAAATACAAAATAACGGAAATAGATAATGAGTAATTTAAAGAGTAAAATAGCATTTGGAATGATAGTTTTTGAAGGCGATTATGTTTTAGAGGCAAGTTTAGAATCAGTTTACCCTTATGCTTCACAAATTTTAATTGCTGAAGGACCGGTCAAATTTTGGCAAGACAAAGGAAGAGTCACATCAAAAGACAACACTAATAGTATTATTGATAACTTCCCGGATCCTGAGAATAAAATAACAATAGTTCATGGTCAATTTTCTGAAAAAGACGAACAGTGTTCTGCTTATATGAAATATCTCAAAGACGATATTGACTTTGTTTGGAATCTAGATTCTGATGAAGTATTTAAAGGTGAAGATATTGAAAATTTAATAAAAATAATGGAAGACAACAACTATACTAGCGCTGATTTAAAAAGCTGCAGTTTTTTTGGAGGATTCGACAGGTACATCGGAGGCTTTGAAGAAAAGAAAGGAAACTTTCATAGAGTGTTTAAAGTTTATCCAGGATCTACTTGGCTGACTCATAGACCTCCAACAATAATTCATAAAAAAGAATATGATCATATACCTAAAAAGCACATTGATGGCGATACACTATGGTTTAAACATAACATTCGAATGTATCACTATTCCTATGTTTTTCCAAATCAAGTAAAAAATAAAATTGAGTACTATGAAGCAAAAGTTAGTAAAGAAAACTGTTTTAAAAATTATTATGAAACAATCTATAAACCATGGGTGACTTCAAGCAGTGAAGATGAAAAATTTAAAATAGAATCAATTAACAGTGGCGTTCATGAATTTATTAAAAGTGTAAGAACACACGCTTATACAAAGAAATTTTTAGGTTCTCACCCAGACGTAATAAACAAAAGAATTAAAAACTACAAGGAAAGAATCATGAGAGAAATTAAAAAAGATAATGAAAATCAATGCTGGGACAATCCAAACATATACAAACATATGCTAGATGGAGCTAAAGGTAAGATTTTTGCCAAACTAGAGCATTCAGATCACTGGCCTCATCTTAAGAGTCTACTAGACATAAGCAGTAAATCAGGTTCTAAAAAATTATGTGATTTAGGTTGTGGGGCAGCTGCACTAGGTGAAATTTATAAAGATATGGAGTATACGGGCAGTGATTTAGATAATGTCATAGAAAATGTTGCTCAAAAATTTTATCCAGAAGGTAATTTTATAAAGTCAGATATTAAAAGATCAAATTTGCAATTTTTAAATAATTTTGACTGTATTTTGCTTAATGGGCTTATAGAAGTTGTTGAAAATCCTATTGAGTGTTTGGATAAAATATTAAAAAATGCAAAACATCAAGTAATTATTCATCGTCAATGCATTGGTAACGAAACTAAATCTTGGCTCATCCCTTCTTACGGAGGAATGGACTCTTATAGAAGTCAATTCTCTGAAAATGACATTAACAATCTATTGTCTAAGCATAACTTTAAACTAATTAAACTAATTCATATACAGCAACTTGATCAGTATAGTTTTTTAATTGAGAAAAATAAATGAAATTTTTAGATACAACTTCTGAATATATTTTTTTTAAAAAAGAGATAGACAGTATTGTCAATAAAACTGCAATGAGTGGGAAATACTTATTAGGAGACAATACAAAAAGTTTGGAAAGCAAATTTAATCTAATAGTAGGGAATGAATATAGTAACGTAGCAGTTAAAAACTGTACAGATGCAATTACTATGATTGTAAAGAAAATATGGCGTCCTAATATGCCAATTATTTTGCCAAATTTTGGAGCTTACCCTACAAGCGTAGCAGTTCATGCAATAACTAAAAATGTTCATTATGTTGATGTTGATAAAACTTTTACTATTGATGCTGATAAGCTTCCAGACATTAAAAACGGAATTATAATACCTGTTCACTTATTTGGGAATAACTGTGACATGAAAAAAATTATGGATTACGCAAAGTCTAATAATCACATTGTCATAGAAGACTGTGCTCAATCAACTGGATCTGGTACTGGAAATTTTGGGCACTACAGCGTTTTTAGCTTTTATCCAACAAAACCCTTAGCGTCGATGGGTGATGGAGGAATGATATGTACAAGAATGGGTGACGAAGAATATTTTAGAAAATTTAGATTCTATGGGCAACTAGGAAGAAATATGGAGTTTGTTGGTATTAACTCTAGAATTGATGAATTCCAAGCAGGTATTGTTCTTTCAAAATTAAGTAAATTTCATGAACTTAATGAAAAAAGAAAAGAAATAGCTTGCAGATATTCTGAGTTTGTTGTAGGCATGAAACCTAGAGGAAACTGTGTATATCACCAGTTTCCATTGCTTTTTAAAAATAGAGAAAAAGTAATTAATTTGATGAAAAATCTTAAAATTCCTTTTATAATTCACTATGAAAAACACGTAACAGACTTTAAATTTTTAAACGATCTAAATTATAAAGCAAATTTTAGAGTATCTGATAAAATATTATCAATACCAGTGCATCCTTTTATGAGGGAGGATGAAATCAAAATAGTATGTGAATTCTTAAAAGAAGTAGGTAAATATGAAATTAAGTAGTAAACTAGTGTCTGGAGAAAGAGGTGATCTTAATGAATTTAGTTTTGATAAAATAGATATTAAAAGAATATTTGTTGTTTCTAATGTTCCTGACGGATCGATAAGAGGATATCATGCCCATAAAAATACAAGACAGTATCTTTGTTGTATAGCAGGCAAGTTAGAAATTGTTTTAGACAATGGAAATGAAAGAACTAAATATTTTTTAGAAAAGTCTGACTACATATATCAAGATTCTCTAATTTGGTCAGAAATAAAGTTTATTGATAAAGAATCAAAACTGCTTGTTGCCAGCGCTACCCGTCATAACGAAAGCGACTATATAAGAGACTATAAAGAATTTACTCTTCTAACGAAAGGACAAAACAAGTGAACAAAGATAAGGTACTTATTATAGGAAATAAGCCATATAAAAATCTAAGCATAGGAAAGTTAATTGATAATTTTCAAAACAATGTAAGATGTAATTTTTCTATACCTTTGCCAGAATTTAATAATGGGGCAATTTACGACGAGTTAGCCTTGTGCAATCATCAATGGAGTAATCTAGTACAAAAAAATCTTTCCTTAGACGACATTATTAAAATTTATCGAGATGCATATAGTGTCGAATATATGCAGAAGTACTATAGTTTATATAAAAAAAGTCTGAAAAATTATAAAAGGGTATGGTATGCGAAAGAAGATACTAGAAATTTTAACATAGGGTTGTCAATAATTGGTTGCCCGTATACACTTAATGCAATACCTAGAACGGGATATACAGCAATGTTGCAAAAAATTCTAGAAGGCAAAGATGTATTCGTAACTAATTTTAGTATCCAAAAAGAAGTTCGTTATACGTCATATGTATGCAAAGAATATGCTTTAAAAATATATGAAAGCGAAAAAAATAAAAAGCAAGGAAAAAAAGAGTCTGTTCCAACTTGTCATGATTCTGAAACAGATGTGAAAATTTTGAGATGGCTTCATGACAATAAAATAATTGATGCATCTTTATGTTTTTTACAAGATGTTGATGATAAAAATTTTCTCTTAGATTTTGAGTCAGAAAAATTAATAGTATCAGACTTCATTAGAGAATTAATCTACAAATTCAAAAGAAATAAAGAAAAAATATTAAAAATGAAAACTTTTAATCAGAAAGAATAAGCTTATTCTTTGTAAATTAAAAATAATATATGTATAATAACAACAAATATTAAATATTGGATTGCAAAAGTGACTATAAAAAGAAAAATATTAAAAATGAAAACTGGCAAATTATTTACAAATATCACAAAAGAAGTTGTTGAATTTTGCAATATTCAAGAAGTAAAAGAAGGAATAATTTGTATATTCTCAAAACATACAACATGTTGTGTTAAAATATTAGAAGATGAATTATTTCACAAAGCTGATGTTAGGTTTTTTCTTGATAAAATAGCACCAAAGTGGAAAGAACCAGAAGGTGATCACAAAAATATAAAATATCTTCACGATCTTATATCATTAAGAGAAGATTGTCCTTTAGATGAGCCAATAAATGGTCATAGTCACATAAGAAGTTTATTTTTTAATTCTTCTGAAACAATACCTGTAATTGATGGATCACCCATACTAGGGAAATGGCAAAGTATTTTCGTAGTTGAGCTAGATCCGACTAGAGACAGGGAAATATCTTTAACATTTTTAGAAGGGTAAATGATGAAAAATCAGAAATATAATTTTTTATATAGATCATCTTCAACAGATAGCGTAAAAGCAGAGCTTGGTACAATTGAAAAAGACGCATCTGGATTTAATGGATTGTTTAACCCAGAGAGATTCAGGGGCGAAGAGATAATAAGAAAACTTCTTTCTAAAGATTTTTCAACAGTTTTGGATATTGGTGCAGGAAAGAAAGAGCAGACAAACTTTCTATCGAAACATGGAAAAAAAGTTTACACAAACGGTATCACAAAGGGCTCAAATGCTTTAGACTTCTATGACTATGATGGAGATTTTAACTCTATTAGTTTTAATAAAAAGTTTGATGCATCTTTATGTAGTCACGTCTTAGAACATCAGCTTAATACTCATGAGTTTTTAGAAAATGTTGTAAGCGTAACAAAAGAGAATGGATACATTGTAATAATAGTGCCTCCAAGAAAACCGTTTATTATAGGAGGACATGTCAGTATATGGAATGCAGGCCTTGTTTTATATCATCTTGTTCTTGCTGGAGTTGACTGCTCTGTCGAGTGCAATATAAAACAATATGACTATAATATTGGAATAATTGTTAAAAATGTTCCCATTAAAGAGGACATAAAGAGTAGTATAACTTTTGACGGCGGTGATATTGATAACTTTTTATCAAAATATTTCCCCGTCAATGCTCATGATGGATTTAACGGAGACATAATGGAGTTTAACTGGTGAAAATATTTACATATATTAAAAATAATTCATCTCGAATATCGAGAAAGAACTTTAAGATACTAGGGGGTATACCCTTGTGGAAGCATTTAATATACAATGTTAATTCATTTTCTGAAGTTTTTATAGACACTGATAGTCAGGAAGTTATAGATGAGTGCAATAGAGACGAAATGCTGATGGGTGTTACTGCTTACTCTAGGTCTCAAAAGTTTATAGACATGGAGAACGATCTAAAAAATAAATTAAGCCCTGCGCTTCTAATGACTAAAAATTTTTTATCTAAATTTGTAGATGATGAAAATGAAGTAATTGTTTTAACACATGTAACTTCTCCATTTTTAAAAATTGAAACAATTTTAGATGCAATTACTTTCCTGGGTAAAGGATACGATGCAGTTCATTCAGTCACTTCAAAACAAGATTTTGCATGGTTGAATTCTTTTGATTACCCGATCAATTTCAACCCTAGCGTTGTACAAAGAACACAAGATTTAGAAAAGATTTATTTCTCAAATGGTGCTTTTTTTATATTCACAAAAAAAACTTTTCTAGAAAACAATAATAGATTTGGTAAAAAAAATTACTTGTATGAAATCAATGATGTTGAAGGGATAGAAATTGATACTTTGAATGACTTAGATTTTGCGAAAATAGTTTATAAAGGAGTTAAAAATGGAAATAATTGATGTTACACTTAGGGACGGTGGTCACGCTGTTAATTTTGATTGGCCTGTTCATGTTGCTAGAGAATATTATAAATTAATTTCTAATATTGACAGTGTAACTTATGTTGAAATGGGTTACTGGAAGCAGACTTCAAAGACTAGTAATAGATTCTACAATCTAGATATAGCGAAATTAGTAGAAGTCATTGGTGATAAACCAAAAAAGAAAGTTGCTGTAATGATAGACTATCACTATTGCAAAAAAGACTTAAACGAATATCCAGACTGTAAACAAAATGTTGTTGGAATGATTAGAGTCTGTAGTAGAAAAAATGATATCGATAAAGCACTCCCATTTATCCAGAAATTAAAAAATAAGACAGGCTTGAAAGTAAGTCTTAATGTTTTCAACATTTCAAATTACAGTAAAAAAGAAATAGATGATGTTGCAGAAAAAGTAAAAAATTATAATTTAGATTATGTTTACTTTGCTGATACGCACGGCTCACTTGATTTTGAAGTAGATAGTCAAAGATTTAAAGATGCAGTTAGTGTCTTAAGAGAAAGTAATATAAAGGTTGGTATGCACTTACATGACCATAGAGGTAAAGCTTATAGTAACTTTAAGCACCTTAAAAGTATTGGTTTTACTGGTTTCGATGCATCTACGAGAGGCATGGGAAAAGGTGTTGGTAATTTAAGATTAGAAAATGTTATTGAAGACAAAGAATTAATTGATCTAATGAGCTTTGTTGCTAGAAATGAAAAAAAATTCACTATGAGAGCAAGTCCATACGGAGTAATTACAGCCAAATATGGAATTACTGATTATTACGCGTATTATGCAGAAAAAAATAAAATTACTATCGAATTATTTGATAGAATATGTAAAAACATAGAAGACATAGATAAAGATGTCTTCAATATAGAAAAGATAAAATAAAATGAAAGTAATAATAACAGGCACAAGTTCAGGTTTAGGAAAGGCTCTCGCAAATCAATTTGTAGAATTAGGTCATGAAACGATAGGTATCAGTAGATCTAATTCTAAAGAAACAAAATATGTTTGTGACTTAAGTGAAGATAGAAATATTAAAAACACTCTTAGTAAAATAACTACTGAGTATGCTAACAAGTCTATAGAGTATTTATTTTTAAATGCAGGTGTTTTAGGAGATATTAAAAAAGCTTCAAAAGTAGAAAACAAGGAGCTCCAAGAAGCTTTGCAAGTTAATTTATTTGCAAACAAACTAATAATTGATACTTTTTTAAATTCTAAAGTTAAAGTTAAAAACATTATAATGATATCGTCAGGAGCTTCTATTAAAGCATACGATGGTTGGCTTTCTTATTGTTTGTCAAAAGCAGCATTAAATCAACTTGCCAGATGCTACGCTATAGAAAATACAGATATAAATTTTCTAAGTTTAGCTCCAGGAATAATTCAAACAAAAATGCAAGATAAAATTATTGAATATTCTACAGAAAAATTTTCTTCAATTAAGAAATTTAAAGATTTGTACGGAAAAAATCCATCACCAGAAGAAATTGCAAATAAAGTAATTAGAAGCTTAGGAACGCTTAATAAACAAAAAAGTGGAAGCTTTTTTGACTTAAGGAGTATAGATGATTAGTAAGATATACAATGAAAATGACAACAGACCTTCACTACTTAAGGATGAATTTAAGCAAATAGGTGTTGATTTCGACGGTGTTATTCATGCATGTTCAAAAGGTTATCATGATGGAACAATTTATGACGATCCTATACCCGGCTCATTGGAAGCTGTAAAAAGATTAGCCAGTAAATATAAAGTAATAGTATATACTGCCAAAGCTCGTCATGACAGGCCATTAGTTAACGGAAAAACTGGTGTTGAATTGGTTTGGGAGTGGCTCAAAGAAAAAGGGTTTAGTAAGTATATTTCCGAAGTGACAGCTGAGAAGCCAAGAGTAGTTTTTTATATTGACGACAGGGCGATTAGGTTTACAGATTGGAAACAAACAATAAGAGAATTAAATTCATTTGGGATAGATATAGATGGAACATAGAGTCTTCCGATATGCATGTAAGTTTACTGATAAATAGAACTAGAAGGAAAAATTTATGAATATTCTGATAACAGGAGGTACCGGTTTAGTGGGCTCATCCTTTAAAAATATTATAACAGATAATAAACTTGCTTACATAGGGTCAGAATACGACTTAACAAAAAAAAGAGAGTCTGATCGTATGTTATACGATTTTTCTCCTGATGCTGTAATACATCTCGCTGCTAAAGTTGGAGGTGTAAAAGGTAATATGACAATGATGTATGATTTTTACACAGACAACATTAAAATCAATACAAACGTTATTGATTCTTGTAAAGAGTTTGGAATAAAAAAAGTTGTGTCTCTTTTATCCACATGTGTTTATCCGGATAATGTTAAATATCCGTTAACTGAAGATCAAATTCATAATGGTGAACCTCATGTTAGTAATTATGGATATGCATATGCAAAAAGAATGTTAGACGTACACAGCAGAGCAGTAAGAAGCCAACATAACTTAAATTATATAACAGCAATACCTAACAACATATACGGCCCCAATGATAATTTTGATTTAGAAAACGGACATGTAATACCTGCGATAATTAGAAAAATATATGAAGCAAAAAAGACAAATAAGATTCCGGTGTTCTGGGGTTCCGGTATGCCGCTTAGAGAGTTTACATGTTCAAAAGATATAGCAAGGGCTATTCTACGCTTACTAGAGAATTATAATGGAATCAATCCAGTTAATATTGGTAAAACAGGAGATGTTAGCATCAAAGAGGTCGTCGAAATAATATCTGAGTGTTTAAGCTATAGCGGTGAAATTCAATGGGATAAGACAAAACCAGAAGGTCAGTACAAGAAACCAAGCAGTAATAAAAAATTTTTGAACATGTTTGAAGATTTTGAGTATACTTCTTTTAAACAAGGGATTAAAGAAACTTGTGAGTGGTTTGTAGAAAAATATCCAAAAGTAAGAGGAGTTTAAATTGAAAACAGCACTAATCACAGGAGTAACTGGTCAAGATGGTTCGTATCTTGCTGAATTACTTTTGAGTAAAGGTTATCAAGTAATTGGAATTAAAAGAAGAAATTCTTTGATATCAACTGATAGAATTGATCATATAATGAATGATGAAAAATTGGTTTTAAATTTTACACTTGTTTATGGTAATATGAATGATTCTGGTAATTTGCACAGAACTCTACTAAAGTACAAACCTGATGAAGTATACAATCTGGCAGCACAATCTCATGTTAGAGTTTCTTTTGATACTCCTGAAGAAACAACAGAGTTTGTGGCAATGGGAACATTAAGACTCTTGGAAGCAATGAGAAATGTCTGCCCAGAAGCAAGATACTACCAGGCATCTTCATCAGAAATGTTTGGAGACAATCCGGATCATCCTCAGAATGAAGACACTAGATTAATGCCGGCTAGCCCTTATGCTTGTGCAAAAACATATGCACATAATATATGTAGGAATTATAGGCAGTCTTATGGTATGCATATTTCTTCTGGGATACTATTTAACCATGAAAGCCCACGAAGAGGTGAGACTTTTGTCACAAGAAAGATTACAATTGCTGCAGCAAAAATAAAATTAGGCTTACAGAAGAAATTATATTTAGGAAATTTAGACGCAAAGAGGGATTGGGGGCATGCCAAAGATTATGTTGAAGCTATGTGGTTAATGTTGCAGCAAGATATACCCGATGATTATGTCATAGCGACTGGTGAAACTTGTGCTGTATCTGACTTTTTAAGAATTGTGTTTGACATTGCTGGGTTAGATGAACGTAAATATGTGGAAATAGATGAAAGGCTTTATAGGCCTCATGAGGTACCACTTCTACTCGGAGACGCTACAAAAGCTAGAAAAAAATTAAATTGGAAACCTAAGTACGACGTATATAAACTTGCAAAAGAAATGTATGAGGAAGATTTAAAGAAGTTACAAAATAAGATTAGTGGAATAGTTGAATGAAGAAAAATATTAACATAGGAATTATTGGTCAAGGATTTGTAGGTTCTGCAATCAAAGCAGGGCTTAAAAACTTTTATAAAATTAGAACTTATGATATTGACAGGACTAAGTGTGATAGTACACATAAGCAAGTTTGCTTAGAATCAGATATTATTTTTATGTGCTTACCTACCCCAATGCGTAAAGATGGGTCATGTGATACAAGAATATTAGAATTAGCAGTTCGTGAAGTCGATTTAGCAGTTTATCAACATGTTCATAGACCAACTATTGTCATAAAATCAACAGTTCCTCCAAGTACTACCGAAAGATTAAACGCTATGACATCTTACTGCGATGTTTGTTTTAGCCCAGAGTTTTTAACAGAAGCAAATTCATTTGAAGATTTTAAAAATCAAAGTAGAATTATCATTGGAGGCACAGGCGCAAAAAAAGTAAAACAGATGTTTAGAAAACCTTTTCCTGATATTCCTATCGTAGTAACTAAATCAGAAACAGCAGAAATGGTTAAATATTTTACTAATTGCTTTTTAGCTACAAAAGTAACGTTTGCAAATCAAATGTATGAAATTTGTGAAAACACAGGTATAGATTATGATAAAGTTTGTGAATATGCGCTATATGACGATAGGATTGGAAAGAGTCATTTAGCAGTTCCTGGTCCCGATGGAGATCGTGGTTTTGGAGGTCATTGCTTTCCAAAAGATTTGGCTGCAATGATTAACTTTTCTGATGGAAAAGAAGTTGATAATCATTTTTTGGCATCCGTTGAAATTTATAACAACGAGATTAGAACAAACAAAGATTGGTTAAGAATGAAAGGAAGAGCAGTAAGTGACGATTAGCTTAGTAACAGGCGGTTGTGGATTCATAGGCAGTCATATTGTCGATAGACTTCACAGTATAGGACATCATGTAATTGTAATTGATAATTTATCTTCACCTGAAAATGAAGACTTTTATTATCACAAGGACGTAGTAAATGTTAAGTACCATATTAAAGATATTAGTAAAGATAATTGCAGCGAGTATTTTAATGGTGTCGACTATGTTTTTCACCTTGCTGCCCGTAGTCGTATTCAACCTACTATTAATTCTCCTAACGAATGTTTTGAAGTAAATGTTGTAGGTACACAGAGGGTTCTAGAATGGTCACGGTTAAACGGAATTAAAAGAGTCATATATTCAGGTACTTCTTCACTTTACGGCAAACAGAATATAATACCGTTCAATCCTAATATGCCGGCAGATTGTCTTAATCCATATTCTATGTCAAAATGGATGGGTGAAAGGATATGCGATCTTTATAGTCAAGTTTATGGACTACCAAGTATTGTTCTAAGGTATTTTAATGTGTACGGCCCGAGAGAACCGCTTAAGGGCGAATATGCACCTGTAATTGGTTTACTTAAAAGGCAAGTCAAAAACAACAAACCTATGACAATTGTCTCTCCCGGAACACAAAAAAGAGACTTTACTTACATAGATGATGTTGTTAATGCAAACATTTGTGCTATGAATAAATTGGTGCAAGAAGTACTTCATAAAGTATACAATGTTGGAACAGGAAAAAATTATTCAATACTAGAAATAGCATCCATGGTTGGAGATGAAAAAGTTTTGATTCCAGCTAGGCCTGCTGAGGTTGTCGAGACACTAGCAGACATTAGTGAGACAACTAAAGATCTAGGTTGGACACCGAAACATAATCTTGAGGATATAATTGATGACTACTAAAAAGAAGCGAAATTGGAGTAAAAATAGAAGTATTTTAAAATCTATTTCTAATCCAACAAAAGATGCATATGAAATTAAAATGAAGATACCTGAATTGACTTTTGAAGGTGTTAAGAATCAACCTGACTTTGGCCATCTTTACATAACTTTTTATCCGTCTGATAAGGTGATAGAATTAAAATCACTAAAAGAGTACTTTTTTGCATTTAGAAGTCAAATTTATTCATATGAGAGAATAATTAATGTAATTTATGATGATATGACGGCTATTTACAATCCTACCAGGCTAAGACTAGTATTGATTTGCAACCCAAGAGGCGGAATATCTTCTAAGCTAACAGTCGACTCAGACTGGGGTGTCAGGGGCGGTAAAGATCAATTCAGGGATTGGGTTGGACAAAAGGATGAATGGTAGTGGCTGATTCAAGAGATAAGTTTAATGACAATGTAAGTGGGTCCGTCAAGATTGGTAGTAAAGAATACTCTTTTTACGTTGACAGGGAATGTATTTTTTGTCATGTCTGTTCACAAGCTGCACCTAGCAATTTCAAAGCAAGCGACGAAGGAGATCATGATTTTGTGTATAAGCAGCCTGAAAATGAAGAAGAATTAGAAGAGTGTTATGATGCTATGGAACAATGCCCAGTTTATGCAATAGGAGACGATGATGTCTAAATTACATAAATGGAATGTATTATGTGTAAAAAAATTTACTTATCCAATGCCTAGGCATACAGAGTTTCAAGTAGATTCTAAAACTCATTTAGGCGCAGCAATGAAAGCATCAAATAAATTAAAATCTATAGATGATCAGGAATGGATCATTAAGTCTGTTTACTGGTTAGATCCAAAAAGTTACGAAGTAAAGTAAAATGCTTAGTCCTAATGTAAAAACTTTGTTTTCTTATTATAATCTTAACAGAGGTATAATAGAATGAGCAAAAATAATTTATTTCCAACAGGGAAGCCACATATTTCTTTTTCTGAAATCAAACAGTGGAAAGAGTGCAGTTATCGTCATAAGCTAGTCTACATTGATAAAATAGACACTTTCCAAGACTCACCCTACTTGCACTTTGGAACTGCAGTTCACGAAGGCTGTGAGACCCTGCTAGAGACAAAGCAAGTTGACCGTGATAAGATAATAAAGGTAATGAAAGAAAGCTGGGAGACAGCTGGATTTGAGAACCCAGAGTGGTATTCTAAGCAGCCTGGATGGTACAAGCATGAGCCTGTTGAAACTTGGGAATCTTGGGCTAACAATATGTGGGATGAAGTCTTAGGATACTTAGATAAGGAACTTCCAGGTTGGGAATGTTTTGAAGCAGAGGAACAATTATATGAACCGATTGAAGATATAGATGCCCCATTGTCTTTCAAAGGGTTTATTGATGGAGTTTTGAAAGTACCAAAAAAGAGAGGAAAGGGTCATGAATATTGGATTATTGACTGGAAAACTTCAGGATCCTGGGGTTGGAGAAGGGATAAAAAGCAAGACTTAGGAATGACAGCACAGTTAATTTTATACAAGCACTTTTGGGCTAAAAAACATAATATTGATCTAAAAGATGTTCGCTGTGGCTTTGTTTTGCTTAAAAGGGGTGGAAAAAAGGGAAAAGTGTGTGAATTAGTAAAAGTTTCAGTTGGGCCGAAAACATACGAGAAGGGCATGAAGTTAATGAGGAGTATGATAAAAACAGTCAGACGGGGCATGTTTCTCAAAAATAGAAATAGCTGTAAATTTTGCCCGTATGAAAATACAGAACATTGCAGTTAACATACGGAACCAGAGCAGTAAAATCATATAAATATGAGGAAACTGCATGCAAGAAAAGAAACTTAAAATCTTGGCATTGTGTGATCATGCGCTATCTACAAGTGGCGTAGGCACGCAATCTAGACATTTATTTAACGGGCTTATTGAAAGGGGGACATGGTCAATTAGACAGTTTGGGGCTGCTATGAAGCATGAAAATTACGATACGATTGTTGTAAATGAAGACTTTGTAATCAAGCCAATAGACGGATTTGGAAACCCAGAACTTCTAAGGGTTACGTTAGCTGCTGAAAGACCGGATATCTTATTTATTTTTACTGATCCAAGGTTCTTTACTTGGCTCTTTGAAATGGAAGATGAAATACATCAAATCTGTCCAATTGTTTGGTGGCATGTATGGGATAATTATCCATACCCACAATTTAATGATTGGATGTATAAAGCCACAGATGCTATTAATTGCCATTCACATATGACTTATGAGATGGTTAAAAAAGTACACCCAGATAAAACAAGCTTTATACCACATACACTTCCTAAAAATGTATTTACTAGACTTAATGATTACGAGAAAGTTCAAATTAAATCACAACTGCTAGGTTTAGATAAGCTTGATTATTTTGTAGGTATTTGGGTAAATAGAAATGCTAAGCGGAAGAGACCGAATGATTTGTTGAGTTCTTGGAAAATATTTTTAGATAATCTTGAAAAAGAACACGGGCATAAAAAAGCAATGCTTATAATGCATACTGACCCGAGAGACAATGAAGGTCCTAATCTTTTGGCAACGACTGAACAACTAGGAATTCAACAAAATGTTGTTTTTTCGCAAGAAAGAATTGATTTTTCACAAATGAATAGCTTGTATAATATTGCAGACTTTTGTGTTAACATATCTTATGCTGAAGGGTTTGGGTTGGGTACACTTGAAGCTATGATGACAGGTACGCCTATCATTGCAACAAAAACTGGAGGCATGACAAGACAAGTAATCGATCATAGAGACGGAACTGAAAATGGTGTGGGTTTAGATGTTGAACTCAAAACAATGGTAGGTAGTCAAGGTGTACCTTACATTTATGAAGACTACGTTTCTTGTGACACAGTTGCTGAAGGTATTATGAAAATTTTTAACATGGATAAAGAAGCAAAACAAAAGCTTTCAGAAAAAGTTTTAGAATATGCACATACCCAATTTAATTATACAACAATGATTGATGCTTGGCATGACTCACTAGTTAATGTGCATAAAAACTGGAAAAGCAATTATAAAAGATGGGAGAAGATTACAATATGATAAAATTTAAAAGAAAAGTACTACTTAGGGCTCCTCTTTTAACAGTAAGTGGATACGGTGTTCACTGTAGACAAATATTTGATTATTTGTATAGTAGGAATGATCTAGATCTAACTGTCCAAGTTCTTAACTGGGGATCAACTCCGTGGATTGTTGACAGACATTCTGAAGATGGACTAATTGGTAAGATAATGATGTGCTCAAAACCAATAAAAGAAAAATTTGATGTATCAGTGCAAGTCCAGCTTCCTGATGAATGGGATGAAAGTTTGGCTCATCACAACATAGGCGTATCTGCTTTTGTAGAGACTGATATATGTAATCCCATGTGGTTAGATAAAGTCAATAAGATGAATGAGGTAATTGTACCATCAAATTTTGTTAAAGAAGTAGTTTTCAATACGGGAAATGTTAAAAAGAATATCGAAGTTATTCCTGAACACTATAATTACAATATTGATAAAAAGCAAAATAAAGAAAATTTTCATTTTGATAAGAAGTTTAATTTTCTAATACTTGGACAATTAACAGGTGACAACCCTGATAATGATCGAAAAAACATAGAAAATATGATTAAGTGGTATTGCGAAGAATTCAAAGATAACAGAAACGTAAATTTAATACTTAAGACAAATTCTGGAAGATGTTCTTTGAATGATCGATCTAGAACAGTTACAAGAGTTAGTGAAATAGTTGATAGAAATAGAAAAGGTAAATATCCTACAATTGATGTATTACATGGTAATTTGACAAGCAAAGAAATTGCTAGTTTGTTTAAAAACAATAAAATAAAGTGTTTATTGAGTGCTACTAGGGGTGAAGGATACGGTCTTCCATTAGTAGATGCTGCAGCGTCTGCAATGCCTATTGTTGTACCTGCATACTCTGGTCACATGGAGTTTTTAGAAAAAGAAAATATTTGTAGTTTAAATTACAAAATGAGTCAAATTCCACCAAATAGAATTGATGCAAGAATCTTTATGAAAGATTCTAAGTGGGCAGAAGTCGATGGCGACGATTTCAAAAATAAAATTAGAGATGTTTTTGAAAATTATACAGCCTATAGAAAAAAAGCACAAAGAATGCAACAAAGAGTTAGAAATAATTTTTCTAGAGAATCAGTTTTTGAAAAATATGATCAATTTTTTGAGAAGTATCTTGGGTAGACATATATATGTATTTAGGTTTTTGGTTTTGGTTGTCTGTTGTTTTAGTCTTGTTATTAGTGACATCACTATTTTATCTTTGGAAATTTGCAAATATAGTTCTTGAAACACAAGATTCAGTTGAATCTTGTCTAGATATTTTAGACAATAGATACCGTGCTATGTCAGAAATATTAGAAATACCTATTTTTTTTGACTCTATTGAAGTTAGAAGGTGTGTTGATGAAATTAAAAAATCCAGAGATTCAATACTTGTAGTTGCAAATATTTTAACTGGTCCTATGAAGCAAGATTTAGTAGAAGTTGATACAAAACAAATCACAGATAAGGACGATACAGATGGCAGCTAAAAGAACTAGAAATATTAAAGTTAAGAATAAGAATGAGACTAAACCGAAAAAGAAAAAGAAAAAACCTTATTTCGGAAAAGATGCTCATCAAGCAGTTGTAGATTATCAGAAATCAGACACAAGAGAAGAAAAAAATAGTATATATAACGAGAAAATTAAACCTTCTTTTGAAAAATTGGCAGAAAATTTAATTTTTATACACGGCTTTGCTGCTAGCGACTATTCATTAGTTGAGATAATGAAAAATGATTGTGTATCTTTTTTATATGAAACACTAGAAAAATTTGACCCAACAAGGAAAACTAAAGCTTTTTCTTACTTTAATGTTGTTGCAAAAAACTGGTTAATAATACAAAGTAAGAAAAGAATAAAAAATAGAAATAGACATGTAAGCATGTCAAATATGAGTAACTTAAGTAAATCAGATAAATCAAGTATTGAAAATTATCAAATAATTCCTTCACAAGAAACTATAATGATAATGAAGCAAAATAGAGAAATGTTAGATGTTTTACTTGTAAAAATTAAAAATAGATTATCAAATCAAAATGAAATAGCATGTGTTAATGCAATTATTACGTTATTTGCTAAAATAGAAGATTTAGATTTTTTAAATAAAAGAGCAGTATTTGTTTATATGCGTGAACTTTCTAATTTAACACCAAAGCAACTTTCTGTTGCAATGTCAAACATAAGAAAACATTATAGGGAGATAGTTAAATCTAACGATGATTTCAATGTTTTTATAACGTAATATGAGGTGCACATGTCTAAAAGTATTAAAGACGGAATAGAAAAAATAAGCAAAAAGAAAACAAAGATAGAACAGTTCTCAGATATTCTAGACGGTTTAACATCAACTGAAGATAAAAAGAAATTACTTTGGAAAGAAATATATGAAAATGCATTAGAAGATAGAAGCAGTGCAAAAATTCTTTTTGAAGACTTGATGTTGCAATCTAGAGGGAATGCAGCAAATCATTCTATGTTTGGGTCAATAATGTCAAAATACTTAGAGCGCATGTCTAAATGCAATGATCAGATTCTTAGATTAGCAGAATTAATAGCAAAAGAAGAAGACAAAAACCAGCTGTCTCCTGATGACATATTCAATCAGATAGAGGGGTAGCGAATGAGTGGCGGTCTTAAAATTAGAGATTTCCTATCAGGAAAAAGAGGATCTGATATAGCAGCAGCAGATTCAAGTAGCGAAAACACAAGAGACAGAATAACACAAATCGAGACTAGTTTCTTCAGTACTGTACTAGTTAAAGACGTCATTACTAATCCTGTAAATTTTCTAAACAAAGAATATAAAGGGCTTAAGAATAGATTTGCTTTGAAGGAAAAGTCATCCGGCGTTGCACTTTCTGATTCGCAGCTAGTCAACTTAATTCCTAGAAATAGCATTATAGGCTACAATTTAAGTTCAGCAGATGCAATATCGGACAAAAGCCCAGAGCTGTTCTTTCCATTTTTTTCTGGACACTTGTCTTTACCTCTAAAGCCTGGTGAATCTGTTTGGACAATAAGGGATCAAAATGGTAGAGGTTATTGGCTGAGTAGAAAAGTCTCATTTAGACAGGTTGAAGATTTAAATTATACAGTAGCTAGTAGGGAGTTGAATGTAGCAAGAAAAGATTCGATCGATCCGGATCAAAAAAACTTGACACAAGATGAAAATAATTATTTTAAAAATTTAATTGCAACAATTCCTGATGAAGGAAATTCACCCATATCAGTCGATGATATGGTTGCAGAGTCTATAGCTTATAAAGAAGAATTTATTGGAGAACCGGTACCAAGTTATTCAAAAAAATGTGGTGACTTAGTCTTACAAGGTTCAAACAATACACTAATTAGTTTAGGAACAGATCGTTCTTTTAAAAAGGAAAATAAGACAAGAATGGAGAAGCTTCACTCAAGAGTCTCAGAAACATTTAAAGCAGTAACTGATACATTTCTATCAGAAAATGACAATGTTCAGAACAAGGAAGCGAGTGATGGAGCATTCAAGTATTTCAAGCCAGAAATGGCTGGTTGTATTGAATTAGTAGCAGGTAGAGATATCGATAGATTGACACTTGATGATGTAACAGTTAATGGTCGAAAAAAAAGGAATGCATTAAGTTTTTTTGAATTAAAAAAGTTTAAGTCACTTTTTAGTGATGAAAGCGAAGAAGATGAAAATGAAGGTGAATTCACATTACCACAAAACAATCCACTAGCAAGATTTTACGTAAGTATGAGGTCTATGCCTAATGATAATTATCCTAGCTTGATAAAACAAGAGTTGGGCGAAGACACTGATATCAAAAAATCAATAGAAGCCCATGAAGGATTAAGCGAAAGTGCAATTGTTGGAAGTGCCTATTCAATTAAAAGTTTTGCTAAAGGAAATTGTGAACTGCAGTCTGAAGCAGGTGGTTCAATGTTTATAAGTGATGGTGTTATTTTAGCTTCAAAAGGTGGAGCATACATACATCTCAAGCCTAGCGGTGACATATCAATAGTTCCAGGTAAAAACGGGATAATAAAACTTGGAGGGGAAGAAGCAAATCTAACTACGCTTTGTAGCGATGTAGCTTTAGATGGATCAAATGTCGGACAAGAAAAAACTGTATTGGGTAAAATCATAGTTTCATCTGCAGCAGGTTTTGTTGGCGGTGATTCTTATTTAGATAAACAAACAAGCTCTCCACTTGCTAACCCACCACCAAATGGTAAATTTGCAACTAAGATTTTGTTAAAGTAGGTAGTATGGCATCTGACGGAATGTTTTTAGGAATCTTTGTTGATGATGATGGAAATCCTCTGCCTGCAATAGAAGAGGATTTTACTAATATAACTGCCAGAAAATTTAAAGAAGATACATTTACATGTCTGGGTTTTAATGTTCTACCAGGTGTAACGAATAACAACGCTTCAGATTTTGCATCAGAATGCTTTAAACAACCTGATGAAACCATTGCAGACCATAAAAAAAGGATGTCTGGGTGGCATAACACATGGGGTAAACTATTAGGTGCTTTAATCACAACTTTTAATACACCCTCAGCAGAAATTATGAAAATTGCACCCCCAACAAAAGTATTTTGGGCAATTGGAGATCCTACTAAGTTTTTGACAGAAATATTAAATCCAATAAAAGCAAAAATAGAACCAATTATCGGAATGAGCATAAACGATTATTTACAGTCAAGATTAGCAGAAGTATTTGCCGGGTTAACAGACTTAGTCAAAGCTGTACTATTAATACCTACAGCAACAAAGAAGGGTTTTAATAAGCTTATAGACTTCATACTAAGCCTGTTTCCTGACATGTCAAAAGAAATTATTAAAAAGATTAAGAAAGCTTTAAAAGAAGAAAAAGATAAGATTGTAGGAAAAGTAATAGCACTTTTAGCAGGAATACCATCGTTCCCAGATATTGTTTTGCCTAGTCTAGAAAATTTACTTGAGTATTTTGGTGTAGAAATAGATCTAGATATTGAGTTGACACTACCTAATTTAAGAGCTATGATTTATCCTGGAATTCCGGAATTGTCAGTCCCCCAAGGAATTTTGCTTATTTTCATGAAAATAATTTTATCATTTATTGAGATAGTCACAGATCTCTTTACAAACTTATCTTCTTTTTTATTTGCTATAGGGGAGATGCTTCAACTAATATTGCAATTAAAATTTTTAGAAGCAATAATGCTTATACTCCAGAAAATAATAGAATTTTTAATGGAAAAGATAATAAGTATTTCACCAGAAATAGTAGGATCATCATCTTTTTTATGTACACTAATGGCTTTTCTAGAATTGGGGGCAAAGATATTTTGTATTACACTGCTTGGACATTTACTGGGGCCCGGTCTTGTTTTTCAAACAATGGCAAGTTTAGTTATGAGTATATAAATAAATTGCAACAAAATTAACATGAGTGATATTTATTATAGATTAAATAGAGTAAATTATGAGTACAACCACAAGAAGAACGATAAATTTTAAACATGTTGGGACAAGAATATCAGCAAGAAAGTTTGAAAAAACAACTCAACAACCTGTAATACCCATAGGGATAAAGACACCGCTTAGAATCGGTACAGGTAATTCAAATTTATTTGATATGAATTTTCAACCTGCAGATCAGATATCAGATAATTTAAAAAATTTGATAAAAACTAATTTTGGTGACAGAATAGGTAGGTATAATTATGGAGCAAATTTACAATCTTTGTCATTTGATTATGCAGATATTGGTAATTTTGAAAACAATGCATTGATCAATATAAGGGAAGCAGTTGAAAAAACAATGCCTATTGTAGAAATAGAAAATATTAGTGTTCTATCTCATTCTAAAAAAGAAAGTTCGGATCTTCCTGCAGGAATAGCACAAATCAACATATCTATAACTTATAATGTTCCAAAAATCAAAATAATTGGCGCAAAATTAATAGCTGTAATTTATGCTGGAGGATAAATAAATGCCTAAGAATATCAAAAAGAAGGTAAAACTAGCTACGAACGTATCTTATCTAAATAAGGATTTTGATAGTTTTAGACAGCAACTAGTAAACTACGCAGCAGCTAATTACAGTAATCAGATTAATGACTTTACACAAGCTGGGTTGGGTGGATTGTTTGTTGACATGGCCGCATATGTAGGAGATTCATTATCTTTTTACTTAGATCATCAATTTAACGAACTCAATCTTGAAACTGCAATTGAAGAAAAAAATATTGAGAGGTTAGTAAGATTAGCAGGTGTCAAATCTACGCCTAAAGCACCTTCTACTGCATATGTTGATGTATCTGTTGTAATTCCTGCAAAACTTGTTAGTGGTGAATATCAACCGGATCCGGATCTTTTACCGGTTATAAAATCAGAAACAGTTTTTTCATCAACGAATGGTACGAACTTTTATCTCTATGATGATATCGACTTCAGTATCAGAACAGATGATAATTTCTTAGATGCTATTGTAACAATTAATGGAACAGATTCATCAGGAAATCCATCTTCTTTTTCATTGACAAAAGAGGGGGTCTGTTCTAGTGGTCAATTAATTAATGAAACCCATGTCGTTGGAGATTCATTTATTCCTTTTAGGGTAATAAGTCTTAGAAAAGCTGATGTTTCTGAAATTATTTTTGTTAAGGACTCTGATAATAATGAATATTTTGAAGTAGATAATTTAACGCAAGACTTAATTTACAAGAGAGTTTTAAATAACTTTGATGATAAAAATTTAGTAAGGGAAAGAATTGAAATAACACCAGCTTCTCGTAGATTTGTAAAAGAATTTGATAGACAAACTGGGAAAACAGGCATTAGATTTGGAGGGGGTAGGGCAGATGTTTTTGATGATGACATAATACCTGATCCAAGTGAGTTTGCACTACCGCTCTATGGGGATAGAAAGACATTTAACAGTGTTACAATTGATCCAAATTCTTTTCTAGAAACACAGACACTAGGAATTGCTCCTAGAAATACTATAATTACAGTTGCTTACAGGTCTGGTGGCGGTGTTATTCATAATGTACCCGCATCATCGATATCAGCAGTATCATCATTGTCAATGAATTTTAAAACAACTCCTTCACCTGACAATATTGTTAAAATACGTGCTAGTACTTCTGTTAACAACCCGCTTCCAGCAGGAGGTGGAGAAGAAGAACCAACAATTGAAGAGCTTCGCCAAATTGCAATTAATAACAAGAACTCCCAAAATAGAATAGTAACTAGACAAGATTTAATATCTAGAATCTACACTATTCCAAATAACTTTGGAAGAGTATTTCGTGCAGCTATTATTGATAATCCCAACAATCCATTAGCAGCAAGACTTTTTATTATTTCTAGAAATTCCCAGAAACAACTTATAATATCACCGGACACACTAAAAGACAATTTATCAACATACTTGAATCAATACAGATTAATATCAGAGGCTATTGATATATTAGACGCACCAATTGCAAACATGGCAATTAAATATTCTGTATCTGTTGAAAAAGGTTATAATGCACAATCTGTCATAAACGATATCAATGCCAGTCTTAAGGATTACTTTAAAGTAGAAAATTTTCAAATTAATCAACCTATAGTTATAGCTGATGTTTCAAATTTGATACTAAATACACCCGGGTCTTTATCTTTGATTGAACTAAAGTTTATAGGTATGAGTGGGACAATTAATCAAAGTGTATACTCAAATTATACATATGTACCTTCTGAAAACCTATCAAGAGGTATGTATTTCCCTCCTCCGGGAGGTATATTTGAAATCAAGTATCCCGGCGTAGATATTGTTGGGAGAGTAATATAATGTATAGAATATTATCTGCAAGTAAAGATGCATATATCACAAATAAGGTTATAAATAATATTTTTACTGCATCTGATGCAAATACGGGTCAAGCAGGAACAATAGACTTATTTAAGCTTTACAATGAAAGTAAACTCTCGGGCTCATCTAATGTTATTGAATTGTCTAGAGCACTTGTTAAGTTTGATCTAGATCCTTTACGACAACAAATGAAAAAAGATTTAAATATCAATGATTCCAGCTTTAATTGTCAAATTAAACTTCACGATGTTTACGGAGGTCAGACCACGCCTAGCAACTTTTCATTAATTGCTTTTCCTCTCGCAATACCTTTCAATGAAGGAACAGGTAGAGATATAGTAAGATACTCAGATTTGGGAGCAACTAATTACATAACAGCATCATTTTTTAGTAGTAACGGATTAGCTGTAAAATGGAATTTAGCAGGCGCCATGAAATCCGGATCAAAAGGAGAGTCAAACATAGACGTGATAGTTAGCGGCAATCTAGATGATGGTGTAGGAGTGCAAGCTTTGTGTGCTGAACAATATTTCAAAACAGGAGAAGAAGATTTAGTTATAGATGTTACAACAGCAGTTTCTGGAATGTTGTCAAATCAATTATCTGATTATGGCTTTCTAATTGGTTTAAGCGGATCTTATGAGAAAGATAATAAAACTTATTTTGTCAAAAGATTTGCATCTCGTAATGCTTCTGATCGATCAAAACATCCAAAAATGATTGTAAGGTATGATGATGCAATAATTGATGATAGACAAAATTTTATATTCAGTTCTTCAGGTTCTTTGTTTCTTAATAATTACAATCAAGGAAAGCCGGCAAATCTTATAGACTCTAGTGGGACAGAAATTAAAGGACACAATTGCTTAAAGTTGACTATAAAAACTGGAAGTTATACTCAAACAGTTAATGCATCGCAGTTTTCTTACAGCAGCTCAGAACCTTTCTTGACAGGAGTATACTCAGCTTCATTTGCAGTCTCTGAGTACAATTCTGTATTAAGACCTTTTGTTTTAGCATCGTCAAGTGTTACTTTTACTGAAACTTGGCATAGGAATGATGGAAGTCATGGTTTTTTAACTAGTTCTTTTACTATTAGTGCTAATGACAGAATAACATTTTTTAACGGAACTAACAGAATATTAGCAACTATAACAAATTTAAAACCAAATTATTTTAATAACGAAGTAGTCAGGCTAAGAGTTTATGCTGAAGATAGAGATCGCCCAATAAAGGCACTTAAACTCCCGTATTACAATCCGAGTAACATATACAAGGAGATGTATTATCAAATTATTGACTTTGATTCAAAAGAAATAATAATTCCTTTTGATACAGCAAATAACTCTACAAAAATGTCTACAGACTCTCAAGGAATGTTTTTCAATTTGCATATTGAATCGTTACCTCCTGGGAGGATTTATCAGTTTCAATTTTTGATAAATGATAAAGATAGTAATCAAATATTAGAAAATGTTGCAGGAAAATTTAAAGTAGAACATAAATATGATCCAAAGCATGATTTAATTGATGATGACAGTCTGTCATCTTAGGAATCACAATGAGCTATAGATTATTCAAGCTTAAAAAACCAAAGTTATTTAAACCCAATTATAAACGAGGTGATAAAAGCTTGGGGTTGACAACAAATCCAAACAATGTTGCTATAGGAGGTGTTGTAGGCAATAGTGCTAGTACTTCTTCATTCAGGTATGAGAGTAATAAAAGTCTAAAATCTACACAACAACTTAATATTGACTATACATTTTTTGAAAATCATACATTTTTTGATTCTGCATTATCAAAAACAAATATAGCTTTTGATAAAATTATTAATAAGTATCCTTTTGATGGATCTATTCAAGAAATTGAAGACTTTGAGGATAATTTAACAGGTTTTGAAAATCACGTATTAGATAATTATCCTAAACATACAGGTAGTCTTGTTCTTTCTGGAACAGCAATTAACGAGGATCCTGCAAATGGATACGAATCCGGTCTGGGTCAATACGTAGTTGTAAAAGATGGTAAAGGCCTAGAGTTTCCAAGTTTTTCAAAAGATAGTACAGCTATTGCTGATCTAGATCCGGATAATAATTCTTTTACTTTTGAATTTTTTATTAACTTACCGTTCCAGCCTAACTCAAATCAAATAATATGTCAAAAAAGAGCTTCTCTATCTAAGAATATAACAGTAGCATTAGAATCTTCCATTGATAAAAATTTTGCAGGTATCAAGTTTGGTGTAACAAATGGTACAGAATTTTTATTTTTAAGTAGTTCTATTGATAAGGGTGAGTTTAAACATATAACTTTGCAGTTTGATAACGAGGGCGGATTTACTGAACAACAAAAACTTAAATACTATGTAGACGGTGAACTAATTGTAACCTCAAGTACACAATTTCAATTAAGCAATATCATGCTTGATAAGGCTGATTTTATAATAGGATCCGGATCACAAGTAAGGATTGATCAACAAATATTTACTCCGGATCAAACGTTATCCGGGTCAATTGATGAATTTAGATTTTTTCATTCTGCTAGACAAGAAGATTCTGTAGAAAAACAAATGTTTAAAAATATACATGCTACTTCTGATTTGAAAGCTTATTATAGATTTAATGAAACTGCTGAGTCACATAATCTTAATAATATAGTTCTAGATAGTTCAGGTAATTCAAGACATGCAAAAATAACAAATTACACCACAGATTGCAGATCTACAGTAAGCCCAGTCAAAGCTGAAAACTTAAAAAGAAATCCTGTCTTATTTTTCGTACAAACAGTAGCAAATCTAAATACAAGACTTATTAACTCTGCTAGTTTTTACGACGAATTCAATCCGAACTTAATAACTAAATTGGTTCCTGCACAATTATTCTTAGAAGGAGAAAACTTTGAAGGTTTAGATCAAAATAATCCACTAACAGGTTTTGAGTCTACACCCCAGCAAAGTGGTATGCCTGGTTCTGGAAAGTTTGGAAGTTCACAATTACTAGTTTCATTTTTGCTTATTTGGGCAAAGTTTTTTGATGAGCTCAAATTGTTTGTTGATTCATTTGGAGACGTAAGAGATGTTAACTACGACACAGCAGATACAACCCCAGATATTTTTTTAAAAGCACTAGCTACACACTATAATATTGAATTGCCTGACTTTTTCCCTAATGCTGATTTAAATCAATTGACTGCAGGCGAAGGCATATATAGTGTGGGATCACAAAGAAGTAAATATACACTTGAATATATACAAAATCAATTATGGCGTAGGATATTAACAAATGCTGTGCACTTACAAAAGTCTACCGGAACAATAGAAGGAATAAGAAGTACTCTTCGAACAATGGGTGTTAATGTTGACGATATATTCACAATTAGAGAATACGGCGGACAAACAAAAATAACATTAGACGGAATAAGAGTAGATAAGACTGATAATATTCGAATGCTAGCATTTACAGGTAGTTTATCGCAAGTAACACCTACCCTAAATTATCAAGGGATTCCTGATACTTTACCTTTTTTAAAAAGCGGTTATCTGTCTAGTTCTAGATTAGAAATAGGCCGTCCTGAACCTGAGGGCACATTTGTTAGCAAAGACTTGTTTTTTCCTCATGGAGTATCTAATAATGTTAATGACGGCCTTTTGTCATCCGGATCTTTTACTTATGAGGGCGTGTATAGATTTCCTCACTTGAAAACAGGATCCTATCCATTATACCAGAGCTTAGCAAGACTTCATGTCACAGGAACAGATCATCCTACACACAAGCACGGAGTATTGACAAATTTAGTTTTAAAGTCTGGCTCTGCACCTGTTTTTACACTATACGCACATCCAGGACAGACAAATACAGTAGCTACAGATCAATTGATTAATTTTGATATTAACATGCCTACAGGTTCAATTTTTGATGGTAATTTTTGGCATATTTCTTTTGGGCGAAAACGAGGAGATCTTGTATTTGAAAAAGAGTCTATAGATTCTTTTAACAAGTCATCTGTATCTTCATCTTACTTTTTAAGAGTAGCTCGAGTTGGTGATAGACGTCTAAGAAATGTATACACAGAATCAATTGTTAGAGCTGAAGATAACGGGGTCACTTTACAATACTTCCAGAATGCTTTCCAGCAAAAATCAGCACTTAACACTTCAGGATCATTTATTGTAATAGGTAGCCAAAGTATAGAACCCCATAGATTTTATTTTTTAAATAAAACTGCATTAGAAGAAGTTGTTCGAACTACAGACTTTGCAGGAGAAATAAGTCAAAATAGATTTTGGTCTAGAGCAGTAACAGATAGAGAATTTAGAGAACATGCTAAAAATTTAAAGTCATTAGGTTCTGAAGATCCTAGATTTAACTACAATTTTATAACTCACAATACAGGAACATTCGAACAAATAAGACTTTGGACAATGTCAAAACAAGGAACGTCAAGTTCGGATGGATCTGGTAATGTAAGGTTGTTTGATTTTTCACAAAATAATTTTCATTTAATGGGTACAGGATTTGAGCCAAATAAAATAGTATTTAATACAAATCAGTTAAGATACACAATGTTAAACCCACAATTTGATGTTGCAGGAACAACTAATAAAGTTAGAATCAGAAGTTTGCAACAGTTTGATCCTATTAAGCAAATAGGATATCCTTACGCTTCAACTGCACCTGTATATAATGTACCTGAAAATGAAGAAGTTATTGATGATTTAAGATTTAGTTTAGAGATGAGCTTAGTAAAAGCACTTAATGAAGATATTGTAAATATGTTTAGTGACTATCAATTTATTGAAAATGCTCTTGGGAGGACCAATTTACTGTTCTCAGAAAAATACCCTGAGTTAGATCAAGTTAGAAAAAATTACTTTGAAAATACAACTGGAAAGCTTGACATTGATAAATACTATAAGCTTTTCAAGTGGTTTAACGATACTTTTTCTAGCACTATAGAACATATGTTACCTTCAAAAACTAAATTCATGGGAATTAATTTTGTTATTGAATCTCATGCCTTAGAACGTCACAAGTTTAAATATTATTATGACGAGATATATTTAAAAGCTTTGCAACGTGATCCTTCTAGAGGGGTAATTCTTCTTTCACAATTTGTGGGTACACTAAAAAAATTCTAAAGAGTAAACTATGCCGGCAATCAAACCTACAAATCCATACCCAACAATACCCACGTTTACAGATATTCCGGGCATTGATAGACCTACAACCTATGCTACATCAAGTAGTGTTAAATTACCTTCAAGTGTGTCAACTCCTGCAACGCAAAGAATTGGCATGGAGCAAGAAGTTCAAACAGCATCAACGACTAGCCTGGCACTCACCGGATCCGATGGCGCACGTTTAGGTTTTGGTGAAAGAGTAGGAGCTGTTACAGTTTTTGGTACTGATATCAATCCGGGTAGCGCAACACAAGCTGTGGATTCTAGACGACAAGGAACTAGTGTTACAACATTTGCTAGATTTGATAATTTGATATATCCACTTATGAGAATGACAGACAAGAAGTTGACAAACAAAACACCTTTTGTTAATTTTAAAGCTAACCCAGAGGCTTATGGTCAGCCAAAACTTTTTCACAATCCTGACGATGAAACAGCTAAATATGCATTTCTAGATATCCCAGGCAATACAAACCCAGTTACATATATAAAATTAGGAGAAGGGTATCTATCCTATCCCTTCGTCCTCGATTTAATTAATTATAAGGAGCCTGATCAGTTAGATGGTGTGATTGAAGTTTTTGATGTTAGAAAGAGTTTTGCACACACGTCAATAACAGATTATAATTTTATGAAAGGTGTGCATTCTGATCTAGGTGGAGGTTATCTTAAAAATAATAAAGGAACGTCAAGACTAACTAGTCTTTTTGAATACGCAGTAGGCGAATCAGTAGACTTTTTTGAAGATGCAGAAGATTTATTTTTTACCAACCACAATACAGTTACTGGATCTTACACAACAGGAGGCGTCCCATTAAGAAAATTTGCCGTCCCTGGAATAGTTTCTGAAGGTACTTACAAAGATTCACCTTTTTCTGATACAGCTGCAGAAAACTATACGTCTGGTAGCTATGAAATGTTTAATCTACCAACTAGCAAACCACTGACAACTACATTATATGATCTATTATACGGTAATAATAATCCACCCTATTCAAGTATGTCAGAGGTAGGAACTCGTTTTAAGTCTGCAACATGCGGATTACAATATGGCGAGAGTAATCCATTAGGAACTGATTCGATTGCTTTCGGAGGTTTAAAGAAGTAAATGCCAAAAGTATTTTTAACAGGAAGCGGAGTAACAAGAGGTTATTTGACAGGATCAGGTTTTATATCTAATCCTCCTCGTTATCTCATAAGACAATTTGATTCTGCAACGGGATCTTACCCTACAATAGCTAGAACTGGTGACGCGTCTAGGATGGGTAATTATAGTGTTAGTTTTGATGACACTAGTACTATGATTTTTGATGATCCTTATGCAGAGGCAGAAATAAACTTTGACATGGTATTCCAGACTAAAATTGTTCCGATTACAACACCAGGTATTTATTATGGACCGGTAAACTCAAATATTCTTGGAGAAGGTTACAAGGAGGTTATTGAACCGACAATAAAAGAGACGTTTTTGTCACCCTTAGATGATGATACAATAACGCTGACAGATACAGATGGTAACTCTGTTGTTTTTACGTTTAAGTACGGTCTAAACTTAAGTGGTTTAGCCAATAACGAAGTTCAAATACCGATTAATCGCTATGATAGAAAATTATTGGCTAAAAACTTTACAAAAAAAATTAATGAACACCCGGGAATAAAAATTCAAGCTATACTGCTTGATGAACCTAAAAAATTTAGACTTCCAGGTAGAAATGATGCCGGCAAATCAGAATCTTTTGCTAACGGTACAATCAAGCTTCGTCAACAAAAACCAGGAACAGCAGGTAATAAGGCTATAACTAAGTCGCTAACTGCACCTTCTATTTTTGGAACCATCGAAGGAATATCTATAACAAATTTTTCTGGTGGTAAAGATATTAGCAGAATATCATACCCGCAAGTTTTAGATTCTGACATACAGCTAAAAATACAAGAACAAGGAATTGCAACACCTAATTTTAGTTCTGAAAACTTAGATAATTCAGGCGGTGTTATAAGAAAAGGCATATCAGATGCACATATTAGGTTTACGAAAGGTGAAGATTTAACTGCATTTGATGATTCTAGAATTGACATTAGAGGCGATGTATTTTATGAAGTAGGAACTCCAGAAAATATTTATCCAGGGTTTTCTAGTAAATTGTCTGATAAGACTCAAATTGTAATAGACATAAGTTCAGCAATAAAGTCTTCCATAGGGTATAATACAAAAGGTAGTCAACCAAAGTCACAGACTTCACTGAATGATACCTCAGGCGCTAGACAACGCTTAATGGCATATTACAATCCGACAATTAAAAAGTGGGAAACAATAGCAAGAGGTATTAATTCTAACTACTCTGATCAATCACAAATAATATATAATTCTATAATGAATGAGGCAGTAATAGGATTTGGACCACTAGCGTCTGGATTTCAACTTATAGGGACTAGTAGTAATTCTTCAATTAACAATGCTAAGTTACTAGATGATAATGTTTTAGCTAGTCTTGAAAAACCAATAAGTAATTTTGGATTTCCATTTAGCGGTAAGTATCATGCTACGTCTAGTCAGACATTTAAAATGTCTAGTTATATCAATCAACCATTTGTGGTTGAAAAAGTTGTAATTGATTTTGATGCAGAGTTTGAAGGAGTTGGGAAGAACACATATGTAGGTAAATTTGGACCAACATTTGGTTACAATAATGGTGCAGGTAATGAGTCTGACAAGGGAAATATTGACTTAACAAAAATGCAAAAATTTAATTTTTTCCTTTTAAGACAATTTGAAAGTAAAAAACCGCACACAGAAAATTATTCAATAGGTTTTGCTACAGCTTTTTTTGACCTAACTCCGGCAGATTATACACACTTTACATCTTCAATACCTGGGCACTTTTATTTAGGTCCAAGTGGAAGCAATGAAACAACATACGTGACAACAGGTAGAGAAATGATCACTTATGGAAGCATGCTCCATATAGTAACTTCATCTGCATATTCATCTAAGTCTGATTTAGAAGATCCAGCTTCAGGAATAAATTTTGACACAATATTCAATAGTAAACTTGCTGGTGATGCTAACTACATTATAGACACAAAATTTAATGCATCTTTAGGATATAACAAACCATATACAGGAAGTTTCTCTATAGAATTTCCATGTCGTCATACTGCACAAACGCTACCTGTATCAAGCTTTAGTTCAGTCAAAGTAGGAACCAATCAGCGAGCTAATTTTCTCAATAATGATTTTTCAAGCAGGGGCGGAAGTAGACTGGAAAAATCATCAAGAGCACTTGTCAATGGTCAACAGAGCTTAAAGAAAGGAGGGCCCTCTTCAGTTTCATGTCGATCTGCTACAGTGGTTCCAGATGTTTTTGAAACAAGCGATGCATCTTCACTTGACAAAGTTTCACCTTACATTCTTTTTCCTAACGATGAACTAGTCTTAGGTTTCCAGTACCCATTAGCCGGCAATATAATTAATTATGGCATACCTGGATCTGATGAAACTCTATTTGACCAAATAACATTTACAGGACCGGCTAAATTAACACTTTATGGATCACAAATTAAAAAGAATGTTGAATTTCATGATACACTCAATCAACCACTGACTTCAGATGCAGTTCACGAAGTAATACACTATGATAACCCTGTTATAGATCAATTTGATTTAGCGCAAAGAACAGAGTATGTTGACAGTTCACTTGATCAATTTAATGAAACCGGTTTTATATTAAGGACTAATAATCCTGCAAGTAGGATTGGTAAAAAAATTGAAAGCTTAATTTCAGGCTCTGTTGTGGGTATGAATGGTGCTTTTTCTAGATACAGACAGGCTTACGCATTTAGTCAAATTTATTTTGACTCTATGCTTCCAAATGTTAGACAGCTATTTATTGATAGTCAAAATCTTGAATCTGTGCCTAGTGTTAATTACACTGTAAATTATGGTAATACAATAACACACATCGTCGGTTTGAATATAGAAGCAAAGACAGATTCAGTTTGGCCTGATAACAGTGGTCTATCAAAGTCAGTTGACTATACACTTCCTTTCAATTTATCAGATAATAAAGGACAGCTGGCATTTCAAAGTTCAGATTCAACGTCTATGATTAGCAAGCACGATTTTCCAACACAACTTCAAGCCCACAGTTACTGGACCGACAATGGTAACAAGTGGAAAACACCTGAGACATATTCTAATGATTTATATGGTTCTGCATTCGATCTTGTAGATAATTATAAAGTCCCTGCACCAACTGCGGATTCTGGAGGTTCAGCTACTGCAACACATGTGTATACAACTGATCAGATAACATATGAAGAGACTACAAATAATTTTGGAGTTGGATCAATGATTTTTCCTAGTCCTAAATTTAAAAGTGAATTTATATACCCATATAAAAATAATCCAGATCGATCTATGCATCAAGATAAAAGCCTAACTTTGCTTCTATACAGACTAAAATACGTGGATATGTATGCTAGTGGTACATATGTTGGAACTGCTGGTAATCCAAAGCTAGCAATAACTGATCAAGCAACCGACGCACAAAGACGAGAAGCTGTTGATACAATACAAGCCGGATACGAAACCCCACTCGGTGCAATAAGAAGAGTTGGTTACATGTCAGGAGATGATTTAATTCCTCACTTGTTCGGTGGAACATTCAACTCCAATGATACACTTTTTGATAATTTTCGACTGGAAGGTAAGAATAGCCGTGATACATCGGTATTAGGGAGTGCACCTACTGTTAATCTTACATCTGCAGCAATCCCAGCGCTAGCGAAAGTTGCAATAGAACAACGAACTTTTTTAGGACTTACAGGTAGTATTTACGAAAATGATCGAACGTTTAGTTACGGAATAATCAACACCAATCTCCAAAGAAGAAAATCATATTATCGATCTGATAGATTCACAGGTCAAGTTGCAGATCTTGTACACCCAGGATTTGATACTGCATTTTCTCAATTAGGCGCTAGATTAGGAAGAAATATTAGAAATTTTAAAAATACTAGTAATGAACCCCTAGCGGCACCTGTTGTTATTAAGTTTGTAACCGGTTCTAATGTCAAACCCCAGAATGATACAAAGGGTAGAAAATTTAAATTAATGAAACCAGCTGATCTTAGAGTAGTACCGGGTAGGCAAAGCTCTAATATGAGTATATTTGCTACATCTTCTATGCCTTTCTTTGATGATGACAATTCTAGAAATTAACTTGTGAGAAATATTTGTGTGTAATAATTATAAGTGTGAGGAATAATGGCAGGAATACTTGATAGTAAAACTAGAATTATGGACGTTATTGTTACCCAAGAAGGGAGAAGACAAATAGCGTCAGGAAAGATGCGTCCAGAGTTTATTTCTTTTACTGATGGGCATACTTTTTATCAAAAAGAAGGAATGCAAGGAAACGAGGATCCAACAACAAGAATCTATTTTGAAGCAACTTCTAGACTTAACGATTCAATTACGCTAGAAAGTGATGATAGCGGTAACTTAGTTCAATTTGACTTTTCACCTAAACACACACTAGTTGGCGAAGAGCTTTTTACAGCAACAGCTAGTAGTCCTGATTTATCAACAAATAAGTTTAGAATTCATAATTTTGGATCACAATTTGCTTCAACAGGTAAATTAATTGCTAGTGCAAGCATTAATAATTTCAAAAACTTGTATATGATTGGTACAAGAAATGGAGTTGAAGCTGAGCTTCCTGGAGATGGATTTGCTTTAAGCTCAAATACAGCAAGGTTTTCTATTAAAAACTACTCTCCTTGGATTGATGGCGCACATAATCAAAAAATAACAATAGATGCAATTGAACCGCTATTTACTGATAAGAGGCTTTCACATCTTCCTAATTTTAAATATTTGCCACCAGAAACAATAACAGGAAACCCACTTGGCGTTTATCCAAATGTAAATGAATCTGCACCACTCACATATTCAGAATTAATGAAAGAGATAGCTATTAAAAAACCCGAAGAGTTTGCAAAGTCAGATTCATTAGATCCATTCGACCACCCAAAAAGAAGAAATCTTCTTAAAAACTTTATGAAGCCAGAAGGCGTAATGGCAACAAAAGAAGGTAAGACTATACAATTTACTAATACATCTAAGACAAATAATGTCGTCATGCAAATGTTTGAATTGAGTGATAATAAATTTAAAAAATTAGATATTATTGACTTTGGTACATTTAATGACCCACAAGACTTTGATAGACCTGAAAAACATATATTTTTTGCTGGTAAAGTCTATGTTGATTCGAATGGATCACCAACTTTTGTCAACTTATTTACTTTCATACTGGACTAACAATGATAATCGTAGATCCTGATTCAATTGACATTATAACAGAGCTTCCAGATGATGATGATATCGTTATTATTGATGTCAAGGGTGATAAAGATAATCCAGTTTATACATATAGAATCCCTGTCAAGATCGATCTAAGAAAAGCTTTGCAAGCAAATGTATCAGACTTTTCAATTAAAGTTCTAAATAGACCTTTTTCTGAAATAAATAGTATTGGATTCTTAGATGATCAGTCACTACAAGGACAGCCGTCAGATGTTAATCAACAAGTTAATTCATTTGTTGAAAAAAACATGATCAGATATTTAAATAAGCAAAAAGATGCTGTTATCAAAGAATACAAGACTGACTTTAAAGAAATACTAGATAAACAAATAATGTATAGATTTAAAGACTTATCTGATGAAGAACTTTTTGGAAAGGAAAGAATAGTTGTAGTTGCTGATAGTTCTCTTGATGAAGATAATACAATCTCATCAATTCCTCTTCATGACAATAAAACTCAAGAATATGATATTACTTTTGAGCAAGCAGTTGATATCACATACCAAGAAGGTGGTGATCCTGCATCTGCTTTTGAGTCTGTGCAAGATGAACTTTCACTAACACAGCTTAAACAAGGAACAACATTAAATAATTATGCTTCATTAAAGGGCAGGGATTCGCGTCTAAATAGAATTAAAGAAACGATAAGAAATACTTTTAGAGAAGAATCTAATATAGATTTGTCCGACGGTAGCGATATTGATTTATCTAATGACGCGATTAATACAAATAGACTTAAGTCTTTTGAGATTAATCAGTCATTAAGAGAACAAAAAATATGTTTATACATTGATGTTGAACAAGAATTAATAGCAAAAACAGGGGGAAAGGTATTTTTAGCTATTGGTTGCTTCAATATATTTGGCTTGATTCTAGACACAACAGAACTAATTTTAAATCACAGCTCTTTTTCTGATGATCTTAGTATATTTTTACCTAAATTAAAAGTAGAATCAACAAGAACCGGAGTCAATAAGGATATAATAGTTTTAGAAGTTGCTAATGAATCTTTTTCTGAAGTTAAAGCAAACATATATTACAAAGTCACTAATGAATGCGGTAGTTTAGATATGATGCGATTTGAATTTGATAAGTCTATTACATTGAATCCAAAAAGCTCTAAGCGAATCAAATACACTGGTCTAGACTTGGAAGGCGAAGGTGGCGGCCCTAGAACAGCCGGCTCTGTTTTATTTAGAGTTACACCTGAGATCAAATCATACGAAGATGGAGCTTATCGACGAATAGCAAATACTTACTATGCAAATCTTAAATCTAGTTATATTGAGAGAAATGTATTTATCCCTATTATGACATATAACAAATCTGGTTATATAGATGTTGAACTTCACAACATTCCAAAAAATATCACATCAGTACAAATATATAAGCGAAATGTTACAAAAAAGCAAAGAGAGTTTCAGCCTATTCTTAACGAAATAGGTTCACAATACGAGATAGAAGTCCTGTCAAACAATCAAAATACTGTGCTTTTAAGTGATTATGACGTAAGAGATGAGAATTTTTACGAATATAAAGCAAAAATTATTTATGGACCGGGTGAAGAATACTTTACTCTAAATTCTGGTATTATAGAGTATCTAAGTATTGATGATTTAGTCAAGTTAGATATAGTGGGACAATCTGGAGAAGGTAATTACAGCTTTACTGTTAATGTTGAAAAATCACTATCAGCAGCGGATAGGCTTTTTGATCAGATATCTTCATTCGGTAAACAACCTAAGAATGTTGATGTTTCCTCTGTATCAAACCCAGCTTTTCAACTATTTGAAAATGAACTTAAGCAAATTAATGCGCTTATTTTAGACGCAGTATTGATTAGAGTTAAACGATTTAATTGTGTTACAGGTGAAATGCTCAATATTGGTGAGTTCAATGTTGAGTTTAATCAAAATAGTTCTTCCCAAGGAACAGCATTAGTTGAAGATACTTTTGGATCAAAATCAGGGCAAAAATATGTATATGCAATACAACCTTTTGCTAGGTCTGTTTATGAGCTATTAGTTAGTATCAATTCAAAATTGAAAGATTTAGCCAAACAATCTCCGATCGCAGGAAAAAATATAATAAGTCAATTAGTTAGAATAACAGAGGAAGGTATCGAATCATCTGTAGGTTCTAAGTATTATTCTAGGTCCAATTATAAGAGAGGAACTTTGCAATCAGATATGCAGAGTGTAGAACAAGTAAATGGTGACTTGTGGCTTTATGGAAGAAATGGTAATATTGAGTATCTTGAAAATAATAAGCCTAGAAAAACAATTAATTTTGAAAATACTAGAATATCATTAGTTAAAGCTGTGCAAGGATTGGCTGAAGTTTATGAGTCAAAATTGCAAGTAGTTTTTACAGCAGCTGATCCAGAAGTCATGGCTTTTCCATTTTCACCTAAAATTGTTAGAAGACCTGTTAAAAAGTCAATATCTGATTCATTTATAGATGACATAGTAAAAATTGAGTTTGACTTTGATGATGATCAAGGAGAAGTTGATTATTTTGTAATTACTGCCCTTAAAGATGGGCAGAATAGAATAGTCGCCGGTATACATTGTCCAGACGAAGACGTTGGATCTTTTACTTACATAGATGATAGTCAAATAGGTTATCATGGTGCTATATCTTATACAATTTATGCTGTTAACGAAGACAAAACAATCCAAGGACCTTTTAATTTAGGTATGATAATAGTTGGATCAGGAGTTTAAGAATGCCTAGAAGACCTAAGATAAAATTTAATGCGCAACCAAAACGCCCGTCTAGAGCTGTTACAGGTGCACAATCAAAAGCTGCAATAACTAGTGCACAAATTGGAATGAGGGAGGCTAAAAAAAGTGCTAGAGAGAATGCTGAGAAGACAATTAAGATACCCAGCCCTAACGGAAAAGATAGAAATCAACTTCTATCAGATAGAGGTATATCAGTAGTCAGACCTGAAATAATTGCTGCAACTGAATTCATACCGCTCGTCAAAGATGATGATCCTTCTGATGCAACTTTTACAATGACATCTGGAGATAAAGAATTTAAAGTTGATGTTTCAAATGCTGCAAGACTTCTAGAAATGCAAGTAGTTGCTCAAACAATGCTATTCGAAAACATAAGAGAGGTTTTAACAATTTATGCCGGCGGTGATATTGTAGGAATCCTTGATCAATTTTTAACTTTTTTAAATGGTGAATACGCCGGCGAAATAAATGTAGGCACAATCAATAATATGAAAAGACAGATTAAAGATGCTATAAAAAGTGCTTATTTTGTTATGCCTACTGACTTAAGTGAAGCAGACTTAGCCACAGGAAGGCTTAAAAAAGTACAAGAAGCAAAGAAAAGTCTAGAAAGTTTAAGTCAAAGATTTAATAAGTTAGATAACAAATACCAAGATCTATTAATAGAATATGTTGCAAGATACTATCTTGTTAAACATTCAAATAACTTCTTAAGAGAAATGGGACTTTCTAAGATTAGAATTAAAAAGACGTTTGATATACTGAGCTCAGATCCTTCTACTTTAAAAGATTCTTCAGATACTCGTGTAAAAAATGCTAGAGAATACATAACACAAGGAACAGCTGCACAAGGATTAGGGCTTTTACTTCCTGATATGAAAAGCTATATAGCAAATAATTTAATATCAGACTTGAAAAATGCTAAAAAAGCAAACTCTAGTAGAAATCTAATGCATGTAATCAAAGCGCTTTCATCTGATATGCAATTTAAGGAAAGACAAACAACAGTAGATTACAGTAAGGATCAAATACCTGCTACAGTTAAAACTGAGCCATCTCTTGAAAATGGTCAAGCTTCATATGAAACATTTAATGTTTCTACTTTTTTTGGTACTCCTGGGTCTAGATCTAATATGATTACTGGTAATAAGTCAGGAAAAAATTTTTCCAACAATGCTTATGATCGTGTGAGAACAATCATTAGGGGGAACAGAACAAGTTTTAAAAAAATGATAGGTAATAGTGCTAATTTAAGTTTTGAAAAGATTGAAAGTGATATATCGCCACTACTAGCAAGGTGTCTATCAGATGTAACTCTTCACAATAATTTTTCAGTAAAAAATTCTGTGTCTGATTTTAAAGTGATTGCTAGTAATCAAGAAAACACTAGTGCACAAGTTAATTTTAATGTTGGCAGTTACTGTAAATCTGCTTTGTACAATAAAGACTTAGACTCGAGTCAAGTTATATCTAACATGTTTATGTCTGATCAGTCTAATAATGGTATAGTACCCAATAAGATTGCAAACTCTTTTAAAATAGATGCTGATAACAAAGTTCTGCCTTTTGAGCAGAACTTTGGAGACTTGTCTGTAGGTGAACCGTACATTCCGGGTGGAAGTTATTATTTTGATCAAGGTCTTCAAGAGTTAAGTCAGGGAAATGAAAATAATGTTTTCACAGACTTGACGACATTTTCAAATACATTAGACACGGTAATCAATGACATATTTTCAGATTTTAATACGATGAGAGGCTTCAGTAGTCGTGATTCAGATAATCTGTTAAATAGTCAAGAACTATTAGACAATTTTAACAATAAGATTGCAGACTGGTTGAACAAATATTATAATAAGTCTAACCCTGGTTTCAACAACCTCTTTTTCTGGTTATTCATAGAAAAATGTACAAAAGATCAGTATTTTTTAACTACATTCATAACTTATCTCAAATTAATGGAATACAGGGTTAATCCGCAACCTGAGACTGGGGGTACTAACATGAATAGACCTGTCTCTAATGCATTTACCAATGTATATAAAAATAAACCCAGGGCTAGGAATTTTGCTGCAAGAGAAGGCGAGGACGAACAAAAAAAACACAGAGAAAAAGTAAGCCTTAGAAATTATTGTGTGTCTCACATGTTTCTTGAAATAATGACAGATCTCTTAGGGCAGAAAAAGAATGGAAAGGGAGATGGGTTAGGTAACGATTTTGATCTTAAAGTAAAACATGTTCGAAGAAAAGTTAAGATGTATGGATTGGGCGCAGATGCGATTGGAAATAAAGGTTTGATGGTTTCTACTACTAGTGATAAGTTTTTCCGGAACCCTTGGAAAACATTCTATGATGAAGTAATTAATGGAAATTGTTGGGATGATTTAAGACATACCGGTGCTCCAGAAGAAAATGTATTTGAAAAAACAATCCCCATGCTTCATCCTTATGAAAGCATGCTTGCTAGTCGAGCAAAAAATAATTTAAAAAGAACAATCGGGTCTAACACCGGGGAAGGTGATACTAATAAGAAAAACACAAACGGGGGCGTGGGTAGGTATCAACCTGGTTTTACCGGAGGTGTTAATGATTTAGAAAATAATATACCTTTAAATACAAATAGGGAGCGAACTTACCTTGGTTTAGATAGTACTAAAGATATGCGAGGATTTGCGCATCTTATGTATTTTATATCAGTTCTAAGCAAGATGAGTGTATTCAAAGTAGAAGTATTTGCCGGAGAGCCACAATTAAAAATTAAAATCTATAGAAAAGTAATAAAATCAGGTATAGCAGCACTCAGAGGTAATCAATTTGACTCTGATAATCATTCTAGAACAATATTTAATAATATCAAAAGAATCACAGGCGCAGTTAAGAATGATATTAGAGAGAATAATAAAAGTTGTTTCAATCATCTTTTAATTATGAAAGCGCAAGCTCAGACAATGAAAAATCAAGTTAGTGAGATTAAAAGTTTTGTCAAAGGTACAGGAAGCGAAAATGATTATAGGGAGATATTAAGAATTTTTGATGAATCCGGAATAGGTAGGGAACTTTTGAGTTTTGTAAGCCCATCGATGTTAGCATCTAACAAATACTCGCAAATGAAATTAATGACAGGGGCAAAGAAATTTCCTCACATACCGTCAGCTGATGTAATTACTTCAAAACAATTAAAAAATATGATGACTTTTTTCAATCAAAAGACAAGAGGTTTTCATGCAAAAGAAACCTTAGATGTCTTAAATGGAAGAAAAACAGTTATGCATGTAGGGATTCCTGCTGGTATGTTAGAAAACTTACAATTTGAAGCGCTTAGAGAAACTGGTGACAATTTGTATGAAGGGTCAAACCTGGTAATGGTTGCAATACATAGAAAAGATGTGCTTAATTCGAGATCATATGTATACCCAAAGACTTTTGTTTTTGATATGAGTAGATTCGTAATTGACTACCCTGAAAACGGATCTGTGAGTCAAACATCTGATCAATCATTTTTAAGTGCACAAGACCTGCTCAACAACTCTCAGATTCATAAGATAGATGGGCTTGGAAGCGCATTTAGAATTCCTAAAGGTAAAGCATATCATGAAGATAGCTTTGGAATATTTGATTTTGAAAATCAACCAGGGTATACTGATAAATTTCAAAAAGATGTATTCCATAATCATCTAACAGATCACTATCTAAAGATGTATTATAAATTCTTACTAGGGCTTGACTTTGATGAATATGTTTACCAGTTGACTCGTGACAGTGCTATAAGAAACGGACCTGATCAAATCAATGTTGACCTACTCAATCAAATAATAACTAATAATGAATCAGTCTTTCCAGATGCATTTAAAGATGTTAATTCTGCAAGAGAACTATTTAAAATAAATACTGGAATAGCAAATACATTATTTTTTAATGCTGAGCACTACTCAAAAGCTTCATTATATCCAAATGCATTTGATCGTGTTTTTTCTGTTCTTTTAAATGAAAGAGACTTCATATATTATACAGGAGATATTACAAAAGATAAGTCTACTAAACAATACGGAAGGATAGTTGGGAATCAATTTAGAACAGATGGCCAGATCGAAACAATAAATAAAATAAGAAAACCTCTGTCTAGTATAACAATTGGTGAAAAATACCATAATAAAACTAGAGACAAAGATTTTCCACAAGTCTATATGTATTATGCAGAAATCAGTATAATGAGAAGAATTGAAACACCAAGTTTCTAGGAATTACAATGTCAATTAAAAGAATCACAGGAAAAAATTTAAATAGAAGAAAGGTAAATGCCGCTGCTAGTCTAATAGGAAAGAGTAAAAAATTATCTGATAGAGTTATTGATCAAAGCCAATTAGAAAAAAAGATAGAAATAATGAATCTATCAGAGAATGTCGGTTATACTTCTTATACATCACGCGCTGTCCCCTCTGTAGACATTCCTGATCCGGATGACATAAAACTAGAGTTTGTTTACAACTATTATACACCTGACGAAAGAGTCCAAAGACAAATAAGCAAAGAAGATCAAATTATTAATTTAAACTCGAGTGATGAAGCACAATTACTATATCAAATTACAAATGATAAAAAACCAAGATACATACGAATTGACTTTAAGCCGGCAAGATTCTTAAAAAATGATGATGAATTAAATATTGCTGATGTTAATATTCTCGACAATTTAGATAAACTTTTTGTTGAAGGTGCAACTAGTTCAAAATATTTCTCAGGAACAGAGCTTGTTGATACATTATCAGATCAAAATTTCTATAATTTAGGTGAGTTATCAGAATTTATTTTATCTACAAAAGAGGTAGACAACTCACCAAATTCTAATGCTCAAAAACTAGCAAAAAAAATTAAGTCAAATGATCTAAAAGGTAGTCATAAAAAATTGATAATGGATACGATGTCAGATTTGCAACCCAAAGGAATATCTTATGCCTCTTCTGATACTAGGAGAGAGCAAGTAGCTGCTGCATACGATTCTGCTGCAAGACAGTCTTTTTCTTTAAAGTTTAACAATTTATTCTTTTCAGATGTTATAGCATCAGGTAATCGCCAGGTATACTCAGTTTTTGAAGATGAATTAAGAGCATATACGACATCACCGTCAATAGCAGGTGAAATACAAGAAGAAGGCATTAAAAAAGTTAATCCTTCAAAGATATTTGAAGACGAATATGAATTTTATGGAAAACCAATAAGTTCTATTGTAATTAATCCTGCAAATGGAATAGAAAATATTGATACAAGACCTCGTTTTGCTGTCACAGGATACATAGTTCAACGTTTTGAAGTTTTAGAAAATGGTTCTTTAGATATTTTAGAACCTCTAATCATTGAAAATCCAGATGCTACTTATGCTATTGATTCTAACATTCGTTATGGTGGGACTTATATATATAAGATAAGAACTGTTGCAATAGTAGAATCAATAGCAAAAAGAGTCAAAAGAAAGAGAACCGGTTCGACAACAGTACAATATGTTAGGTCAAAATTTCTATTAGCATCAGAAGGTGTCTCGGGAACAATTAATTGTATTGAAAATAATCCGCCACCGCATCCGGTAAATGTTAGATTTAGATATGACTATGAACACAGAAAACCTGTAGTTAGTTGGGAATTTCCAATTAATCCGACAAGAGACATAGTAAAGTTTCAAGTTTTCAAGAGAAATTCAGTTAATGAAGCTTTTAAACTCCAAGTTGAATATGACTTTGATCAAAGTGTATTTAAGTCTTCATCTCTCGAAACGGGTTCAGGAAAGAGAATTGTTGAGATGCAATATCCTGTTTTGAATTTTATTGACAAAGGTTTTAAAGACGGTGACAGTTCTATTTATGCAATTGCTGCAATTGATGCACATGGTATGACATCAAATTATTCAGAACAGTTTCAGATTCAATATAACAAATTTAAAAATACAATTGACAAAACATTCATATCTCGAGGCGGAGCGCCAAAATCATATCCTAATCTCTATTTAGAAGTTGATACATTCCAAGATACAATGAAAAGTTCTGGAAAAGATCGAATGACAGTAGTTTTTGATCCCGAATACTACACAGTCACTAGAAAAGTAGAAAGAAAAAATAAGGAAGGAAAGGTAGTTTTTAGTCGAGAGTATGATTTAAAATTGATTGGAATAGATCCGGATAATTCAACCTATAAAATACAAATTATTAATACAGATTTCCAACAATCCGAAAACGTAGACATATTTATAGGTGACTTAACGTCACCACCACTTGAAGTACCTGCATCAAAGCTTTCTAAAAATAATCTGAGCTTTGAATTTGGTGTCAAGGTAGATTAACACAATTCTTTTACTATTTTTTATTGTAGAGTATATTTATTGACAGGAGACTAACACATGGGTTTTTTAGATCACAGTACAAATAACATCATCGTAGACGCTGTGCTTACCGACAAGGGTCGAGCATCGCTAGCTAGGAATGATGGAAGTTTTAATTTATTTAAATTTGCACTATCAGATGATGAAGTGGATTATTCAATAATTCAACAGTACGGAAGGACTGTTGGAAAAGAAAAGATTGAAAAAAATACACCAATCATGGAAGCATTAACAATAGGTTCTTTATCTATGAAGAATAAGCTACTTTCTGCGTCTAATGAATTTTTAACACATCTTCCTGGTCTAACAATAGATACAGGAGGAACAGCAGTACTTTCTTTGACTACAAATACAACTAATAGTGCAACACTATCCAGCACTGTTACAGTCAATGTCAGCATTAAAAATTCTCAGAATTCTGCTATAGATAACGATCTTAGAGACTCAGAAATTAAAGTTGAAGTTAATGACTTATTTATATCACTGACAGGAAGAACACCTGACTTTAAGTATTCTGATAACATAGCATGTTATAGAGTTGGAACTACATCAAACGCAGATGGAAGTATATCAGCTAGTTTTACGATAGCAGTCAAATCCTTTTCTTCATCAATATTTAATACATATAGTGTTTCAACAGGTACATTTATAAGAACTTACATGTCAATTAAAGGCATGAATTCTGGTGTATCTTCACAGAAAGAAATAAACATTAGTCAAACTTAGAGGGTAAACAGTGGCAACTTTTAAAACAATATCGAGCGCTGATATAAAATCAACCCGCTCTTACTTAAATCAACTTGTAGATTTTGTTGAGAATGATATATCAGGTTCATCAACAAGAAAAAAATATAAAGTTTTTGTTACAGGTGGCATCGGTCCTGGTGTGACTTCTAGCCTATTTCATACTATTTATGATCAAGACTACCAGCTTCAAACTGCTAATGCACTTTTTGACGTAACCCTAGGTCTTTATTCTGGCTCGAATGCTGTATCGTCTACAACTATCGGACAAGACTCTGCAGGTAAACTTCTTTTTCCGTCGTCTTCATTGATGATGCGTGAAAAAGTTAATATTTATAGACAGTTTGCACAGACACTTTTAGGAAATGCTGATCACGCTTTTGTTGCACCTTTTCAAACAGGTATCGACGGTTCATCTTTTGGGACTACAACAAGCGCAATTGGTGAGGCTCTATTTCTAACTCATAAAAGACTTTTTGTTCGTGATGGTATAAAAAGAGAAACTTTTGCAATGAGATTTTTTCAAAGTAGTTCTTATGGTGACTCCGGTGCAATTGAATATAATAATTTATCGCTAGACCCTCCAGATCATAGTGCATCAGGATCTTTTATTTATACAGATGTAGGATCAGCTACTTCAATAGAAAGATCACCAACAGGTGGCGATGTCGGTAATATTGTTGATGCATCTGATACTTCAAGAACACTTGGTTTAATGTTTTATCAGGAAGGTGTTACAGTTCTTGATATGACAAAAATCATGTCAGGAAATCAGCATATGTCAGGTACTATTTCTGCTGTAAACGCATCTGGAAATGAAGTAGTTTCAAATCCACTTATACCAGGTTTTGTAACTTCTGGTTCTATAGATGACATTCTAGATCATATAACAGAAACAAGATTTGGAAGCGGCTCTAATACAGTCATGACATATCAAAATAATACACAAATTAATTCTACTTTAGTATTTTGTCGTGCAACAGCAGATGAATTTAATTATTCTACTAATCCGACTTATACAGATGCAAATGGAAGAATCATTGTTATCGATGAGACACAACAGAATATACAGAAGGCCTTTTCATTCGTGTCAACCGTTGGCCTATTTGATGCAAATGATGAATTACTTGCTGTTGCTAAGCTAAGTCGACCTGTAGAGAAAAATGATGAAAAAGATCTGACATTTAGAGTGAGGTTGGACTTTTAATGTTATGTCATTCACTAGTATTACAAAAGATCTTTTCGAAAATACGAGCATAACCCTTAAGCCTGAAGTTCATTTTATATCTTCTTCTGCAGGCGTAACGGGTTCTGCACAAGTTTCTGCGCTAGTTATGGGAAAGTCTCCAGGATCAAGCGGTATCAAAGATATAATTAAACCACCTCCTGATAGCGGTCTAGGTTCACTAGTACTTAATGCTCCCGGGTATGATGAGGGAGACTACGAAGTCTTAACTTTGATTAAAAGTGCTGGTCATGTAGTAAACAAGATAAGATCACAGGGATTGTCATCTGCAGATATTAGCGGCTTTATAAATAGATATCTTGAAGCTGTCAATGATGCACCTCATTCTTTAAAACATCAAAAAGCAATTGATGTTTTTAGATTTGATCCACCTGTAACAAAATTTCAAAAAAATTCTGCAGTAAAAAATAACATTAGAAAAGTTTTAATGCCTTATCATAGGGTTCGATATCAAAATTGTGAATTTTCATATTCAAATTATCACACACTTAATTTTTTCACAGGTTCAATTTTTCCAACTTCTTCTTGCTTGATATATCCTAATAAGTCACTAAAAACAGGAAAAATGGGTATATATAATCCAAGCGGATCTTTTACATTAGACTTTTGGATCAATCCCAGGTACCAATTTGACAAGGGCACAGAGATTAAGGCAGGAACTATATTTCATATGTCTTCATCAATTGCACTGTCACTATTATCTGGGTCAAGTGTGGACAGTCAAGGTAAAATAGATAAGTATCGTTTATTACTCCAGCTAAGTCATAGTGCTGACAAATCACCAAGTTCTTTTGACCCAAATAGTTTGTCAGGAATTTATCCAGATGATTTAGTTTTTGCATCTGAAGATAACGCTCTAGAACAAAATAAGTGGCATCACGTCTCAGTAAGGTGGGGCGGATTAAATATAAATGATGCTTCAGGTAGTATTGTAATTGATGAAATCAATAATCAGGGCGGGTCGGGAACAAATACAGAGACAACCTTTAATATTCCTTCCTCTTCTGTAATTCAAGATAACTTTGATGCTATATTTCTAGGTAATTTCTATGATGGCCCCAACTTAAATGTAGGTTCCGGAGACGCAGTAGTAGAATTTTTTAATTCTAACGCATCAAGTGCAGAAGGAGTAACATTTATGGGTGGGGCGTCAGATCCATCTGTAGCTGACAGAAGTTTAGCACATCCGCTTAATGCTGAAATTCATGATATTAAGCTATATAATAAATATTTATTCAATACAGAATTAGATGAAGTACATAACAAAGGTCCTGTATCAAAAGATGACCCTAGCGGATTGATATTCTATGTGCCTCCTTTTTATCAGATGGAAACAAGAAAAAGAGATGTACTTGTTACACCGTTCCAAAAGATAGTCGGGACAACAGGTGATCCATTCAATGTTTCTTTTTCATTTGGTGTTGGCGGAAAATTAATAAATCTAGAGAATTTTACTAGAGAATTAATTCATGGAGAGTTTCCTCGTCTATACCATTTGACTGCATCTATAATTAATAAGACTATAGAAAATATAACCGCAGATGAATACGTTTACGGAGAAATTCCTTACGCTAAATTGAGTACTGCTGGAGTTACTCATAATTCCGGATCGATTGGAAAAAGAAACTTTACAATTCTTCCAAATGACAATGGTCAGTTTAGACCTAATTACTTTCCTGTTATAACTAGCTCTAATGCTTTGGTTTCTTTTAAAACGCCGGGAGGCGGAACAGATTATTCAAACATTAGTCTAGAGAATCTAATACCTACATCATCACTTTATAAAGGGTTGATTTTCCAAACAGGCAGTATATTTGAGCAAATTGTTGGTTCTTCACCTGAAAACCCAGGTGTAGCTCCAGGAGCAGTTCTTACAATAGCACAGCGTACACGAGATTTAAGTTCTAATGAGATCGTTGTATTTGATATATCAAATCTTTACTATGGGAACAGAATTCATCCTGGATCATTTATCGCAACAGATGAAGCGCTTACAGGGTCAAGAGGTTTGATCAATTTGACATTCAAAGACAATGGTATTGGTGGTTTATATAGGGCAAATTGCCTAACAACACAAGCATCTTTTGCTAATCATGGTAATATATTCTATGACGAAGGTATTGCAGTAATCAAGACGCCTCATGCTTTTTACTTTGCTAAAGACAAGACAGATCTTAAGTTTAAGGGTGAGCATAATATGCATGTTATGACACTAAATGCATTCTGCCCACAAGGATTATTTAACTCTTCATCAAATCCGCAGTATAAATTACTATCAGCATCAAACGATACAAACGACGATAATTCAAAATTTGTATACATTACAGGCATCAATGTTCACGATGACAATCTTAATGTAATCATGAGAGCAAACTTAGCGCAGCCTGTAATAAAACGTGATGATGATGGTTTTCTGTTTAAAATAAAAAAGGATTTTTAATGATACTTGCACTCGACATATCAACATCTTGTACAGGTTGGTGTGTGTTTGACGAGGATGGACTTAAGGGATCAGGATACATTGACCTTAGTAAACATAAAGGAATGTATGCAAAAGCTGGTAAAGTTAAAACAGAGCTGCTTTATTTAACTGTTTTGTATCCTTTTAGAAAAGTTGTTGTTGAAGAAAACTTACAAGCATTTCGTCCCGGTCTTTCTTCTGCAAAAACACTTATGACGCTGGCACAATTTAATGGTGTAATTAGATGGATATGCCATTCAGATTTAAACACAGAAGTTGAATCTATTAACGTAAATACTGCAAGAAAAACAGCAGGAATAAAAATAGATAGAAAGTCAAAAAAGAAAACCAAGGAGCAGGTTTGGGAGTGGGTTAAGGTTATTAACAATAGCGATCAAATCAAAATCCAGTGGCCGTACAAGACACTTAAAAGCGGGCCTAATAAAGGTAAGATAAGATTATGTAATGAAGCCTTTGATGTAGCTGATGCTTATGTTATTGGAAAGAGTTATTTTTTATTGAAAAATGACGAGTAGTATGTTATAATTTGTAATATGCAAACAATAACATCAAAAATTGAATTTATCACAGGACATTTTGGAGAATGTGATGTTAGTCGCGATGGTACTAACGTAGCTGTAAAATGTCCTAGTTGTGGTAAAGAAAACAAGAAAAAGCTATCTATTTGTCTCGAAACTTGGCGATATCATTGCTGGGTTTGTGGTATGAAAGGAAAAAACCTTTATAAACCAATTAGAGACTTTAGAGGTGCAGATTATGCCAGAGAATATTCTAAGTTATATAATCTTAATAATGAAGATGATGAATCTGCACCTGAAATTATTAGAGTTAAATTACCAAAAGACTATATGATGATAGCACCTAATCTCAAGTGCAAAGATCCTGATTTTAGATCTGTTTTAAAGTATTTGCGGAGCAGAGGTGTTACTGATGAAAAACTTTGGCAGCATAAGATAGGTACATGTATAACTGGAGGCTACTGGAATAGGCGCGTTATTTTTCCTTCTTTTGATGAAAAGCAAGAATTAAATTACTATGTAAGTAGAGCTATTGATGAAAAAACAAAGCCAAAATACGTAAATGCAAAAGTCAAAAAACGTGATGTTATCTTTGATGAAATAAGAATAGACTGGGACAAAGAACTGATAATCGTTGAAGGTGTTTTTGATATGATTAAATGTAATCATAATGTTACCTGCCTTTTAGGAAGTGACATGTCAATAAAACATTCTATTTTCCAAAAAATTATCCAAAATCAAACACCTGTAGCATTAGCTTTAGATGAAGATGTAAAAGACAAGACTTATAAAATTGCTAATTTATTATTTACGTATGGTATTGAAGTTAGAATTATCAATACAGAAGGTGTTGAGGATGTAGGTGAAATGAGTGTTGAAGAATTTAATCAAAGACTAGTTGAGGCAGATAATTATAATGGAGACTCTAAGATTAGCTATCTAATAGATAGTATAAAATCAGGATCTATTTTCTAGGAGGGACTGTGAAAAATTTGTCTGTACAAAAATTAAGAAAAATAATATTAGAAGAAATGCAATCTATGCTAAATGATGACGTTCTATTTTCTCTTGACCAATTACCCACGTCAGGCACAGGTAGGGTTAGTTATGATAATGATGACATGTCATATCCGCATGATGAAGAAGAGGAATCAGGAGAAATTGGTTCTTGTATAAGTTGTGGCGGTCAATATGACCAAAAAACTCCTTGCGGTGAACATCCAGCAGACGATGATATTGACAGCGTAGTTAATCACATAATGGATCTCTTAAGCTAGAAATTGGGTACGAAATATGATGTCTTTAAAGCATCTTTTTGAAAATGATGGCAAAGATTACGATGTTGAATGCACACAAAAGAACATCAAGAAAAGAAATAGGATTAATTTAAAAGCTGGCGATGTACCCGTTGTATATCCACCAAAATTTGGATCGAAAAGATATACTACAGATGTTGAGACAGTCATACACTGTTATAATCATCCTATATTTACGCCGGCATTTTTAGAGATTAGTGACAGCAACGCTGAAGAAATATATAAAAGATTTGTTGAAAATCAGAACTTGAATATTGATCTAGATCATATTGCTGATCTATGTAATGAGTTTGACGGCATAGTTAGAGAACTTAAAAAGTATTATAGTCGAGCTAGACCAAGGGATGAAATTGTAAAAGTAGATGAAAATTTTCCAAGTGAAGAAATAAAAGAATCAGAAACTTATTCATACCCAAGCGGACACACTGCAATGGGATATTTTATTTCAAATATAATAGCAAAACAGTTTCCGCAGTATCAAGCAGATTTAGAAACAATAGCAGAAATGATCGGCCAATCTAGGATTGATATTGGGGTTCATTTTCCTTCTGATGTAGAATTTGGAAGATATATTGGAGAGTTAGCAGCAAGCAAAGTAGGAGAAAATGTAGGTAATCACAAATCACTGTCAGACAAATCAGTTTGTGATATATTTAAGAAAAAATCAAAAGAAAGTAAAGACTATGCTAGCGATTTAGCAGAATTCATAAGAAGATCAAATGAGATAGAAAGATATCCGTTAGATTACAATGAATGCTTGAAGGCAAGCAATGAATTCATTGCAGGGTACCCAGTAGATTATTGCACTGACAACAAATATATCAGATCACATTTATCTGCGCTTAGAAAAGCAGCTTCTTTTGTCAAGATAAACACAATCAACAATATCATCGATATTCATAAAAGCCTAGGTAATGATGTTATTGAGAATGATAATGGTGCCGGAGCATTAAGAAACTTTATTCATTCATCTAGGTCAGGTGTAAAATATCCTGATCCGGAAAATATTCCTAGTGAAGTTGATCAATTTTTGCAAACACGATACGATCACCCGCTTGGTAAACATGCCTACTACGAATGGATTCATCCGTTTTGTGATGGAAACGGTAGAAGCGGAAGAATTATTCTAGCACATGATCTAGACTTTGATTTTAAAGAGATCTTAAAACACATTGATGATGATTATTTGCCTAATATTATCAGCATGACAGGAAATATTGCTGATAATAAGTTTTAAATTGCGTGTATAATTCCTACTTACTATGTATAATTTAAGTACCTACCTAAAAGGAATTATTATGGCAAAATTTAGTAAAAAGCTAATAAGAAAAGCAGCAAAAGAAGCCAAGAGTAATGGTTTAATTGATAAGACCAAGAAGAAAGAAAACAGAAGCACAATGCGTGATGTAGCAAGAACAATGCGCAAAGAAAAGAGGGAAACTACATCTTTGACTTGGAATATTCATCCAGGTGATCTAGTAAGAGTTCATGATGGGTTATTAGGTTATATCATCAAAATAGACTCAGAAGGTGCTTTGAGGTTAAACGATTGGCATCAAGAAGCGACTGTTATGACTAGTCGTGGTAAAATTGGTGTACATCCTAAAACTTTACAAGTTGTGCAAAAAGCTTAATTTGCGTGCAAATTTAAAAATTAAAAATTATAATATAAATGTTAAAACAATAAAAATTATCCAAAAGGAGTTAAAATGGAAATCAAAACATTCGTACAAGTTGTATCAAACTTACCACCTGAAATATCTGTACTTGCAAGAGGTGCCACAGGCGTTGGTAAATCACAAATATTTAAGCAAATTGGTGCTAAATTAGGTTTACCAGTTATTGATAGACGCTTAAGTCAAATGACAGAAGGTGATATCATTGGATTGCCTGAACTAAAAGACGGAATAACAAGATTTGCACCAGTTGATTGGTTTGTAAGAGCTTGTAATGAGCCTGTAATCTTATTTTTAGATGAGATTAATAGAGCCTCTGTTGAAGTTCAACAATGTGCTTTCCAGATTGTCTTAGATCGTGAACTAAATGGAATGAAACTACACCCTGAAACCAGATTATATTCTGCAGTTAATGAAGGTACACACTATCAAGTTAATGATATGGGACCTGCTTTAACCCGTCGTTTTTGGGTTGTCGACCTAGAACCAACAACTGAAGACTGGTTGTACTGGGCAGAAAACAATAGTGATATCGATCCTCTTGTCATAGAATTTATTAGACAACAACCGGCACACTTGCGACATAAGGGTGAAATGGAACCGGGTAAGGTATACCCGAATCCAGCATCATGGGATAGACTTAACTATAGTTTTAAATATGCTAATATGAGTCCAACAAAATGTTGTGGAAAGGAAACACCCGCAGGATTCTATGCACTCATGACTGGATTTATTGGTGTTGAAGCTGCAATTTCTTTTAATGATTTTGTAGTCAATTATGATAAGCAATATTCTGCTGAGGATATCTTAAATGACTGGAGTGATAATGAAAAGGCAATATTGCAATTAACTAATGACAAACATAACGATTTAATAGTAAAGCTTGTTAATCACTGCAAGATCAAAGATTGGACAGTTACACAGACTTCAAATGCTTGTTCTTTTATCAATAATTTATCTGGCGAAATGATTGTATCATTCTTTAATGAAATAATGGATACAGAACAATTGGATAATATCAGAAAAGTTCACAAGCTTCTTGGAAAGAAAGTTGTTGATATTGTTAATGCATCTGAAAAAGTTGACTGGAAAACAAAATAACCTGCGTGCATATTTTTATGTAAATTTGTATAATAATAATGTAAACACATGGAGGTTATATGTCAAAAAAAGAAATAACAACATCAGATTATATATTCGATGCAGTCTCTGACGAGGAGGCTGCTAGATATAATCTAGACCCTGTCTTAGTAAAGTTTTTAATGCACGAACCATTTTTTAGTACCATCTTAAGAAGTATGGGCAAGTACAAAACCGATCAAATACCTACTGCAGGTGTTACAGTCAAAGATGGCGCTCTTACACTATATTGGAATCCCAAGTTTCTTGCAGGACTCAAACCAAGAGAAGTGTACGGTTTGCTCAAGCATGAATGTTATCATCTTATCTTTAATCACTGTACTACAAGAAAGCAAGATCCACATGCAATGTGGAATATAGCAACAGATTTAGCAATCAACTCTCTTATTGATGAAGATGAGTTACCTGATGGTGGATTTATCCCGGGTAAGGCATTTGACTTAAGTAAGATTGAAGATCCGGATCAAAAAGCTAAATGGGCAGAATTTTCAAAACTAATAGAAAGTTTTCCTAAGGGTCAAGCATCTGAATGGTATATGGAGCAGCTACGCAAAGATGAAAATGCACAGCAGTGTTGTGAAGATATGAGCGGTGAAGGTGGTGGGGAAGGTATCCCTGGGGGATTTGACGATCATGGAAAATGGGGTGAAGGGCTTTCTGAAGAACAGCGACAGCTTCTAGACGGCAAAGTAAAACAAATCATAGGTGATGCAGTAAAAAAATCTGATGGTAAAAACTCATGGGGTACTGTTAGCGCTGAGACTCGTGAAATGCTTAGAAAAATGTTTAATAAAACAATCGACTGGAAAAAGGTATTACAGACTTTTGTAGGTCGAAGGCAGAGAGCAAACAAAACATCAACACATCGTAGACTAAATAGAAAGTATCCGTATATTCATCCTGGAAAGCACAGAAGTCATACCAGTAATTTGGTTATATACATCGACCAATCAGGTTCAATAGGTAGTGACGATATTGAAATGTTTTTTGGTGCGTTGTCAGAGCTAGCAAAAAATGTTACATTTACAGTTTATTTCTTTGATACTTCAGTTGATGAAAGAAGCAAGTTTATTTGGAAGAAAGGTAAGAAAAATGTTAAAGCAACCAGAACGCGTCACGGTGGTACATGTTTCAACTGTGTGGAGTTACATTATAGAGGCGTAAGCTCAGAATATGATGGCTATCTTGTTTTAACAGATGGCTGTGCATCCAAGCCTTACCCTTGTGTAAGTCAAAGATGCTGGGTTCTCCTTCCTAATTATGACTTGTATTTCCCGGCTGATAAAAAAGATACTATAGTCAGGATGGATCGCTCATAAATCAAATTGTAAACTTCATAAACTCGCGTTATAATATAATGAACTTATAGCGAGGGTTTATGAAGATAGCACATATTGCAGACATTCACTGGCGTGGATTGTCTAGACACAAAGAGTATAGAAAAGCTTTTACAGATTTTTTCGAGCAGTGCAAAGAATTAAAACCAGATATCATCTATGTTGGAGGTGATATCGTTCATAGTAAGACACAAGGTATATCACCAGAACTCATTGATAATTTGAGCTGGTGGTTTACTAGTTTAGCAGAGATAGCTCCTACACACATTATATTGGGTAATCACGATGGATTAATACTCAATAAAGGTAGACAGGATGCTATTACACCGATTATCACAATGCTTGATAACAATAATCTTTATTTATATAAGCAGTCTGGTACATACCCGATAGGGATTCCAGGATTTAACTGGTGCGTATTTTCTTGCTTTGATGAGGAAAATTATAGCAAAGTTGTTCCTGTTAAAGGAGAGATTAATATCGCTCTTTATCACGGTGCTGTTAGAGGTTCTTTGACTGATACAGACTGGCAACTTGAAGGTGAGATTAATTTAGGTACCTTTGAAAATTATGAATTTGGAATGTTTGGTGATATTCATAAGCGCCAATTTCTGAATGAGAAAGGCACAATTGCATACTGTGGATCTACAATACAACAGAATTACGGAGAAAGTGAAGGAAAAGGTTTTCTTATGTGGGACATTAGGTCTGCAGACGATTTTGATGTTGAATTTTTTCCAGTTAAACATGATCATCCTTTTATAACATTGAGTTGGATGGGTTCTGTAGAAGAAACATTAAAAAAGTGTAAAATACACCCAGTGGGTGTTAGATTTAGAATTAGAACAGATGAAACAGTAACGCACATTGAGTGCAAAAGATTACAAGGTGAGCTAGTCAAGCATCATGGTGCTAAAGAAGTAGTTTTTAAGTCAGAATCAACATTTGACCCTAGAAAAGTCATGGTAGATAATGCAACACTTAACCAACAAAATCTCAGAGATCCTATCACACATAGAAAAATGTTTCGTGAGTATTACAAAGATGCCCAGATATCTAAAGATCATTGGGAAAAAGTAGACGGAATGATTGATCTATACGTCGATAAACTCTCAGGTCAAGACGAAACACTTAGAAATATAAAATGGGAAATTAATCGTATTGAATTCGATAATTTGTTTTCGTATGGTGAGAAAAACATTATTAATTTTGACAATCTTTCGGGTATAACTGGAATATTTGGCACCAATGCTAGAGGTAAATCTTCTATAATTGGTGCAATTGTTTATACATTATTCAATTCGACAGATCGAGGTTCAATCAAAAACTTGCATGTCATAAACACTCGCAAAAATATGTGCAAGGCCTCGATTTGGCTTACTATTAATGGACAGAGATATAGAATTGATCGCAAGACAATTAAGAAAAATGCTAAAGGAGGGGTTTGGGCTCCTACAAGCTTAAACTTTTATCGTGTTGATAGAGATAACAATGAGGTTGAAGACTTGACAGAAGAGCAAAGAAGGGAAACAGAGAAAATAGTCAGAGGATTGATTGGTAATTCAGATGATTTTTTATTAACCAGCTTAGCATCACAAGGTCAAATGAATGCATTTATTAAAGAAAAGGCGACTGCCAGAAAACAAATACTAACTAATTTTTTAGACTTAGAAGTTTTTGATAAGCTTCATGAAGAAGTTAGAAAAGATGCTCAAGAAGTTAGATTTAAGTTTAAATCACTAGGCGAAAATAATTGGATAGAAAGAATAAGCAATACAGAGTCTGATGTAGAATCAAACAACAAAAAGCTTAAGTCAGAAGATAAGACTATTACTAGACTTAAAGAAGAAATTGATGCGCTTAAAGATGAATTAAGGTCAGATGCAACTACTGTTCTAGCATCAGATGTAAGAAAAGTTTATAATAAGCTAATTAAAACAGAGACAAAAATATCTGAAGATGATGATGAAATAGCTGATATTAAAAATGAAATTAGTGAAAAACAAAGCAAACTAAACAAACTCAATAGTTTTTTAGATAATTTTGATATTGCTGAGATGAAAGAAAGAAGATCTGCACAAATTAACTTAGAAAGCTCTGCTAAGGAAATGAAGCATAAGATTGACTTAATTAAAAAAGATATCAAACAAAGTAAGCAATCTATAAGGATACTGGAGGATGTACCCTGCGGTGATCAATTTCCAACATGTAAATTTATCAAAAATTCCCATAAAAGCAAAAAAGTAATAGTCCAACAAGAGGCTAATCTTATTTCTTTGAATACAAATTTAACAGATATAAGAGGAATGTATAGAAAAATTAAAGATGATGAGCTGGAAGAAAAAATTAGCAAATATGAGCAAATTGTACAAAAGAAAAGCATTCTTATTTCAGAAACTTCTAGAGCTAATTTGCAGCTAGCTAAACTACAAGAAAACATGAAATGGCACAATAAGGCTCTCAAAGATCAACAGGCAGAATATGAAAGATTAGATGCAGCTTTCAAGAGTCAAGACAGCACTAGTGCGAATGGCGAACTTATTAAGCTTTGTGATGAAAAGATCAAATATTTAAAAAAGCTTGAATTTGATAAAATTAAAACAATCAATCGTTTAGCTGAACTTAAAGCTGCACTCAGGAGACTGCAAAAAGACCGTGACCTATACGATGAATTAAAAGATCAAAATAAGTGTTATGATATATTTAGTACTGCAGTATCAAAAAAAGGTATCCCTTTACATATTATAAACAAAATGCTACCTGCAATAAATACAGAAATTTCTAAAATACTATCAGGTGTTGTGGGGTTTACAGTTGAAATAGAATCTGATTTAGAATCCAATTCTCTTGATGTTTATATTAACTACGGTGACTCTCGTCGTATAATTGAGCTAGGATCCGGGATGGAAAAGATGATGGCATCACTAGCAATCAGAGTTGCATTAATTAATGTATCAACATTGTCAAAGACTACCACACTTATGATTGATGAAGGTTTTGGCACTCTAGATGATACCAATCTTGAAGCTTGTAATAGACTTTTAGTATCGTTAAAGAAGTGGTTTAAAAATATACTAGTCATATCACACGTTGATGCAATCAAAGATTGTGTGGATCATAATTTAGAAATACTTAAAAGAGGTAAAGATTCATATGTCTCGTGCGAGTAAACAATTTGTAATCATTGACAAGACAAATAAAAAGACAAATGGAATATTTTGTCATACATGTCAGTTTTTAATAAAAAGTGCAGATGACTTAATTACATTTAAAAACTGGCAAACTTGTCATGATTGTTATTTGAGGTTTATAGAAGGACGACAGCAAGAGTGGAAAGATGGCTGTCGTCCTGATGATAAGAAAATAGCACAGATTTATGAAGAGAAGTCTAGGCTTTTTATAAAGTAGGGTAATAGTTATTATCATTGTGGAGGATAAAATGGAATATATAGGCGTGAACACACTATCAGGGCATGAAGTAAATTGTTTAGGGCAAGCTCTTGATACTACGTGGGGTAGCTCTAGTCAATCAGGAGGAGTTCATACACATAGTACGACTGGTTCGCTAGAAGGCAATAAACTAATTATTAAGTGCGTGACAGTAATCAATATTATGCAAGATCAGGATACTAGATCACAAGTTAAAAAATATGATAGTGAACTTAAGCAAATGTGCAAACAGTATCTCAAAGATGTAAAAGCAGAGTTCAAGTCATTGGCTGGGCGAGCTTTAAAGACTAAACAAGATAGTGAAGATGATTCAATTGAAATTGTCAGTATGTGTCCATACTCTGCTAAAAGAACAGCATATTATAGAAAGAATTATTACGTAACCATATCATAACTATGAGCAAATCAAAGCAAGTTAAAGAAATTATTAAGTGCGGAAAAGATCCGTCATATTTTTTTAACAATTATCTGAAAATTCAACATCCTGTCAAGGGATTAATAGCTTTTGACACTTATGATTTTCAAGATGATTGTTTAGAAGATTTTATTGACAATAGATTTAACATTGTTTTAAAGTCTAGGCAGTTAGGATTATCAACATTAGTTGCAGCTTATGCTGTTTGGATGGCGCTTTTCCAAAGAGAAAAGAATATATTGATCATCGCTACTAAATTAGCAGTAGCACAGAACTTCATTACGAAAGTCAAGACAATGATCAGAAGTCTACCTAAGTGGTTGATGATCCCTGACATTGTTGCTAATAATAAGCAAATGATACAATTTAGTCATGGTTCACAAATTAAAGCAATTCCAACATCAGAAGATGCAGGTAGATCAGAAGCGCTATCACTACTTATCGTTGATGAAGCTGCATTTGTTAGAAACTTCGATACAATTTGGACAGGTATCTATCCTACAATTTCAACTGGGGGTAGAGTTATTTTGTTGTCTACACCAAACGGTGTAGGTGGTCAATATTATAAGCTTTACACAGAAGCTGAGGCGGGATTAAATGAGTTTAATCCAATAAAGTTAATGTGGGATGTCATACCTGACAGAAATCAAGAGTGGTTTGATAAGACCACAAATAATATGAATAAGCGTCAAATAGCACAAGAATACTTATGCGACTTCACCACGTCAGGTGAAACATTTATGTCTGATGGCGATATAGAATGGATTAGAAACAATGTAGAACCACCGATAGCAAGAGAATATGATGATAGAAATGTCTGGATATGGGACTACCCACTATCTGAGCATGACTATGTAATATCAGCAGACGTTTCTAGAGGTGACTCTAAGGATTATTCAACATTTCATGTAATAGACACAACAGAAGGGAAGTGTGTTGCTGAGTACAAAGGTAAAATAAGACCTGATACATTTGCTGAATTGCTTAATGAATACGGTCTAAAATATAACAAGGCACTACTATGTCCTGAAAATAATAGTTACGGATATGCAACAATTTTAAAATTGCAAGAATTAAAATATCCACGAATATACTATAGAAGAAAGAAAGGTGTTTATATAGGGGATTATGTCCCTCCTTCATCTGTAGAAACTGCAGGTTTCAATACTAATGGAAAATCTAGAGGTACAATTCTTTCTAAACTAGAAGAAGTACTTAGAAATAAGCAGATTATAATTAAGTCTTCTAGATTTTATGAAGAGCTTAAGACATTTACATGGTCAAGCGGAAAAGCTCAAGCTAAACGCGGATATCATGATGACCTGGTCATGAGTTTTGCAATAGGAACATGGTTGTTTGATGCAGCAGGAGGCTACAGTAAGGATTCCAAGACACTTAATGATGCTATGTTGGCAGCAATGAAAAGAGAAGTTAAACATTATGATGGTACGCCAGAGAATGTAATAAAAGATGTTGGAGGGGGTCATGGTTCAAAGAAGGTTGACGCTAATACACATCAAAAACAAATCAAATCTTTAAATGTAAAAAATAGAAACCAGATACCTACAGATATGATGTGGGTTCTTAAGTGAGGAATGAATGGCTGACAGAAAGACAAATCAAAGCACAGCAAGCTTATTTAGAAGGCTAACAAAGCTCTTTAGGAGTGGGCCAGTTGTTAAGCGATCTGTTCTTGATTTTGATGGAAAGAGTACACCTTCTTCTGCTTTTGAGATATTTAAAAAGAATCAATCTCAAGTGTATAGTGCAGCGATGTCTGCATATGGAACATACGATAGAATGGCAAGATATTCAGATTTCTCTGAAATGGAATATACACCAGAAATAGCAAGTGCATTGGACATATATTCTGAAGAATCTGTTGCAGGTGATGAAAATGGTAGATCTCTTCACATATACTCAGAAAATTCTAGAATTAGAGAAGTATTGAATGAGTTATTTTATGAAACTCTTAATATTGAATTTAATATGACATCTTGGGTTAGAAATCTTTGCAAATATGGTGACTTCTTTCTATTTAACGATGTAAGTCCGAAATATGGTGTTATAAATTGCTTTCCATTACCAATATCAGAAGTCGAAAGAGAAGAAGGCTTTGATCCTAACGATCCAATGGCAGTACGATTTAGATGGTTAACACAAGGAAATCAGGTTTTAGAAAACTGGCAAGTATCGCACTTTAGATTATTGGCTAATGATGCTTTTCTACCTTATGGATCTTCAGTATTAGAGCCGGCTAGAAGAATATGGAGACAATTAATCTTACTAGAAGATGCTATGCTAGTTTACAGAATCGTTAGAGCTCCTGAAAGAAGAGTTTTTAAAGTTGACGTTGGTAATGTACCACCTGAAGATATTGCAAATTATATGGAACAAGTACAATCATCATTAAAAAAAGCGCCAGTCGTTGACAAAAATAATGGTCGTGTTGATTTAAGATATAATCCACTTTCTGTTGATGAAGACTATTATATACCCGTACGAGGATCAGATTCGGGTACATCAATTGAAACACTTGGTGGTGGAACAATGGCGGGAGAGACAAATGATGTTGAATACATCCAAAAGAAGCTTTTTGCTGCGCTAAAAATTCCAAAGGCTTATCTAGGCTATGATGAAGGTTTGGGTGCTAAGGCAACTCTTTCACAAGAAGATATTAGATTTAGTCGTACAATTGCAAGAATACAAAGAACTATATTATCAGAACTTAATAAAGTTGCTGTTATTCACTTATATTGTAATGGTTTTAGCAACGAAGAACTCTTGGATTTTTCGCTTAAACTTTCAAACCCATCAACAATAGCACAACAGCAAAAGTTAGAATTATTTAAATCTAGATTTGAAGCAGCCAGTACAGCGCTTACAACACCGGGATTAGTTGATAGAAGGTGGGTGCAAAAAAATATTTTAAAACTTACAAATGAAGAAATTGATGCAATAGCTAGCGGTCTAACAACAGACAAAGTTCAAGATTTAGAGATTGAAGCCACAACTGTTGGAGGAGAATCAGTAGGACCGGTAGGCGGCGGATTAGGCGGAATGGGAGGTGGTCCAGCACCTACAATTGACTTAGGCGGTGGAGGACCACCTCCAGGGCTTTCTGAGAAAAATATGATATCAATGGAAGATGAAGATGCACCGATTAAAATATTAGACAATATTGCTAAAATTAGTGATGACTTACTAAGTGAAGAAAATGTTGATGAACGCGATGATGAAGAATTGACTGAATTTGAGAAATTTCAAAAAGAAGCACAACAAGAATTTCAACGAAAAGAAAAGAAAAAGCTAAACGGAAGCTTATTTGGCGATAAAGTTGTGAATAATGCATATCAAGATAAAAGAAATCAAAATTCATTAGACGGGCTTTGGCGTAACAATAAAGATCTTAAACGGGCCGGCTCAATAAAAATGGAAGAAGATTTCGAAATCGGTGAATACTTAGATATGAAAATAGAACAAAATGGTTTTATGACAGACAGACTTAAAAACACATTATCAAAAATGGATAATATCTTATCAATTAATAAAAAAGTAATCTCTGAAAGCAAAGAATCGACGGAGGAAGAAGATAAAGATGAAACACAATAAAAAAAGAAACATAGGCATAATGTACGAACTATTGCTAATGAACATTAGCTCTAATTTGGTAGAGGGTAAGAAAGCTAAAGCTAATAAATCGCTTAGAATTATAGAGAAAAGATTTAATAACAATACTGAGCTTTATAAAGAATTTCGACTCTTTAATGCTTTAATCAAGACGCATGCTAGTAGTGAAAGAATTGCACTCCAAATCATAAATGAAGCGAAAGATGCAATTAGAAGATGTAATAAAACAGAAATAGATAGAGAAAAGTCTAGATTAATAAGAGACATTAATCATATTATCGATGATTCGAAATTCTATCATAGAAAGGTAAGAAATTACCGCCAATACGGTACTGTCCAACAGCTTTTCAATGAGTGGTCAAAAGGTGATAAATCAAATCTTAAACAAGTACTTGACTTAGAAGATAAAGTTATTAGAATGCTTACTGAAGAAAAAACAGAAATTACAAAGTCTGAAATAGATCCAAATTTAACTGATAAGCTAGTTATAAATTTAATGACTGAAAAACTTAATCAACGCTACAATACAAATTTAAATGAAGAACAAAAACAGATAATTCAAAAATATTCTTTGTACTGTACAGAAAATCATCACGGAGATATGAGAAAATACCTTGTCTCACTAAAAGAAAATACAGTAAATGCAATGAAAAAATATAAAATAGAAACTGATAGTGAATTTACTAGAAGCAAAATAGATAACGTAATTAGCAAAGTCCAAGAGCTAAATACAGATACAATAAATGATGATATCGTTACAAAATTTATGACAGTATCAAATCTTAAAGAACAAATTCTTAAGGAGGATAAGTAATGTCTAATTTAAAATTACTTACTGAGTGGTGCCCATTAAATCTTGACAAAGAATCTATTAATGAATCTAAAATTCAAAATGGAGGAAGATTAATCTTAAAAGGAATCATACAGCGCGCAGAAACTTTAAATCAGAATGGAAGAGTTTATCCTAAGTCTATACTTGAACGGGAAGTAATAAATTATCAAAAACTCATTAAAGAAAATAGAGCATTAGGCGAATGTGACCATCCAGACTCTTCAGTTGTTGAGTTGAAAAATGTATCTCACATTGTTAGAGAAGCTTACATGGATGGCGACTCAGTTTACGGAGCAATAGAAATACTAGACACACCAAAAGGAAAGATAATCCAAAGTTTAATAGAGAGTGGCGTAACATTAGGAATATCTTCAAGAGGTGTAGGCTCAACAAGAAGTCAAGGTGATACACAGGTTGTACAAGATGATTTTCAGCTAATATGTTTTGACATGGTTTCAGAACCTTCAACGCCAGGTGCATTCATGCTAAGAGAAGGAAAAGAAATAGACAGGCGTGATCTAGATAAAATTTTTACAAAATCAGATAAGATTGATAGAATATGCAATGAAATATTGAGGTGGTAAGTGTCTAAGCTAAGTAGAAGTGTTCTTAAGGGGATTATCAAGGAGTGTATGGTTGAAATTATGCAAGAAAGCTTTTTTCCTCATTCTAACTCACAAATGATAGATATGTTAGGTGAATCAAAATCACAATCGATTGATAGACAAAGTTATAAGAAAAATATGCAAGAAGGTAATCAGGGTAGAAAGCGCAGTAGACACTTAGATAATATAAACTATGGTGGCGGAGAAAGTTCTCGTAAACCCAATAAGCAGTTTGAAAATAAGGTAAGTAATCTTGCATCTTCGATGACTAATGATCCAATACTTGCAGACATATTAAAAGATACAGCAATGACAACACTACAAGAACAAGTTTCTGCTGATAATAAAGGTAATATTGTTTCACCCGTGAGATCGGGAGATAAAGCTGCTATAGCAGTAAGTCAAAATGATCCTACAGATATATTTGGTCAAGAAGCTGCAGGAAAATGGGCATCTTTAGCTTTTGCTGATTCTGTAAAAAAATAAGATAAATTTTCTTATGTGTGATACATATAACTGTCGCATCTTTTACTAGGAGTGTGTTATGAAAAAGGTAAAACTAACTGATAAATTGCTTAAGAAAATTATCGCTGAAGAACGTGAAAAATTATCACAAATGGGAATGATGAAACAAGACAACAGCGAAACAAATGTTGATAAGTATTTAAAGCACTATGATAAGCTTATTTTGAAAGAAGCTTCTCTAAGAAGGCAGTTGAGAAATGTTAAAGTTCTTAAAGAAAAAATTTCAAAAACATTGAAGCGTAGGAAGTAATCATGGCTGAACAACCACAAATAATTATACAACAACCAGTACCACCAAATAAAAAGTTTGGAGCAAGAAATCAAACAAACTTGCAAAAGATCTTTAGTAATTCACCAATTCATGCAGGAGAATTATCTGATCAAGAAAGAAAAGAATACTTTGAAAAAAATGTGATAAATGGAACTGTAGTAGGTGGTAACGGTATCAATAGTTTTAATTTAGATTATGAAGATGCACCAAATCTTGAAGATGTCCAAACTGGAGGAGGCGGTCTGCCATCAACTCCATATACGCCTAACTTAACTTCACCCGGTCCAGGAAGTATGAATGCTGCTGATCAGCCTGTTTATGAAGGAAACATTGTAGGTAATACTGAATTAAGTAGTGCAGAATTCGGTGTAGGCTTAGGTGGATCTGTGTCACCATCAGTTACGTCTAAAGAAATTTCAAAGCAATCAGTTTTAGGCACTTATATAATGGGGCGTTCTTTTTCAACATCAAACGGATAATTGAATGAGTTATTATTCAGATACCAAAGCTACTCTAAGCGATCCTCGACCAGGCGGTGGATACGGATCGCTTAGAAAGTATTCGTATCATGGTCATGACCCTGTTTTAGGAACAACTGCTGGAAGTATGTCTTATTTTCCCGTAGGAAGTATGAATGATTCAAATATTAAAGAGGAAGAAATAGAAGAATTGGATGATTTTGTTGAAGATATGACACCGGAGCTTCATAATAAAATTGGTGGAATGACTTTTATTAATGATTTCGGTGCACAAGCATCAACAGATGCAAGATCTTTCACAAAAGGTCAGGCTACAATTGCTGAACAAATGCAATTTAACACACCTGCTCGAGACGGAATATCTCCATTTTCTCATAGGACAATATATAGACAGGGGGGATTCGATGGCCCACCAATAGGTGGGGATGCTCTAAAGTCCAATTGGGCAGATAGTTCTGCAGGAGCACCGTATAGGCAAACAGGAACACTAGGTTTTGCGCATCCTGCAAAAGATCTCTCCGGAGCCAATGATGATATTGCGATGTATAACCTTCAGGACTTTTTAGAAGATCCGGAAGGTGCCAAATACCAAAGAGCAGTTCTAAAACAACAGAATAATATTAGAAAAATCCTTAACGATATCGAGAAAGAATAGGATAATCAAGATATTTAATAACGAAAGTTATAATTATATATTGCATTCCAAATTGGAGTAAATTAATGTCGAAGAGTATATACGAAGAGGCTATAGCTGATGCCAAGAAAATTAGGGAGGCAGCAGAAGTCAATGCGAAAAACGCAATTCTAGAATCTGTTACCCCTAAGATTCGTGAGTTTATTGAGCAAGCCATTCTAGAACAGGATGACGAAGATGGCGATAAAGATGCTGATAAAGTTGCTGACGGTGATAGTAATAAAAATACTTCACCAGATATCTTAGGTGGTGAACCAGAAGATGGTGCACCAGAAGATAATAGTTCTGAATCAGTTGCTCTAGACGAATCAGCAATTGGTGCACTTCTCGGACTTTTAGGTGGAGAAGATATTTTCGATGATCTAAATACGCAATCGTCAAAATCAGCGATGAATTCAGTGGTTAATGAAGCAATTGGTAATTTATCTAAACCTGAAAGGGAAAAATTATTCAATATTGCTGATAAATTAGAAAGAAATGCAGATAAATTAGAAAGTAACGTAATAAATAATGATGTAAGCCTCAAGGAGAATAACGACATGGCACAAGAAACATTTTATGAAGTAGATCTTAGATCACTTAAGAAAGCAGTTAACGAAGGAATTGAATCCGATCACGGCGTTGAAGAATTAAGTGACATTGAGCTTAATGAGCTTATGGGTTTATTGGAACAGGATGAAGAAGGCGAAGAACCTCCTGCTTCTGTTGGTGATATGGATCTGTTTGGAGGACCTCCAGCTGGCGAAGGTGAAGAAGCTCCTGAAATGGAAATGCCTCCTATGGACGATGCATCTGAAGGTGACGAAGGTGAAATAGACACTGGAAATTCTGCTGTTGATGAAATATTAGCAAATTTAGTTGATCTTCTTAAAGGTGAATTAGCAGGTGAAGAACCTGAAGCTGAAGATATTGAAGTAGAAGATGAAGAAGAATTTGAAATGCCAGAAGACGAAGGTGAAGAACCTGAAGGTCCTGGAGGACTTGAAGAAGTTTACGAGATAGATCCAGCTATGCTTCGTAGAGAACTTAGAAATATTAAGAAAACATTACGTGAAGGAAAAGGTATCTCTAAAGATATGGAAGCCCAATACGGCGGAAAAGGTCACGCAAATGCAGGAATTAAAAACTCTTACGGTGGAAAGGGCACTGGCAAGGTCGGCGTTAAGCGATCTTTCGGTGGCGGCTCTGAAGGACAAGATCCTTTTGTCAACCCTCCACAAATTAATAAACTTAACGAGGCACTACGCCAACAGGTCCGCTTGAATCGTGACTTGAGCAAGAAACTGACAAAATACAGAGGTGCAGTTAAATCACTTCGTGAGCAGTTGGAAGATCTCAATCTTTTTAATGCAAAGCTTCTTTATGTGAACAAGCTTCTCCAAAATAAGAATTTAAATGAATCGCAACGTAAGTCGATCATAAAAGCTCTTGATAAAGCAGGTTCAATTAATGAAGCAAAGACTCTATTTAGAAGTCTAACAGAAACTTTTTCTAGATCTAGAAAAGGCGGAAGCAAGACAATTAATGAGTCAAGAACACTTGGTAGTTCTTCTCGTCCAACAACCTCAGCAGCTAGTAAAAATACTGGCAACACAGAGCTTGGAAGATGGGCAAAACTTGCAGGTTTAAAATAACAATTTATTAAAATGGATAATTTCATAAGGAGAAAATAATGTCCAGATCATTTACACTTAATCAACTCACTGAAGGCATTCGTGACAGAAATGTCGGTGCTGAAGGTAATCGTTTGATTTCTAAGTGGAACAGAACTGGTCTTCTTAGAGGTCTCGCTGAACACAGTCGTGAAACAATGGCGCGCCTCTTAGAAAACCAAGCTGCTCAATTGCTTAGAGAATCAAATAATATTTCATCTATATCATCAAACGGAGCAATGGGAACATCAGGAGATCTTCAAGGTTTCACTAACATTGCATTTCCAATTGTAAGACGTGTCTTCGGTGGTCTTGTTGCTAACGAATTGGTTTCAATTCAGCCAATGAGTCTTCCATCAGGTCTTCTTTTCTATCTTGATTACACATACGGCACTGATGTCGGTGGTGATGACGCAAGAGGTAACGCTGGAAACCTAGGCGGTCTTAACTCTGACGGAGTTAGAGATAATGCAGCAACATATGCAGCGGGTCAATCAATTTATGGTTCACCTACCGGTAAGGGCATCCGCGGCGGTGCTAATGCTGTTGGTGGTAACTATGACTTGGTAGGTTCAGCTTATACTAAAGTTCATTCTGCGTCATTGAAACCTGCAGCTGCACTTGTTGGTGCTTATAACGGTACTGCAGCAATTATTGATGGTGCACAGCTCCAAGCAACAGGATCTGACGGTAAATTGCTTAATTTTGATATTCAGCTGACTCGTGAGATCGAAGCAGGAACATCATTTTATACAGCTGGAATATTTCCAATAGCACAGCTTGGTGCTAATTTTGATAAAACAAATGCAAAATCTCTTGCATTCTTTTCAGCTTCTGATGATGAAACTCATTTAGATCTCCGTTCAGCCGGTCCTACATTTCAACAGGGTGCAGGAATTCTTAATATTCGTCGCCTTAATGAAGTTGGAAGTGTTGTTGGGTCTACTTTTGTTTCAGATCCTATCAATGGTGATCACGTAAAAGCAATTTTTAAAGTTGACACATCTTTTGCTACAGCTGAAGCTACCAATATCAGAACTAAAGCAGACTGTCGAATGACTGCTTCATTTGCAATTGCTGATAAGTTTGATAGTGAAGCGGATTCTACCGGTGCAACACTAGTTATTCCATCATTCGAATCTAACTTTGCATCATCTCCAACGCCTATCATCCCTGAAATCGACATTAAGATCGAATCTATTGCAGTTACAGCGACCACACGTAAGTTAAGAGCTCGTTGGTCACCAGAACTTGCGCAAGATCTTAATGCTTATCACTCGTTGGATGCTGAGGTTGAATTGACCCAGATTCTTTCTGAGCAAATTGCATTGGAAATCGATCGTGAAATTCTTAATGACCTTCTTGTTGAAGCACGTGGTGCTAACTACTACTGGAGTAGATCTCCTGGTAAGTTTGTTAATAAGACAAACGGTAATGCTGCTACTCTTGCATCTAACTTGGCAACTGGACCTTCATTTACTGGTACAGTTAGAGAATGGTATGAGACTCTTGTTGAAACCATTATCGATGTAGCGAATGAAATTCATAGAAAGACACTTCGTGGATCTGCGAACTTTATCGTAGTTTCTCCTGAGGTTGCTACAATCTTTGAAGCTTCTATTCTTTACAAGCCAAGCATTAAAATCGATGGAAACGGTCAAGCTTCTGCTCCTTTCCAATTGGGTGCTGCAGCAATCGGTTCTCTTTCAAATCGTTTCACCGTTTACAAAGATCCTTACTTCCCTAGAAATAAGATCCTTGTAGGTTATAAAGGTGGATCATATCTTGAAACAGGATACGTTTATGCTCCATACGTACCGTTGATTGTTACTCCTACAATTTTCGCTCCTGAGGACTTCACACCTAGAAAAGGTGTAATGACCCGATACGGAAAGAAAATGGTTCGTGCTGACTTCTACGGAACAGTAACATGTTTGGATATGGATATAATCTAATCTTTCGAGACTAGATTCTAGGATGAAAAAGGTGGCTTCGGTCACCTTTTTTTATACATTTTATCTGCCGCAGTTTATATTTATAACACTCATAAATCACACACACACACAAAAGGAGGAAATTATGAGTAGTGCGTATAGCCTTAGAGCTGGTTTGTTATCACAAGCAGAAGGAATCTTAATGACAAAATACCAAATTGAATATGACAGAGTTAGGTATTTATGTGATAGAGATTTAATTGATCCAAAAACTGTCACGTGGCCAGAGCCACCAGAGACAGAAGCTATTTTAGCAGAAGCCGAAAAGCTTTACAAGTTTGTGCAAACCAAGTAAAATTTTACTGGATGAGTAAAAACTAAGGGTGATACTCATGTGTCACCTTTTTTATTGTGAGGAATTATGTTGTTATCACTATTAAGTCTTTTAACCTTTGCACACACACCTGATCTAGAAATCACAGTGGAAGCGAAACAGTATGAAGAGATATACGTAGAAGAGCCGAGGATTATATCAGAATTGACTCTAGAAGGTGAGGATTATGAAACTGTTATATTCACTCTAATGAATGCTCATCACAGCTTCTGGTACAAAGGAGGCGATATTGGTGCTATTTATAATAAAG